TTCGCATCGAATATATCATAATTTAAAACTTCTTCAATGTCAAATCCCATTGAACTTAAATCATCGATACCATTTTCAGACATGTGGTTTCTAAGTTTTACAACTTCTTCGTTTGTGAGTTGATGACCGGAAGCGTTCAACTCCCAACCACCGATTACTAAGGTATATTTTGTCATCAGTTTTTTGTTTTAAAGTTCATTTGTTTAATAACTGCGTTTGCCACTTTTCTATGTCCCGTTGGGTGCATGTGACAAGTCCAATCACCGCAATCCGTTCTCACCACCACTCTTGTATCAACAACAGTTGCATCTACGATACTATCCATCAATATTTTTTGATAACGAGTGTACGCCTTTGGATAAAATTCTTGTCCTTTTAACGGTCTAACACATTCTTCTGCATTAAACCCTGTAAGAACAATTGCCTCAACCCCATTCATTGTGCACATCTCAACAATCTTCTGAACGTCTTTAACAACAGAATATGGATTTCGATTTCCATGGATATCATTTGCACCACCGTAGATAAAACAATAATCATAATAGGGTGAAATTGTTTGTCTTGCGACAGATACCATCCATGGTAAGTGTTTACCTATAACTGCGGTGTTATTCATTTTCATCCCCGTTTTCTGACACAGAATAACTTGCCAACCAAAGTCATGATTTGCGGTGTGAGAATCACCAATAAACAAAACATGTTTACCATTCACATCAACAACCGTATCCACATTTAAAGACGGTGATTTAACCACATCTTTTTTTACCTTCACACTTTTCAAGGATTGACTTGAAATTAACATGAGTGACGCAAATAAAATTGTTAGTGTTACCACCACTACTGATATAATCTTAAATCTCTTCATCTGTTTTAGTATCATTTAATGAATCCAATGTGAATTCAATAATTGTAAATCTAATATCCTCATCGTCATAAATTTTTATGTTTTCGATATCGATATTATATGAACACATATCACAATCCCATAGACTTGTTCTTATTCCCTCTTTAAATTGTTTCATGTCGTTGATGTTCAAAACATCCATGTGACATGTTAAAGTATGTGGTAGATATTTTACCTCCAACATTTTATTGTGGTCAAATAAATCATCCCATCTTTCTTTATTACCGTTATCACTTTTACCATCCCATTCTCCACCGTGTTTGGTGGTTGTGAACCATTCCACTTCTAATCGTTTGTTCTCCTCAGAATCCATCTGAGATACCTCAATTACATAATTCGATTGAATCATATCAGTTGATAGTGTTGGTAAGTAACGATGTACAATTTCCAACCCAACATAATACCCCAATTGATATTCGATACTTAAACTTTTTTTATAATTCATTCTTTCCTGTTTCCACTTTTCTTCCATTTCAGGAGTTATGGATTTTAATAAGTCAGATAAAATTTTACTTCTTGCCATAATAATAATTTTTAAGTTGGAAGGGAGGGATTTGAACCCCCGTACCCAATGGGAACAGATTTACAGTCTGTCGGTTTTAACCACTCACCCACCTTCCAATAATGTTTGTAGTCAGGACAGGATTTGAACCTGTACCGAAATCTTGCTTTCGGCCATCGTCTAGAAACAGGGCGTCTACCACGATTATCAAGGCCCCAGTTTTTATCCCAGCGCCGTAATCTTTCCGCCACCTGACTATTTGTACCTTCGGTGGGATTCGAACCCACAAAATCTGCATCCTAAGTGCAGTGGATATACCAGTTCTCCTACGAAGGTATTTATTTGCTCCCCGACCAAGACTCGAACTTGGGACCCTTTGATTAACAGTCAAATGCTCTAACCGACTGAGCTATCGAGGAATTTGTAGGGAATGCCAGATTCGAACTGACGACCTCTTGGTCCCAAACCAAGCGCGATACCGAACTACGCTAATTCCCTATATGTTAAACTCCTTACATTCTTTCAAACTTAAAATGAACTTTAAATTTGGAATTGTGTTTTTTAAAATTTCAATTTTTTCAATTTGATTTTGATATGCCGCTGGATTTTTTGGGTCCAAATACATATCATAATCGTTTAAATAAAAATCAGGATAATATGAACGTTTTAAATTATTTTTATCAATCCACATAATGCGTTCAGGTCGTATCCATTTTATGTTTAATTCATCTAAACGGATTGCTAACGCTAATTCCCAACTACTATCTAATAACACATCTTTATACATTACTTGATGTTTTCTAAGTCTTCGGTAATTTAATAATAGTTGTGCTCTTCTTATTTTTTCTTTCGCTTCTTCGGTGTGTGTTCTTCCTTGGAAGCTATTAAACTTAACATGAGAATACGAACCGTTTTCCCATGCTTTCGATATCGATTTTCCTGCCAATTTTCTGGATTCTTCGGTAATTGATTTTCTATTTTTTGATAGAGTTTTCATGTAATCATTTTTATTTGGGTTTTTTACACACCATCTACTATGATTTGCCATGAAACCTTTTGGTTTATCTTCTACATTAAAGGTTTCCCCACACCATTTACACTCACTGTTTAATTTTTTTTTATATCTCATACTTTTTTCCATATTATATGAATATAAAAGGATAAAGTAAAGGACTCCATTTGTACACCCGACAGGATTCGAACCTGTGACCTACTGCTTAGAAGGCAGTTGCTCTAATCCAGCTGAGCTACGGGTGCGTTAAATAAAAAACAATACCTTCCACGCTCACCGTGGTTTTGAATTTGATTGAACATAGTTTACTGTTCACCTGTTATGAGTGCACCATAGAGCAGGGTCCATCACATAGTACCTTGGGTCATTATTACTTCGGTTACGGTAATTACTCCGATTGAAGCCAAGGTTCCTTTCAACGGTGCTAATCCGTCTTATGTAAGGTATTGTTTTTTGTACTGAGGATGGGAGTCGAACCCACACGAGCATTACTACTCAACAGATTTTAAGTCTGTCATGTCTACCATTCCATCACCTCAGCATTTTTTTCACCAACATGTCAAAGAACTACATCACAAATATACAAAAGAATATCTCTAAAAACAAAAAACCCGAAAATCTTTTTGGGATGTTCGGGTCTCGTGAGTATAGAGTTTAAAATTCTTACATTCATTTGGATTCCGAACTTGGGTGACATAAATACGTACCTCTCCCATTACCACTTATCGGGTTGTTAGACAGTTGTTGTATGTTATCCAAGTTCATCATTGTTTTAATAAGTATATACAAATATACAAAAGTTTATTTATTTTTTGTTTTTAGTAGGTAGTACACATGTATTATGATTATTAAAACATTTGTGCTGATGATTGGATAATCATTTTTTAAACACCCATAAACAATCCAAAACACACATGACGTTGAACTAACAATTCTTAATTTTGTAATATTTTTAAAAGAAAAAGAAAGTAGAGTTAAGAATGTTGCGAAGTAACCTAAATAATTAATCATAATTAAAAAAAATCTTCACACCATATCGGAGTCTTGTCTCCAACGTATGCGCCTTTTACGTTAAATTCAAAGTATTCAATCGCATCAATCATCTCCATATCACGTTCTAAAATGTGGAGACATTTGGCAACCGAATAGATTACTCTCATTGACGATTCATCAATTCCAATTACTGCATCATCGAATCCATCAGCGATAAGTAATCCTTCATCTTCGTAAATTCCTAATATTCTTTCTAACATATTGGTTTAATTTAATTCCATTGTAGCCCCTCCGGGAATCGAACCCGACTTTTCAGGATGAAAACCTGACGACCTAACCGATAGTCGAAAGGGCCATATAAACGATTGTTGTCTTTAACGATTTATTTATTATGCCTTACGGCTCGTTAACTTAGTTTCCAATTTATCTAATCGAGAGTCTAATTGGGAAAAGACTTCTCTTTCTGTGTTATCAATTCTACGATGTAATTCATCATTCACACGATTCATACTATCATGAATATCTTTTGTTCTATTATCAAACTCAACTGTAAAGTTTTGTTTGTATTCATTGAAGTGTTTCTCAACATTTCTGACCTTAAAAAATCCTTTAACAGCAACTACCGCAATTGCGATAACCACCACCGAGGACATTCCTAAAATAAATGATAATGTATCCATATCTTTTAATTTTGTTTTTAATTTGTCAAAGAACAACAATCGTTTGCGGAAGGAGTAGGATTCGAACCCACGGTACCTTTCAGTACTTCGGTTTTCAAGACCGATGCGATAGACCAACTCTGCCATCCTTCCAATTTTCCCACCTGAGATTCCAATGAGTAGATTTTTCTTCTGTTTTCGTATTGAAAACACGAGACGGTCTTACCCGCACATAAACGTCAAACATACTCGGTGGTTTTGTTACGACCATACTCCGACGACCTCCTCTTTAAAGTTGTGGAAGGCGACAACTATAACATCTTGAAAGAACGTTACCAAACTTAGTGAGTATCTCTTACTCAACGCGGTCCCGACGGGATTCGAACCCGTACCTCGCACCGTGACAGGGTGGAATTGTAACCATTCAACCACGGGACCAATGGAGCCTCCTGACGGATTCGAACCGCCGACATCCTCATTACAAGTGAGGCGCTCCGGCCAACTGAGCTAAGGAGGCATTAAATCAAAGAACATTTCAAATATACATAATAAAAGTCACACTTCAAAATGTTTTTAAAAAGTTGCGGGAGTGGGAATCGAACCCACGTGATTCGGCTTATGAGACCGAGCTGGAACCTCTCCAGACCACCCCGCAATGTTTGTTGGAATAGGTGGACTCGAACCACCGACTTTCACCGTATCAGGATGACACTCTAACCAACTGAGTTATATTCCAATATGGGGTGAATAACCGGATTCGAACCGGCGACCTTCTGAACCACAATCAGACGTTCTAACCAACTGAACTATATCCACCATATTGAGGTCAATGTTGGAATCGAACCAACTCCGTTAATTTTGCAGACTAACCGGCCTCCACGACCAAACTGACCTTATCGTACTCTCGGAGAGACTCGAACTCCCAACCCTTTCATCCGTAGTGAAATGTTCTAATCCATTGAACTACGAGAGTAACTTAATTATTTAATTCTTTCATCCCATTCTTCTTGTGTACCCAATCTAATTGGTACAAACAACGCAAATCCATTATCATCCTCAAAGTGATTACATTCATCTTCTCTCCAACCAAACTTATATCTCATGTGTACAAATTTATCTGTTTCTTGATTCCATCTTGCGATGGTTGTGTTTCTATGTTCACCAATATAAATTTGACCATGAATTAAATCATTTTTTGGGATTGCTCCCGCTTCGATTAATTTTGGGACATAAAACTCCCTCCATTGTTTTTCATCAACTCTTGGGAGTGTTGGTACATCTTCAGGATTATTAAGTTTTGGTAAATTTTCCCAATACTGTTTAATTGTTTTTTCCCTTTCTTCCCTTAATTTCATTTTCTCCGCCTCAAATCTCATTTTGACGGCATCGATGTTGTCATCTCTTTCCATGTTATTTGTTTTTAAAGTTTGCACGGGTGGAGAGACTCGAACTCCCATCAAAAGTTTTGGAGACTCTTATGCTAACCATTGCACCACACCCATGTGTATTTGTAGTTCCGACTGGGTTCGAACCAGTGACCCTCTGCATGTAAGGCAGATGCTCTCCCAACTGAGCTACGGAACTAAATAAAGGAAAGTAGAAGATGGTTCAGTGGACATCTACTTTTATGATTGGCATTACTTAGGTGAACACCTCCAAACTCCGATTATGTCAGTCAGTATTCACTCTCGAACTATCGACATAATCATTCCCCAATCAACCTTTGTGTCCCCGACGCGACTCGAACGCGTGACTCCCTCATTAAAAGTGAGGTGCTCTAACCAACTGAGCTACGGAGACAAATGTGGTACCGACCGGATTCGAACCAGTGACGCTCGCCTCTTCAGGGCGACGCTCTACCAACTGAGCTACGGTACCAAATTAAACCAATATGTCAAAGAACACTTTGTGGACCGTCCCGGCTTCGAACCGGGGATTCGACAGTGCAAATGTCGTGTGTTAGCCAACTATACCAACAGCCCTAAAACAAAAAAAACCCCGAGATTTCTCTCGAGGTTCCTTTAATATCGTTTTAAAACTAAACAACTTACAAGACACCTCGAGACATGGCAATATCAATCACTTCCGCCCATTTCGAACAGATAGTAAACGACATTGTATGTGTGTTGCGTGTCATTGAATTTTTTATTTAGTTTTTAAATCTTTTACAAAGATAACAATAAGTATGCAAAAAACAAAGAAAAGTATCAAAAAAGATATAAAATTTTTTTAGACTTGATTTTCTCGAATTTTTTTTCCTTAACACTTTGCCGGGATATTTATTGATAACCAAACATAAAAACAAACACAAACTACAACTATGAAAAAATTTTTCAGCCAGTTATTTAACGATAACAACACAATTAACGAGAAATCAGTAGTGGGATTCATCGCGTTTCTCATGATGGTAATCTCTCTATTCGTTGACCTTATTACAGGTTGGATGGGTAAAGAATTACTAATTAACGAATTTATCTTTGACGGATTTTTAGTAATCACGTTAGGTTCATTCGGTATCGCATCTGTCGATAAGTGGATTAACAACAAGAATAAAAAATCGGAAGACGAAATCTCTGAATAATCTAATTTATTCCACTGTTTAACCATGAGACTTATCAAAAGTATAATTTTTTCTGTGCTATTCCTATGTCCCTTTTTGAGCGTAACTGCTCAGACAGGACCGACTATTTTTGTTGAACCCGTGATTAACAACATCCGTGTTGGTACTCTTGTTGGTAACAAAAATTTGGCGTTTGGAGTAAAAAACATTGTTCAAGAAATAATAAATGAACAAGATAGTTTGGTCTTGATTGGGGTAAAAGAAAAGGCCGAATACTCAATACAGGTTGAATTAATATTCTTTGATATCGTCAATACTAAATCAGGAATTGCTGTATTTCACCAAGATAAAAGTACCACCGTCATTAGAATGAAGGGTGTTCTCTATAAAGGAGATAAAAAAATTAAAACTGAATTTGCGGAAGGTAAATCGACTGAAATATCAACTTCAACAATCATTATTGATGAGGGAGGTAAATTCAATCAAGAATCCGCAAGTTCTGCAATAAAGAAAACAACAATAAACTTACTCGATAAACTACTATGAAAAAACTAATTTTAGCCCTTGTTGTATTAATTACATCATCGTCGGCATTTGCACAAGGTATAGGTAACCCAGTTGCCTATAAAACCATTAAAAGAGGAGACACATTAGATGTGGTGTTCAAATATGACGCATCGTCATCTGTGGACATAAGAACCTTCCAAGTTGATTTTCAATATAGAAAACAACTTTTTACTCACGTATCAACAACTGTTGACGCTACCGTTAGTAGTATGACCCCTTCGTTGTCTATTAAGTTCTTTAATGACTACAAGTATTCGGGTTACAACTCAAGTACAAGTTCGTACACATATGCAACCGATACTAACTACACTGTTGCCAGAAATTACTTAGTATTATCAAGTGGTTCTCAGATTACTGCGGATACTTTCTTAATACATAACAAATTTATCATAAATGATGTTACATCAAACTTCAACGCGGATAGTCTTGAAATTAACTGGGCTCGTATGTTCAAATTTGATGGTACCACAATTGGTGATAACATTGCGACCTTGAACGTACAGGATATGCATCTTGAACTTTTGGGTAACTTGGTTATTAGTGGTAAAGTATGGTTACCACCTACTATGGTAGGTGTTGGAATGAGACCTACAATCATTTGTACTAAATTTAACACAGGTGAATTTGTATCTTCACAACAAGTGGATACTGCAGGTCTTTACTCTCTTAACAACGTAGATAAAAATACAAAATATAAATTAACAGTAAGATTCCCAGCAGATAGTATGACTACTATTAGAGATTATGGTGTTACTATATCTGATGCGGTTAAAACATATGATGAATATTCGGTTACCGATGTTAGTCAAACACCATCACAAAACTACTTGAAACATGGTTTGGCGTATTTGATTGGTGATGTTAACAAAAACGGTAAAATCGATGGTGGTGACCCTTATTTGATTTACGCAAACATAAGTGGTCTTAAAAAGATTGACACAACCACAATGATTCACGCATTCCACAGAAATGTATTTGATTCATTAGTGTTAGGCGCTAACCAATGGACAGAATGGACAAACCACTCAACCGCATACAATTATGTTGTGGATAGTATTGGTACCACTAACTTAACTAACATCGATATTAAGTACTTTGTATTAGGTGACGTTGATAGAACTTATTCATCTCCTGTTTATAACAGTTCAGGTGTATTAGTTGCTAAGGCGGTTTATAAAGGTAAATTAGATGTTGAAATTCCTAATACATCATCACTTGGACAACCAATGTATGTTCCATTTAACATCAACACAAATGGTGACCAAAACTACGGTTTACAGTTTGAGATGAAGTACGATAAAACAAAGGTTAAATTTGATGAAATAGTTTCCAACTTTAATGGTGGTCCTTGGTTACAATACTTAACTCATGATGAGGCCGCGGGAACCATCAGATTCGGTGGTATGAACAACCAACAAAAAGACGGATTGGTTGGTTCACACACTCCATTTAAAATAAAATTTAGTCCAATTGGTAATGTTGATGTTAGTACAAACATTTATGTGAGAAAATTAATGGATGCATCTGATAATAACGGTGACCATTTGGAAATAAACTTAGCAAGTCAAGTGACCACACTTTTCTATAAAATGTCACCAACCACTTTACCCGGTGAATTTAAAGAAATTAGCGCACTTATTAGACCAAATCCAGTAACAGGATGGTTTGAGATTGAGGTTCTTTTCCCCGACCCGAATATTAAGTTAAATGGTAGTATTTATGATATGCAAGGTAGATTGGTGAAACACATTGGTGAAATTTCAGGTCAAGGTTCCACAGTGGGATACAAACAAATTGACATGACATCATCAAGTACGGGTCACTACTATTTAGTATTAAACAATCAAAATAACCAATTAACAAAACAATTTATAAAACTCTAAACTTATGAGCGAAGAAACACAAGAACAAGAAGGAACTTGGACAGGACTTAAAAAAACCATAATCGGTGTATTGTCAACAGCAGTATTAGGCGCCGGTACATGGTTCGCAACAATGTTAGGTGGAGGTGCTGAAGAAGCACAACCAGTTCAACAAGCAGCACCCGTTATTAACATTACTAACAGTAACGCTAACCAACAACAACAATCAGGTGGTACAACCAAAGTGATTGAAAGAGTTGTTGAAAAACCAGCGGCATCAGCACCAGCTGAAAAACCTAAAGAAAAGAAAAAAGACGAATTTGCGGCTGAAGAGCCAAAATGGTAATAATTTAAAGTAAAAAAAAGAAATATGTCAAATACACAACAACCAGACGGATTTAAGCAATTATTATATGCAATGATGCGTAGAAGATGGTACATTACCGCTTTAGTATTAGGTGGGTTCATGTTCATCGTTGGCGGAATGTTTTTTGCGATATTCTCCAAATCACCAATTGAAGGAGAGTGGAAAGAACTTTTACTCCTTTTATTAGGTGCATTTATTGGTTCTTACGGGAAAATCATTGACTATTGGTTTAGTGATACCGATAAGGATAAAATGTTAGTTCAGAAAATGGATGAGGAGGACGGTATTTCGATATCAAACACGTCTGATATACCAAGTGGACCAACATCGTCACCCATAATCGAGGAACTTGAACAACCTGTCCAAGTTGCCAAAAAAGGTGTTGAAATCGATGAAGATGGAGATGGTGTTATGGACGGATTAGACTTTGACAACGACGGAATCATCGATGAGTATTTTGACCACAGACAGTGTGAACACGTTTGGGGTGATGCTGACGGAGATGGTGAAGAAGAATGTTTAAAGTGCGGAAAAATAAAAGAAGAAGGCAGTTTATAATATGAAACTATTAAATAACGATAAAGTAAAACAATATTTGATGCCAATCATGGTTGTTATCTTATGGTTTCTTTTAATGTTTGCGTTTGCCAATAAGGCAACCGCACAAACTATCGGTAAAACACAAACAGAACAATATAAGGCATCTTTTGAAACCAGTGTTAATATCGATTCTTTAATGGATTATGAGGGACCTCAAATTCCAATACAGATATTAAAAATCGGTATTAGTGATGAGGTATATGAACTATACCCTGAACTAAAGGAAAAGAAAGTTGGTTTGGGTGTTGCGAATATGACACTTGAATATCTTGAGAATCTTAATCGTTTTATTTTCACTGAGGATAAAACAGAGATTAAGAATAGAATGGTAAAACAATTCCAAGCATCTCAAGCGGGTATTTCCCAAGATACTTTAAACGGTAGAGGTAAAATACGTTTGGCACATTACTTTGTTACAATTGAACTATATGATTATTCTGTTAGTGAAGATGAAACAGTAAACATGGCAAATGGAGTTAAAAATACTGTAACAACTCGTATTGGTATGCAAGTTCGATTCACAGACGCAGAAACGGGTGCCATTATTGGTGCTAGTGGTTTGGGTGAGGCGACGACGGTAAGAGAATTAAGTTTATTAAACGATGATAATCTAAGTGAAGTAAAATTCAACCAATCAACAATTGGAATCGCAACAAAAAAATCATTGGACATCGCATGTAGTAGAATCCTACTTAGGATGATTAAGAAGGGTGTTTTTCCTAATTAATGTTATTTTTTATTATTGATAATTAAAAATTTGGGGGGTTAATAACCCCCTTTTTAGTATTTATTATTATGTATTGGAAAACAATAAAGACATTATTTTTTATAAGTTTTTTTGTTCTGTTTAGTCAGAATATAAAGGCTCAGGTGTCGGTGCAAACATTTATCGACCCATGTACAAAAGAAGTAACTCTTTTTACCGTACCATTACAAGGTGGTACTACAATATTTTTTTTAAATAAAAGTCAATACTTTACCGCTGCGGATGTTGCCAGTGGAGTATTCTCAAGTTGGGTTAATCAAACATACTCCGAGTATCGTCAAACAAACCCATGTTCACAACAACAAGGTCAAGTAACACAAAATCAAATCACATCCCAAATTATTAGTAGTACCGTACAATCGGTTGTTGGTAGTATTATGTCATCCGCTCAATCATCATCGAGTGGGGGTAATCTTAATGCCGGTGGGAATAATAAAAAAGATGGGAATAAACAATCTAATGGAAATTCAAATGGGTCAGGTAATAACAATAACGGAAGTGGTTCGTCTTCTCAGGGAGGCGAGAATGGAGGTCAATCCCAAGGTTCAGGAGGAACTACTGGGTCGACTGGAGGAACTAATTCTTCTCAGGGAGGTTCAACTGGAACACAGGGAGGAAACAGCACAGGTTCAAGTAACCCACCTCAAGGGGGAAGTGGCTCGTCTCAGCCACCTGTAGGTGGTTCAGGAACAACTGGCGGTAGTACAACAGGAGGAAGTGGAACGGGTGGTTCAGGAACAACTGGCGGTAGTACAACAGGTGGAAGTGGAACCGGTGGTAATGGTAGTTCTACGGGTAGTTCGGGTGGAACCACAGGCGGAAGTACAACAGGTGGTGGAACGGGGTCGGGTAACAATTCAAACAGTCAAAGTAATGAAGAGGTTGGGGCAACCACAACAATGAATAATGACGCTCACAACGATAATGGTAGTGGTGGTGGTAGTTCAGGTGGTGGTAAATCGGGTGGTGGTAAATCAGGTGGTGGTAAATCAGGTGGTGGTAAATCAGGTAGTTCAAATCCATTGATTGTTTCTTCTGATTTAACAACCGCACAAAATTTAAATAAAACATTTACTCCAATTCTTAACTTGAGTGCAAACAGGTCATCAATGACAGGTTTATCGAGTTTCGGGGCGACCGCTATGATTTGGGCAAATCTTAATCAATTTGCGATATCGACAAAATATACTAAGTTACATTACAATAAAAAGAACACAATAAAGTACATACATAACGCTAGTCTAACTGGTGTATACACCTATGGAAATATACTTGGTTTCTTAGGATATAGTGGTATTTTAAACGCAGGTAAATGGGGTGTTACGGGTTTTAACGTAAGTGGTGCGGTATCAATCATTTCAGAAGATAAGAGTGGTTATTATTCACCATCTGTAACTGCGTTTTACACCAGACCGTTTAAGGTCGGTAAAAAATTAATGGTGTCACCCGAATTATATGTAATGTCAACACCGTTGGTTTACTCAACAAAAGAACAAGTAACAATAACCGATAGATTTTTTAGTGGATTCTTGGGTAGTGGATTTGATTATCAAATCTCAAAAAGATTTAAAATAAACATGAATTATAAGGCGAATATAAGTTCGAACCCCGAAATTCCTATTTTATCTTTCTTCTTAATAGGTAGTAAGGTTAATCTATGAGAAAACTACTATACATATTATTTTTATTGTTACCAGTCTTAGGTTTTTCACAGGCAACATCTGTTAGTCTTGGAACATCAAGTACGAGTGCTCTTTCATCGACATATAATACGTGGACTAAAGTTGACCCAAATCTAACTTTAACCGCAAATGGAACGATTACAGGTTTTAGAGTTCAAATATCTCAAACATATACGAGTGGTGACCAATTAAGGTCAACGGCAACACTTCCATCGGGAGTTTCTTCATCATTTAATACCACAACGGGTGTTTTAATTTTTAGTGGTTCAACAACTGCAACAAATTGGGAATCAGTATTAAGGGGTGTTGAATTTAAATCAACCACCTCCACATGTTACGCACTTCAAAGAAGAGTGACTTTCGTTGCAGGTACTGTTTTTTATAATCCATTAACCGAACACTTTTATGAATATGTGTCGGGTAATACAAGTTGGACTAATTCATATACAAACGCAAGTAATAAATCATACTTCGGAAGGGTTGGTTATTTGGCAACAGTTTTATCCGAGGCGGAAAATAACTTTATTTGGAAATTAATGGCAAACGATGCTTGGTTTGGTGCATCGGATGATTACAACTATATCAACACTGCAAAGGGTTCAACTGTTTATGCGAGTCAATCCGCATCAGAAGGAAAGTGGCACTGGGTTACAGGTCCTGAAAAAGGTCAAAACTTTTCAAATGGAAATACCCCAAGTACAACCTTAGTATCGGGTATGTATCATAAATGGGCGGGTGGAGAACCAAATGGTACCTCGGAAGCGTTTGGACAATTCTATTCATCAAATAGTGGTCAATGGAATGACTTAGCAAATAGTACTCTACCGGGTTATATTTGTGAGTATGGTGACATGCCGGGTGATATAACAACGAGTACAACTATATTAACAAGAAATATTGAGGTCAGTAACTCTTCAAGTGGTTACATAAGTGGTGGTGATGTTAACGTATGTTCAGGAAGTAATAGTACGACATTAACATTAAATAATTTATCGGGTAGTGTTGTTAGATGGGAATCATCTTTCGATAACTTTTTTACTGCAGGAACAACTATCACAAGTACATCAACAAGTATAACGGTAACCAATTTAACGAAGACAACATATTACCGAGCAATTGTGAATTCATCAAGTCCTGTTAGTTGTTCGGGATTGGCAACCTCAAGTGTCTATGTTACCGTAAAACCAACTAAATCGGGGTCGGTATTCGCGGCAAATAATTCTATATGTGCCGGTGGTCAAGTTGAATTAACATTATCAGGTCAACAGGGTAATGTAAATAAATGGCAACGCTCAACGGACAACGTGAATTGGACTAATATCTCTAACACAACAACAAGTTTAACAGAAACCATAAGTTCCGCTGGTACATATTATTATCGTGTTGAAGTCCAAACACCGAGTTGTGGTAGTGCGGTATTATCAGGTGCTAAAACTATCAGCGTAACATCGGGAACACCCCCTGTTGGTGGTGGTGTGTCATCAGCAACTCACACGAGTACAACAAACTCAGGTACATTGACATTAAGTAGTTATACTGGAACTATTGTTAAATGGCAGAAGTCTACTAATGACGGTGTCAACTGGACAGACATAACAAACACAACTGCAAGTAATAGTTATACAAACATTACAACCAAAACATTATTTAGAGCACAATTACAAAGTGGTACTTGTGGATTTGCATATAGTAGTAATGGTACGGTTTCAATTATAACTGAAACAATTAGTGGTACAATTACAATTCCATCTGGACTATCCACAAGACCGCAGGTTAAATTATATTTGGTTGTGGGTACTACGGACACATTATTACAAACCGTAACGGTCGCAACAAACGGAACATATACATTGAATCCAACAAAACATAATGCAACTTTCAAAGTTGTACCTTCATTTACGCCAACACTAACTTCATCAGACTTTGATTTGGTGTTTAACGAGTCTCAAAATGAAAATACACCCAACAATACACTTTCAGGAATACATTTGAACAGTGGACCTAAAATGAGGGCTGGTGACATTAATGATGACGGTGTTGTTACCATACCTGATGCGTACTTACTTGGTGCAAATCTTACAGGTATGATTACGTTTGATAAAGTGTGGTGGTATACTGCGTCAGATTTTAATTCGATAACTCCATCAAATTATAAAACAGTAACACCCGTTACGAGTTTTACTATAAATTTTGTGACAAGTTCTGTCACCCTTAACATAAAGTATATTGTTAAAGGTGATTCAAACTTATCTCACTCATCAAACTGATTGTATTTTTTTGTATAGGTCACAGATTTGACCACATGTTTCATAGTCTTCGATTTGCTCGAAGTACGGCATGATATCACGAACTAAAACGATGGACTCTTTTCTTTGAAATTTCAATTCGGTTTCCCAATCTAAATTACTAATCTTTGCCGAAATGATAAGAACTAATTGGTCTTTATCTTGTTTTTTGAAGTTGGTAAAAAGTTTTAAAATGTTTTTGTAAATAACAATTTTGTTAACATCATAAAAGTCTTTAAAACCTTCATACTTTCCTTTTATTAATAATTTTTTGGTCGCAATTGAGTTAGTATTTGTATCCATTTTAATAAATTGTTTGGTTCAGTACAAAGGTGATTAAAAAAATTAAATTATCCAAACGATTTTTACACCGTGTGTTCCCACTGAACTCTAATACAATTTTGTGGTAATTTATTGATGTGTCGGTAATTGTTTATATAACCCATCATATTTCCACTACCGATTGCGTTTGCCGAGTGTACAACAACAGTAACCACGGGTTCACCATCCATCCATTTTTCAACCAACCATTTAACACAATCCATTCCGGTTTTTTCAAGGATATTATCATAATCCAACTCATAGTTGTGATAAACATTACGATGCCATTCGGCCATTGCGGTATCACCTAAATCGTGGTCCAAAGAAATTAATTCTATGTTCTCCAAACCAATCTCGGTTATTTTCTCTACGAATTCCACGTAATTCCTAACAACAGTCCATTCCTCAATACCATCCACCCATTCATTGTTTGGACTAATTGGTGTTCTAACATCGTCTAAATAAATTCTATATTTCATCTTTTTTAAATGGTTTTGAATATGTTGGGTACAGAAGTTTCCATATTTGTTGCGAATAGTCTTTACCATCCAACATATTAAATAATAAGTTGGGGTGTTTGTATTTTTTTGCGTACTCAGCAAAGACTGCACGATTCTCAATACCGTGAACCCTGTTTGTTACTTTGAATATCCATTGATATTCTTTTTCTAATATATTGAATTGTGTAATTAAATCATTTTTGGTGTTCTTAACCCAATCGTAAAATTCATCGGGTACTTTATCTAAGATTTCATCCATAGGTTTACCATCTTTCAAATACTCCCAAATGTCTCTATTAGATATATTGGTTAATATTCGGTGCAAACGGACATATTCATCCCCTTTGATTTTCATACGAAAACCATTTCTAAAACGAATAACGTATCCTTCTCTATCTTTTGATATTTCTTCTTTCAGTACGTCAAATCCTTCACCCCATGTTTTATATAAGGTAACGACTCTGAAACCTAAATTACCAATCATGTTGTTTAATCGGATATCTTCATTATTGAGGTTATGAATATTAACCTCGTTACCACTTTCTGTGTGGATTACACCCAATAAAACTAAATCTTCAAAATCGTAAACACACACAATTCTATTTTCGGGATAGATTATTTCAAATAAATAAGTGTAGTCGGTATGTAACCGATTATAATCATATTTCTCAAGTAACTTACGACCTTTAACTGATTGTTCAGAAATAAACGAACCACGGGTTGCCATTACCCATTCACCATTATAGTTGAATAATATACCTAAAGAACCATCCATTTTTTCATAAACCTCAAAATACTCATTTGGTATTTCTTCTGGTTTATGTTCTTCATAGTTGAAGAACTTTTTGAATGGTTTCGCAACAATTTCACCTTTACTGTTAGTAACAAGACCACGACATTGCACAGTTATCTCATCCCACAGTCTTTCATATTGAACTTTCGGCGAATAATTCCATATGGTCAAATCAAGAGTTGGGTGGGTTTGTTTATGTAACAAACCATCCTTATGATATCTTTCTAAAATGTCTAACATAATGTCTAAAGTTTCACTTGAAATCTTTCTTTCATGATTTCTAATTTGTCCTGAGGTACCCCGTGAACATTTTTTCCGTTATGTCTATTCTCAACGATAACACTAAACACGGTGTACCCGTATTGTTCCGCCAATTTATAGTAATCATCCATTTCCCATTCTTGGGTGAATGTATTCGATATCGCAATTTTTTTGATGTCCACTTCCATGAGTTGTACTAACCTGTCTTTACACCATTGATGGGCCATTTTAATTTTTGACGCATCAAAGTTGTACACCCCATCTTCGTTGATGAAATACATATCTGCCTCGAAACAAGGACAACCCAAAGATTTTGCGAATGTTGATTTACCTGAACCCGGTAAACCCCTTACTAATATTAATTCCATATTTTAAAATTTTTAAATTAAAAAAACGAGCTGTGGTGTCACAATCAATACATTTAACCCACATTTCCACCAACGGTAGTGAGCACTCATTTAATTACTGTTTCACAGTGCTATCCACAGTTTCCTGTGTTGCATCGGAATCAGCAACAACTGTTGTATCAGCAACAGTTGCAGTTGAGTCGGTTGTTTCGGTTGATGTGGTAGACTCGTTACCACATGCAGTCATCGCAACTGTTGCGATAATTGCGAAAATCAAAGTATATTTTCTCATAGTTACAAATATACGAAAAATTACGGAATAAAAAAAGCCCCGACGGGAATCGGGGCTTAAGGTCATTTTTGTGGGTTCAACCCCACGGACTAAAAAACGAAAGGATTTCGGCAAAGATTTCCTTGTTGATATAAATATATATGATTTTTAAAAAAACCCAAATATTTATACCAATTTCTTAAATATTTTTAGTTGACCGTCTTTAAATTTCAATGTTGTAAGTTCGTTTTCCTTAATCGAACCCCTTAAAATCTCTTCACTGAGGAAATCCTCACAAAGATTTTGAATGATTCTCTTAATTGGTCGTGCACCATATTCTTCTTGAATATTTAACTCGGAAATTCGAGATATTACACTTTTATCAAATACTACATTGAAATTCTTTTCTTTTAAACGAATGAGTAATTTACCTAACTCAATTTCGATAATTTTATTAATAGTATCACCATTCAATTTATTAAACAAAATAATATCATCAATACGATTAAGAAACTCGGGATTGAAATGTTGTTTCAAAGATTTTTGAATGATTGATTTCCTAACCTCGTGTTTTTGTTCCTCACTTGAGTTAGTTGTGAATCCAACACCACCTCCGAAATCTGATACTTTTTTTGCACCTACGTTAGAGGTCATAATAATGATGGTATTGGTAAAGTTAACCTTCCTACCAAATGAATCCGTTAAATGTCCTTCATCTAAAATTTGAAGTAGGATGTTAAACACGTCTTTGTGTGCCTTTTCAATCTCATCGAACAATACTACTGAGAATGGATTGTTTTTAATCTTCTCAGTTAATTGACCACCTTCATCATAACCAACATAACCCGGAGGAGAACCGATTAAACGAGATACATTATGTTTTTCCATAAACTCACTCATGTCTACTCTAATCACTTTTTCGGGGTCACCAAATAACAACTCCGCAATAGACTTGGCGAGGTAAGTTTTACCGACACCTGTCGAACCTAAAAAGATAAACGAACCAATTGGTTTGTTTGTGTCTTTAATACCAACCCTATTTCGTCTGATTGATTTGGATATAATTGAAATCGCATCTTCCTGACCAATAACTTTCGCCGATAACCTCTCTTCTAATTTTAATAGGTTTTGAGTTTCTCTATCATCCAATTTGGTAATTGGGACACCTGTCATTTGTGAGATTATTTCATAAACATCGTCAACACAAACAGGGACTTTGTTATCCTTTTGTTTGTCTAACCATAATGTTTTCTCTTCTTCTAACTTGGTTAGAATTTTACGTTCCTCATCTCTGAGTTTCGCCGCCTGCTCGTAGTTTTGGTTTTTTACAACTTGAATCTTTTTTTCTTTAAGTTCGTCAGATTCTTTTTTTAGTTTTTCAATTATTTCGGGAACCTTAGTGTTGATTTTTTTATCTGAACCCAATTCATCTAATACATCAATTGCCTTATCGGGGAATTGTCTATCCGTGATGAAACGACCGCAAAGTTTAACAATTATATTAACAACACCATCTTCGTAGTGTACTTTATGGTAACTTTCATAAGAATCTTTTAGGTTATCCAAAATTTGAATGGTTTCCTCGTGAGTCGGTTCCTTTAAAATAATCTTTTGGAAACGTCTAACTAATGCGGAATCCTTCTCAATATGTTTTTTAAACTCATCAAAAGTTGTGGCACCAATACATTGAATTTCTCCTCTTGCCAATGCGGGTTTAAGAATATTTGCGGCATCCATTGAACCACTTGCATTACCCGCACCAATCATTGTATGTAATTCGTCAATAAAGACAATCACATTTGGTTCGTGTTGTAACTCATTTAAAATTGCCTTGATTCTCTCCTCAAACTGTCCACGGTATTTTGTACCTGCAACTAATGAAGTTAAATCCAACGACATTATTCTTTTTTCCAAAAGATTGGTTGGACATTCACCTTTAACAATTAACAATGCTAATTTCTCAACAAGAGCAGATTTACCAACACCGGCATCACCAACAACAACCACATTGTTTTTCTTCTTTCTTGAAAGAATCTGAGCGATTCTCTTTACCTCTTTGTCTCTACCAATCACAGGGTCGATTTTACCCTCTTCGGCAAGTTTGTTTAAATCCCTTGAAAAGTTATCAAGGATTGGGGTTGTAGAACCCTTTTTACCCCTCTTTGGAGTGGAGGTCTGACCCTCTTCGAAAAAATCTACTGCCATTATATAATGTGTTTTTAATAAAGATAACAAAAATAATTCTAAAAACAAAATGATGACATTTTTTCAGTTAGTATAAAGATATAACTGACATATTGTCTTATTTATTCATTCGGAATATATTTTGATACGAATATATGAAAAAAAATTACTTTAACATATTATTTTGTTGAATTAAGTTAAACCCCGAGGAATCGGGGTTTTTTATTTGGTATTTATTGTGTATATTATCAGATAAAAAAACATTATGGGAATTACATCTGAAAAAATTAATGGTCTTCTGATTGAGGTGTTAATAACATCGTCTAATCTTAAAAGTGCAACATATAACACCGAAGAAAAGACTCTGATGGTGGAATTTAATAATGGTGCTATTTATGAGTATAATGAAGTACCATGGGAAATCTTCACTAAATTCCGAATGGCGGAATCTCAGGGTAAGTTTTTCAATACAAGTATTTCTAAAACATACAAGTATCAAAAAGTAAAATGAGTTTAATTAAAGAACTAATAGAGGATATTGAAAAGGATAATGAGATTGTAAAATCATTCATCCCTAAAGATACGTTGCCCGAAACAATCTTTTCTTTGAAGGGTGACTCTTATGTTTTAAACGAAGAAATTAGAGAAAAATTATTGGAAATTTCAAATGAGTTCTTAGAATTCATTGGTATTGATTTTTTTGTTCACGACATCGTTCTAACAGGTTCTTTAGCAAACTTTAATTGGTCAAAATATTCTGATGTTGATTTACACATCTTAATTGATTTGGATGAATTTGATGGGAATAAAGTTACCCCAACCATATACCACCAAATCGTTAAAGAGTTTTTTGATAGTAAAAAGGTAATTTGGAACACAACCACCGACATTAAAGTAAAGGATTTTGAGGTTGAGTTATATGTACAAGACGTAGATGAAGAACATCTATCAACGGGGGTTTACTCTATTTTAAATAATGAATGGGTTGTTGAACCAAAGAAGTTAGACTCACCTTTTGACTTAGATGAGAAAAAAATTTTAGAAAAGTCGGAAGAATACGCCAAACAAATTGACCTTATGGTTAATAGAGAAGAGATGGGTGAGGATACAACAAAAGAGGTTGATGAATTAAAATCAAAGATAAAAAAGTTCAGACAATGTGGTCTTGAGAGTGGTGGGGAGTATTCTTATGAGAATCTAACCTTCAAATTACTCAGAAGAAATGGGTACATTGAAAAATTGATGAACATAAAAACGAGTGTGAGGAATAAGAAATTGTCCCTTCCACAGTAGTAATCATAATTTTTTTACCTATATGCATGTATTTATAGGATACTAAGAATAACACATTATCAATATTTAAAAAACATGGCAGACTTAAAACCATTAGGAAGTGAGAAACTTCAAGGAGACGACAAATTAAAGAGAATTCTTGAGTTGACTTATTACGGTAATAAAACAAACAACACATCGTCTAAGGCTGAGTATATCTCAGAATCAGTAAACGGTGTATACGGTATCGTCAAAGAAAAAGATGGATATTTCGTAAAGAAAGGTTTAAATGAAAGTTCATTGGATTACATTGGTGGTCTTTTCATGAAAAATAAAAACAAATTTAGTTCATACGCTGAGGCATTGAAAAGACTTGACCTTTTAAATGGTCAAGAACAATTACAGGAAGCCACAAAATATGTATTAAAACAAAACAAAACCACAGAACCTGCAATGCCTGTTGATGCGCCAGCACCGATGCCAACTGATGTTCCATCAGAACCATCTGCAGACGAGACACCGGTAACATCTATGGATGATATGGGTTCAGATGTTCCTTCTGATGATACATCAATGGAACCTGAAATGGGTGATGAAAACACACCCAAACCATCTGATTACATGGCTGAAGTTCAAAAATTCGCAGGTAAATTAGGTCAAGAATTAAGAGACCAAAAAGAAAAAATGGAAAGTGACGATATCAAATACGTACTTAACATGATTATCTCGGCGGTTGACCTTAACAAACTTGAGATTGAGGACATCGAAGACATCGCTAAAAAATTCGACAGAGATGAAGAGGATTTTGGTGATGAGGAAGGGATTCCTGCAGAAGAACCTGAAATGCCGGCAGAAGAACCTGAAGCAGACGAAGATTTGGGTGAAATGTCAATAATGGATAAATTGGAGAGTTTTGTTAATATGCCAGCAGTTCAAGACGAAGAAATTGATTTGAGCAATTATGCTGATTTAGGTTCGGTACAAGAAGATGACGTAATGGAAATCGACTTGGAGGAAATAAAGAAAGAAATTAACAGAAATATCGGGGAAACTTTAGGTAAATATTTCAAGTAAGATGCGTTTAATATACGTCAATGAAATCGGTTCCGATTTTAAAGGTCAAAGACAGTACGAATTCATTTTTAGTGAAAGCGTAGAAATTGACATGGAGGAATGGTTTGACGTTCCAGCATCTTCAACAATGACCTCAAAGTCTCCAAGTATTGAATATATTGACCTTGTAGGTCTTTTACGTGACACCGATGTGGTTTTTGAATTAATACAAAATTCTGACTATTTCGGTGTTATTGATGCTGTGGATGGTATAATTGCCATGGCATGGGAAAAATCTAATTTCGACATGGATGAAGATAGAATGTTTTTCCGTTTTGGTGAATCCATGGAATCAGTAGAGAAAAAACTAAAATCAAGAGGTTATATTTTAGAAACCCAAGAATTAAAATTTAAATCGTTATGAAAAGAAAAGATATAATCGAAAAACTATTATCTGAGGGGTTTTCTGAAAAGACCCTTTCTCGTATGGGAGACAAGGAACTTACCGTTTTAGCCAAAACTGTTTTAAAAGAAGCGGTAATAATTAAGTCAGATAACGTTAAGGACATTGAAAATGCAAAAAAATTAGGTAAGACAATTGAAACTTACGAAGAAAAGAGTGAAGAAGGGGATGAAAATGAAGAATGGTCTCATGTTCAAAAAGAAAATGAGGTTGAATCTTGGGTTTTAAATTTGGCTGAGGAAAAATTTAGTAATTTTACGAAAAAAAGTGAAATTATGGAAATTATTAGTTCTAAAGTTAAAGAAACTTCAACACCAATGCCGGCAACTAAGGCAAACAAAGGACACAACGGTGTTCCTGAATTTATGACTTATGATTCAATCATGTCATCATCAACCAAAGAAAAAGAAACCGAAACACCGGTTAGAGAAAGACCTGTTAGAGAGAAACCAACAGAAAAACCTAAAACTGATGACCCATTTAGTCCTAAACCGGGACCTAATCATGCTCCAAAAGCATTAGCTGAAAAAAAAAGAATTAAAAATGGAATTTAGTAAAAAAAATTTGTTATCTTTAATTAAAGAAAATTTAGAAGAGATGGCAATGGATTTCGATACGGAAGATAGACCTGACCAAGGTATACAAAATAAACTAGCTCAAGGAGATACTCCATTGAAAAAAATTCCATTTCCTAAAACAGGTGATGAACCCAATAAAAATTTCCAAGAACTTTTAGCATCTGAAAGATATAGACAAGTAATTAGTAACCTAAGACAATATACGGGTATTAATACACCTCTTAGGACTATTAATGATATAATGCCATTAGCTCAAATGATGATGACTGCTCATAATCAAATTGTACAAACCGAAAGAGCACATAGAGGAGAATTAGAAAAATTATCAGTTGATTTAGTTGTAAAAGAACTGAATGTTTTTAAACCAAAGGAGATTGAAGAAGGTGCTGGTGTTGAATTTATTGATGGTGTATATATGGCATATAAGTATCAAATAACCGGAACAACTAGAAAAAAAGTAAATATTTTACAATTTGATGTTAAAATTGTTAATACAGGTGAAATTGATTCGAGTGATTTCAATAGAGAACAAGGTCAACAACAAAATGCTCCAGAAGTAAATATTGAGGTTGAGGAGGATTTAATGGGTGATTTGGAAAAACTTGATTTAGAAAAAGCAAAAAGAAGATTTATTAATAGTATGATACAAGGTGCATCAGAAAAGGCTCACTATATGTATCATTATGTTCCTGATAAAATTGAAGAAATTACTGGTTCTGAAAACTTGATAAATCAATACGGTATTTTAATGTCAATTAACGATACACTTTATTGGCAATTAAGTGACGAACAAATGAAAATGATGATGGGTGGAGGCGGAGAAGGTGGGTCAAGTATGGCTGGTAAACAAAAAACAGATAGAAATTCCAACCCCCCTAAAATAACAATAGAAGCTGTTAATTTTCCCGTACTTGTCCATGAATTAGTTAAAGCGGTGATGGATTTAATTTCATACGCCGGTGACCCAGATGATTTAGAAACTTTTAATGCGGTACAACAATCAGAAGATACTTTAGAAAAAGAAGTATGGGATTTGAGATTAGGACCAGCAATATGGGAAAGGATGAGAAGACAATTTCCTGAAGACATCTTAACCGATGTAAATAAGATGCATCTACAGAATAGATTACTAATGACAATTTTCAAATTACCAGCAAAAAATTTATTGGTATTCGCAAAGGAGGTTGTTTCAGGTTCTGCAAATGGTAAAAGATTAATGAATGAATTAATGTTAGGGATTGAACAATTACTTAGAGACCAAGATTACCAAGATGCAATGGAATCATTTAATAATGATTTAGATGATGTTGCGGATGATTTTACTGATGATGATATGAGAAATCTTTTAGGTGATTTAGGTATTAGTTTATCGGATGACGATGATGACGATAATCGATAATATTTAAAAGGGGGTTTTTAACCTCCTTTTTTTGTATTTATATATATGAGTAATAAGATAGAACAATTAAAAGAGTATGCTCGTATAATGAAGGATGCTCCATATGCGTTAAAAACATACTTAACGACATATGACAATACGCAAAAGAAATATGTTCCTTTAGAGTTATTCCCTGACCAAGTTCAGTTAATCAAGGATTACGAAGTATACAACGAAAATATTACGAGGAAATATAGACAGGCCGGTGTTACCACAGTAACTGCCGCATGGATTTCCAGAAGACTACAATTGGCAAAACCAGAAAACCCTGAAAGGGTATTATTAATTGCCAACAAAAAGGATACCGCGGTGGAAATGGCCAATAAGGTTCGTCATTTCTTAGACCAATGGCCAGATTGGTTGAATGTTGGGTTTTCACCCGATAAAAATTCAGAAAGTAGATTTAGGTTAAACAACGGGTGTGAGGTTAAGGCGGTTGCGACATCTGCGGATGCGTTACGTGGTTATACCCCAACAATCCTTGTATTTGACGAGGCGGCATATATCGAAGCCGGTGAAGATTTTTGGGCGGCATCTATGGCATCCCTATCTACAGGTGGTAAGATTATTCTTGTTTCTACTCCGAATGGATATGACCCAATTTACTATGGTGTTTATGACCAAGCGATGAGAGGTATCAATGACTTCCATATAACCGATTTAAGGTGGTTTAAAGACCCTCGTTACACAAAGGACTTACGTTGGGTTAAATGTCAGGATATATGTCATTACATGTTGAATAGAGAACAATATGACGATACTGAAGTGATAATATATGACTTTGACATAGAAAAGTATGCCGAACTTGAAGAATTGGGATATAAACCGTTTTCTTCATGGTTTGAATCAATGTCAAAAAAGTTCAAATATGATAGACGTAAGATTGCGCAAGAGTTAGAGTGTGACTTCTTGGGTTCGGGTGATGGTGTTATTCCGGGTGATATTCAAGATAATATAACTAAGAACATGTTACGCACACCAAAAGAAAAGTACATGCAAGGTACCTTTTGGCAATGGAAAGAACCGGTACAAGGACATAAATACATTATGGGTGTCGATGTGAGTAGAGGGGACAGTGAAGACTTCTCATCTATTAATATAATTGACTTTGATGAGAGGGAACAAGTTGCGGAATATATAGGTAAGATTCCACCCGACGATTTAGCGTCAGTTGCATATAAATGGGGAATTTTATATGAGGCGTTTATTGTAATTGATATCACCGGTGGTATGGGTGTGGCAACATCCAGAAAATTACAGGAGATGAATTATAGGAACCTGTATATTGATGGTGTTAATACAAAGAATATTTGGGAATATAATTCGAAGGCGATGGAAAAAATCCCCGGATTAAATTTTAACAATAAAAGAACTCAGATTGTTGCCGCATTTGAAGAACAATTAAGAAAAGGATTCCAAGTTAGGTCAAGTAGATTAGTAAATGAATTAAACACATTTGTTTATATCAACGGTAGACCTGACCACATGAAAGGACATCATGATGATGCAATTATGAGTATGTCGATGGCACTTTACGCGGCCGATATGTGTTTTAGTCAATTAGAAAAAAACGAGAACGCAAATAAGGCAATGTTGGAGTCGTGGACGGTAACTGAAAGAACCTACGAACCGAACAAATCGTTTTATTCATATGGTACCGCATTTGACCAAATAGGTTCAATGGGTACGGACGCTAATGTGGTTCAACAGATACACGGTAATGCGACTAAGGACCACTATAAAGAATATTCGTGGTTATTTTCCAAAAAGAGGTAACACGACTTTAATATCCCCTTAAAATTATTTATATTATAAAGAAAACTATTTATATACATGGCAGATAATAACATAACTGTATTTCAGAGGTTAACCAAGATGTTTGGTTTCCCGGGACAAGTAAAACCCGAGGATTCACCGTCATTTAATTTCTCGAGAGAAGAAATACTAAAAACCAATAGTAGGGAAGAATACGAAAAGGCGATGTTACAGGCTCAACAGAGTCAATACGTTGCTGACAAGTGGACAAAACTTGAACAATCATTATATAACCAATCGGTTTATTATGAACCAAATAGAATGTCGGCGTATTATGATTATGAATCAATGGAGTTTACTCCTGAGATTTCGGCGGCATTAGACATCTATGCAGAAGAATCTACTACATTATCAGAAAAAGGTGAAATTCTTACTATATTTTCAGAATCTTCAAGAATTAAAACCATACTTGAGGACTTATTCATTAATCGTTTAGATTTGAACACTAACCTACAAATGTGGGCTCGTGGTGTGTGTAAGTACGGTGATGATTTTGTTTATTTAAAAATTGACCCCGAAAAAGGTATTGTTGGTTGTCAACAATTACCGAATATTGAGATTGAAAGAATGGAGGGTGGCTCAACTAAAGCACCTAACCAAAATGATTCTAAGATGCCATCGAGAGAATTAAGGTTCCAATGGAAAAATAAAGATTTAGAATTCCAAGCATGGGAAATTGCCCACTTTAGATTACTGGGTGACGATAGAAAGTTACCATATGGTACATCAATGTTGGATAAGATTAGAAGAATTTGGAAACAATTACTTCTTGCCGAAGATGCGATGTTAATTTATAGAACAACAAGAGCACCCGAAAGACGTGTATTCAAAGTATTCGTTGGTAACATGGATGATAAAGATATCGAGGCGTATGTGCAACGTGTGGCGAACAAATTTAAAAGGGACCAAATAGTTGACAGTAGAAATGGTCAAGTGGATATGAGATATAACCAAATGGCTGTTGACCAAGATTATTTCATTCCTGTACGTGATGCGGCACAAACTAATCCAATTGAAACTCTACCGGGAGCACAAAACTTAGGTGAGATTGCGGATATTGAATACATCCAAAAGAAAATGTTGGCGGCACTTCGTATACCTAAGGCATTCTTAGGTTTTGAAGAGGTGGTTGGTGACGGTAAAACTTTAGCGTTAATGGATATCCGTTTCGCTAGAACCATCAATAGAATTCAAAAGTCTATGATTCAAGAATTAAACAAAATTGCACTTATGCATTTGTATCTTCTTGGATTGGAGGATGAGTTGGATAATTTCACATTATCATTAACTAACCCTTCAGCACAATCAGACTTATTACGTATTGAGCAGTGGAAAGAAAAAATTGTTCTATATAAAGATGCAACGTCTGACACATCACAAGTTGGTATATTACCAGTATCCCACACATGGGCTAAGAAAAATATTCTTGGTATGAGTGATAGTGAGGTTATACTTGATTTACAACAACAACGTCTTGAAAGAGCAATGGGATTTGAATTAACAAACACTCAGAATGTTATTAAACGTTCAGGTGTATTTGATGAAGTAGATACTAAGTACGGTGTTCCTGAGGAAGAAAGAGAACAGGGTGGTGATGCACCGGAAGGTGGTGGAGAACCAGGTGGAATGGATATGGGTGGTGGAGCGCCAGCGGCGGAGGCACCTCCATCGGGTGGAGCCGAACCGTTAGCGGAATCATCAAAAAAACGTAAAATATTAGGAATGTTGGGTGAGAGCGAAGAGTTTACCGATTTATTCGATATGAATAGGGCACAACAGAATATTTATGAAATAGAAAATAAATTAAAAGATATACTAAACGAACAATAAGAATGTCAAACTTTGGTAATGTAAAATCAAAACTGTTAAACAAATTAACAGAATCTTACACTTCTGATAAAAAATCAGACGTAAAAGAATTATTAAAACAAATTAAATCAGATAAGAACTTGTCAGAAATGTACTTGTTCTATGAAGATATCGAAAATAAACACATCTCAAGTACCGATACCGCCAAATTGTTCGTTGAACAAATTGAATCATTGTTGATTGAAAAATCAAACTCGATTAAAGAATCTTGTAAATCTTTGAATAAGATATTGGGTGATGTATCAATTGAAAAGAATGTAATCTATGAATGTTTAGATATTATTTCTGAAAAGAATACCCTTTTAAACATTGAGAAGAAGGTTGAGTCTAAACAAACATTAATCTCACACCTTACTAAAAAGAAATCATCTCAAGTTTCAGAATCAACTCATACCGATAATCAATCTTTATTGAATGCGGTTTTGGTGAATAACTTCAACACCAAGTTTGTTGATTTTATGAATGAGGGTCAAAAAGAAATGTTTAAGAAAATTGTTTCTATGGATGAAACTGAATTAAAATCTGAAATGGAAACATTAAAGGAAAGTCTTAATACTAAGATTGATTCTCTTTTAACCGAATCAGACAATGAACTACGTGATAAATTAACTAACGTTAAAAACGACGTTAATGAATCGGTAGTATCGAAATACAACTATTTTAGATTAACAGAGTTGAAGAATAACTTGGATTAATCCTCGGGATTGTTCTTGTGCTGTTTGTAAATCGCCTTTAACTTTTCACTTCTTTTAACAACCGAAGGTTTCACAAATTGTTGTCTCTCTCTTAGTTGTTCAGTTTGTTTAGTTTTAAGAACCTTGAATTTGTACTTTTTAAGTGCTACTTCAAGGTTTTTTTCTTTTAGTACATTGATGATTATCATATTCTTTTTTACAATTATAATGAAATTATTTTGATTTCTTGACTTTTTTTTGTATATTTTAAATACACCATAAAATAACTAAGTATGAAAATATTAAATGAAAAGAGGAAAATTTATTCCAATTGGTGTCCACAACAATGTTAAAATAGGATACGGTACAGTTGACTACAAAGACCTAAAGACAATCTATATCCAATTAAACTCATGGACACAACCCGATACAGAGGATTGTGACTTCGATAGATTGATTAACAAAACAAGAAGACAAATAAAAGAAAATATTCACAATTTAAACTGCGAATATTTTAAACCACAATCAATTGTGGATTTGGACATAAAGACCAGCGGAGTTAAAATTAATAAACGGTCATTTATGGACCTAGAAATTACATTATACGTTGAAAAATATTTTGATGTAAGGTCAAAAGAGATAAAACAAATCGTTGCAGATTTATCTGAGACACTAATTGATAACGTTTTAACTGACGAAACTCTCTTTAATTTCAACGAAACGAAGAATTAATGTAGGAACGGGGTATTTATTATGAAAAAGATAAATGAAAATACTCGGACCCAATGAAATCGGAAGAGGTATATTAATAGAATACGACGCCGGTCACGTTTCTCCCCAAGACAATAAAAAAATAATATCCGAGATGAAAGATACAGACTTCTCTCAGGATATTATTTTGTATGCTGTTTTACAAAAATATGATACTCCAAATAAGAACGGTAGAATCTACCCTGAAGTATTATTAAAGAGAGAAAACGAGAAATATCAAACCCTTATTAAAAAAGGTGGTGCTCTAAATGAGTTAAATCACCCATCATCATCACTTATCGATTTAGATAGGGTTTCCCATTCAATCCTTGAAACTTGGTGGGATGGTAAAATCCTAATGGGTAAAATTAAACTATTCACTTCACCAGGTTGGAAGAAGATGGGTATCGTTAGTACTAAGGGTGACCAAGCCGCAATGTTACTTATGAACGGGGCAACGTTGGGTATATCATCAAGAGGTGTCGGTTCCTTAAAGAATGTTAGAGGTCAGAATATAGTACAAGAGGACTTTGAACTCGTATGTTACGATTTAGTATCATCTCCATCTACCCCCGGTGCCTATGTATTTAAGGACCCAAGTGAGAGAGAACAATATCAGGAATCAACCCAAGAAAGACCTGAACAGTCTAACAAAATGATAAATCTAATGAATAAGTTGGATAGTTTTTTATCTAAATAACTAATTTATTTAAGATTATAATACCGTAAAAAGTACTTTTTTACATAATCACAATATTTATAATAAACTAATTTTTTAAAATGAGCGAAAAATCAATCTTAGAACAAGCGTTACTTCAGGTGCAGACACTTGAAGAGGCAGTAAGGGCAAATGCAAAAGGTATACTTGCTTCTACCATGAAACAAGAACTAAATGATTTGCTAAAAGAATCTATGGAAGAAGAGGAAGAGGTTGTTGCAGAACAACCCGATTCTGAAGAAGAGACACAAGACGATGTACCAGCTGAAGCTGGAGATGAAGAAGACGGTCTTAATAATGATGAATCAGGTGAAGAATCATCTGACGATGAAGAAATATCAAAAGATATCGATTCAATGGATTTTGAAGATGAAGACGAAATGCCTAATATGGGTATGGGTATGGATTCTGAAGATGAAGAAGATGTTGTTGACATGACTGATGCTGACGAAGACGAAATATTAAAAGTTTTCAAAGCAATGGGTCCTGAAGATGGTATCATCGTTAAGAAAGATAACAATCACATTGAATTATCAGATGGCGATGACGAATACATCATCAAGTTAGAAGATGAATCTACGGAAGAAGAATCATTTGACATGAACGAAGACGATTCTTTCGACCTTTCAGGTGCTGGCCTTGATGGTGCAGATGCTGAAGGAGAAGAAAATGAAGAAGTAGTTTATGAAATCGAACTTGACGAACCAATTGGTGAAGAAGAAGTTTCTGAAGAGGAATTTGCAGAACCAATGGAGGGTGATGTAGAAGAAGCCGCTAGAACTAAGTGGAACGCACACGGTGATAAAGCCGGAGCGAACAGAACAGGTATCAAAGGTAAAAAAGTATTTGCAGCAGGAGCAATCAACGAAGAAGTTGAGACCTTGAAAAAACAAAACTCTGAATACAAAAAGGCCCTTATATTGTTCAAAGAGAAACTTAATGAAGTTGCTGTGTTCAATGCAAACTTAGCGTACGCTACACGTTTGTTCACTGAACATTCAACAACAAAACAAGAAAAGTTAAACATCTTAAAGAGATTCGATTCAATTTCAACCTTGAAAGAATCTAAGAACTTGTATAGTACATTAAAATCTGAATTTGAAGTTAAAAAACCAATTTCAGAATCAGTGGTTGAAAAAATCACGTCAGCACCGAGTAGTTCATCTTCTACTGAAGTTTTATCTGAGTCAAAGGCTTATGAGAATCCTCAATTTAAGAGAATGAAAGATTTGATGACAAAAATAAAATAAACATAAAAATAAAAAACCAAAAAAAATACTAAAATGGGAGCATTATTAGAATCAGGTATGGTAGGTAACATCGGGTTAAAACACCTTAGAGTTATCAAAGAAGATACCATCAAAAAATGGGATGACTTAGGTTTCCTAGAAGGCCTTGAAGGCCATAAAAAAGATAACATCGCGCAATTGTATGAAAACCAAGCGTCTTACTTAATCAACGAAGCAGCAGTTTCTGATGCTAGTGGTTCTTTCGAGACTGTAGTTTTCCCAATTATCCGTCGTGTATTCTCTAAATTATTAGCAAACGACATCGTTTCGGTACAAGCAATGAACTTACCTATTGGTAAATTGTTCTTCTTTATCCCTAAAATTCAGGAAAGAACTTCAGGTGGTTACCATAACCAACCTTATGGTTTCCCTTCGTCTCAAACTAACCCAACTTCAGGTTACACAGGTACTAACTTGTACGACCGTTTCTACGAAGAAGATGACACAGCAACTTCAGGTTTGTTCGATTATTCTAAAGGAGCAGTTACTGCAATCGCAGCAGCACCTTTCGCATTCGTAACATTCAGTAATGGTGCTGCATCTGAAAGTACAGCCGCTTTGAGTGGAGATTCAGTATCAAGTGCAATCGTTGTTCTTAGTGGTTTCACTACAGCAGGTGAAGGTAAAATGGTAGGTGCTAATGGTAACATTATGGACACTGAAGAATTTTTAGCTTCATTAGCAATCACAGTTACTGGTAACACAACAGCACAAAACGGTGTTAAAAACTTTAACGTTGTAACTCAGAAATATGGTAAAGGTATCGTTGAGTACGGACAAAAATCAGGTAGTGGTGTTGCTAAATACAATGACATTTGTGACGAAGAAGGTAAAATTTACTTAAATGTAGATTTCGAATCTTACAGTACAACAAATGGTTTCTCTGCATCTGACTTTAGTTCTAACGACTTAGCACTTGCTAACTTAGTTGTTTCTTACAACACTTATGCTTCTCTTGAATTCGAAGAAGAAATCGGTGAGGTTTCTTTCGACCTTGAGTCAGTAACAGTTTCTGTAACTGAAAGAAAACTAAGAGCTAGCTGGTCTCCAGAATTAGCACAAGACGTTTCTGCATTCCACAACATCGACGCTGAGGCTGAATTAACAGCTTTATTGTCTGAGCAAGTTGCGGCAGAAATTGACCGTGAAATTTTACGTGACATCCGTAAAGGTGCCGCTTGGAGAACTAAGTGGGACTATAACGAATGGAAATACGGAGCAACCGGTAACACTCCTTTCATGGGTTACACTCAGAAAGATTGGAACCAAACTTTGGTTACCAAAATCAACCAAATCTCTGCTCAAATCCACAAGACAACTCTTCGTGGTGGAGCTAACTGGGTTGTTGTTTCTTCTGAAGTATCAGCAGTATTCGATGACTTAGAATATTTCCACGTATCAAGTGCTGGTCCAGAGGCTGACACTTACAACATGGGTATCGAGAAAATCGGTTCATTAGCTGGTCGTTACCAAGTTTACCGTGACCCTTACTTACCAGCAGGTAAAGTAATCATCGGTCACAAAGGAAAATCATTGTTAGACGCAGGTTACATTTACGCACCTTACGTTCCTTTACAATTGACTCCTACAATGTATAACCCGTTCAACTTTACCCCAATTAAGGGTATTATGACAAGATACGCTAAGAAAATGGTTAATAACCGTTACTATGGCTTAATTGACGTACATGGATTGGCTACATTCAGTCTTGACACATTAAGATAATCTAATTATCAGTCATAAAGAAAGGGTCCTCAAAAGGGACCCTTTTTTATTTTATAGAAATTCAGTATATTTGTAAAATATGTCGAAAATAAAAAAAATACCTGAAGAAAGTATTGACCAAGTAGACTACGAAAAATTAAGGGTGGATGTCTTAAAGATGTTAATAGATGGTAGAAATATCGATTGTAAACAAACCAAAGAAGAAATCATCAAACATTTAAAGTTAGACGATGAGGAAAAATACGTTAGACCTATTACGTATGATAAACAACCCGATGGTTCGTTTATTGTTGGCATTGCATTAAATGATACCAAAAATCTAAATGAAATGGGTCAATTAGTTTCTAAAGGTATTGCTAAAAACATAGGTATGTACACGAATGACCGTATACATTATAATTCTAAACAAAAACTTACATGAATTGGACCGAGTATTTCCTGAACATTGCCGAACAAGTAAAATTAAAATCAAAAGATGAATCTACACAGATAGGTGCAGTTATCGTTGGGGAGGATAATGAGGTACTTTCTACGGGTTATAATTCATTTCCGAGGGGAATGGATGATTCTAAACAAGAACGTCAGGAAAGACCTGAAAAGTACTTCTGGTTCGAACATGCTGAACGTAACGCAATCTATAACGCTGCACGTGTCGGAACGGCATTAAAAAACTCCAAGATTTACTTAACATCGGGAGTTCCTTGTATGGATTGTTCCAGAGGGATTGTAAATTCGGGAATTAAAGTTATATGGTGTAAAAGAACATGTACAACTAAGAATAAAGAAAAGTGGGAGGAATCCCAACTTAAAAGTATTCAATTACTTAATGAGTGTGGTGTACAGGTAATGTTTTATTAATTATTTATTGTAGGTTCATATTAATTCATGTGACTAAACACTTTTCTAATATCTTTGGGTAAAGAGTTAATTGGTATTACTTTTGCCCTGATTGTTTTTAACTCTTTTCTTACCGCCTTTTGTGCTCTGTGGTGTCCGTCTATAATTGATATAAACTCACCGTCATCATTAACAAAGATTAGTATGGGGTATTGTAAGTCGGCACCATCTATTTTCTTAACCTCACCTTCATCATCGTCCCAAGTTAATAGGTGTGGTTTTAATTCTTCTACAGATATGTTTTCCACAGGAATATTTTCCGTGGCATTTAATAAATCCATAAGGGTTATTTTATTTCCTTCTTCGTTCTCCCAAGATGTGTCATGTAATCCTTCATTGATTATTCCCATCACCTCTTTAATTCTTTGTATGTTCTCTTGTAAGTTCATATTAATTACCAAGTTTTACAGGCCCAATATCTTGGTTTCCAACGTGGACCCGGATTCTCACAATGGTGCCTCGCTCTAAATGATTTTCTTCTTGCGGGATTATTCTTTTTAATAACCATTCTCTTACCCTTTGCGGATTTACCACCAAAACCAAAGTTTACCTTTACGACTTTTCCTTTGTCATTCTTAACGTAAACTTTAAATTTCTTAATGTCACCTTGCATAATCTTACCAAGTTGTACCTTACGTCCTTGGTATTCGGCCTCGTTTAATAAACCATATGCCTCAAATGAGGTATTTTCCACTGAACCAAATTCATCATCGTAACTTAATACGTGTACATTTTCGTTTGATTCAAACAATTTTTTAAATTGTTCCTCGGTTATTTTGATTACTTGTCTTTTTTTCATTAAAATTGAAAGTTTGTTCCTATCATAAATACAAAAGGATTACTCTTTTTATACCCGACTGATTCACTTAATTTATCCCAAGTTGTGTTATATCTGAAATTAGTATTTAATACATACCTTTTAGTTATTTTCCAATCCATAGATGTCCCATAATACAAGTCTAAATTAAATTTATTTAGATATGATATGTTTAAAGAATCGTCTTGGAATGTTTTATATATGTCACCCATAAAGAATAACTGAGGAGATATGTTAACAATCTTTGTTTTGTACGTATACGTATACATCACCATTCCTCTATAATTCATTTCATTAGATGGAGACATTTGTGGGTATACATTAGACAACCAATTACCGTTTGAATCAACAATATATTCACCTTGCCATTGACCTTGATAACCACCCCAAAAGGTTTTAGATACAACTAAACTGTAACCGAAGGTTCCATATTTTTTAGTTCTAATCACATCTATAAATGATAGTGTGATATCGTTTTGAAAATCAAAATCCGTTGAAAAGAATGTCTGTAATGTGGTGGTTCTTTTTTCTACATTTCTACTAAGACCGTAACCCACACCATAATATTTCCAAATAGGATTTATTGATGATGCGAATGAGTGACCCCATTTATTATTATTAGATGTCCTACTATATCCTAAATTTAAGGTGGTAGATATTTGTTTACCAATTACACCAATTGAAAGATTTGATGTTGAAAGAACGTCTTTTGAGAAATTCACGTAGGATTGTAATACCCCTACTTTATTTAAATTACCACTTTCCCCAAATAGTTCTTTTGGTGATAGTTTTAACGTATCCGGTGTTTGTGCGTTTGATATGAACCCCATACAAAGTAATGATAATGTGAGTATTAACCTTTTCATTAATTTAAATTTAGGGTTTGTGGGCTTATTTTTTTGATTCAAACAATTTTTTAAATTGTTCCTCGGTTATTTTGATTAGTTGTCTTTTTTTTATTTCCTCATCGAATCTTGTCATGGTAGGTTTATTTCCTTTACCAATTTTTGGGTCTTCCTTTTCCGCACGTCTTTTTTGTGTGGTCATGGATTTCTTTTCTTTTTTACTATAAGATGATACAACTTTTGGGGTTTCCTTTGAGACTTTCTTTGAAGGTCTACATTTTGGATACGATTTACCATCGGCATCCTTTCTACCACATGGTGGATGTTTACCATCAACCTTTTTACTGACATCAACCCATTTTTCTTTAAACCAACGCCTAAGGTCTTCTTTTAAAACCTCACCTGATTTAAGACATTCATTGATGTACTCTTTATCTTCTTTAGATACGATGATATTCATAAATTAATTAATATAACAATTTAGTTCATATGTCTCTTTCATACCATAAACTTGTATATGAAGTGATTTTTTTTGTTCCTTATCGTCTTTTTTCAAACTTATTGTGAAACGATTTGTATCCCCATCTTTTGGTTTTCTTGGACCCATCCCAATTTCACGTGCAACTTCTTCCTTGTCATATGTGTAACCTTTTTTCTCGGCATATTCGAGTGCAGTATTAATTGCTGATGTGTATGTCTTGTGATACACGTCATCATTTTTTTTTGACCCATCAATACTTTCATTTGTTTTTTTTCTCCATCCCCCACCGTGTTCTTTATACCATTTTGACGCCCAACCATTTGCCAATGCTGAGGGGTAAACATCAAATTTGGATTTTGCTAAAGATTTTGCACGAGACCACAATTTAGAATTTGTTGGTTTGTTTTTACCCTCATCAATTGATTCTTCTTCATTTAGGTTATCGGGATTGTCACTTTTTTTGGTTTCATTCATGAAAAAGTCAAATACTTGGTCCATATTGTTTTTTGCCTCAGACACATGGTCATCAGCCCAATCGTGCCCATTAATGATAATATTATCAAGAACAGCGTGGTCCATCTCAAGTAACATTTCACATTGTCTTTTAATTTGTTCTAAATTAGAAAAGAACATGTAGTTAGTTTCCGAAGGTTGTTCTGAAATCATCTGTTTAAGATTCTTTCTTATAATTGATTCTAAATTTTTCATAACTATAAATACCTTATTTTTTTGAGTTAATTAGTTCTTCAACATAGTCGTCTCTTTGTTCCATCAAACGTTCATTACGTTCAAGCATTATTTGTCTCTCAGTGGTCATCATTTTTAATATTATATCATCCTTCTCTCTAATCATTAATTTATAACCCTCTAAATTGTTTTTATACGTGTTGTTTTGATACCACAACATCGCAACCAACAATATAATTGTAAACGATTGTTCTTTTAATTTAGTAAAGAAAGTGTCAGTAATACTACTTTGATTTTCGGACATATATTAAACTTGTTTTTATTTTTCTGATAATATTTCAAATTTTACATACTCATCGTAGAAAATCTCCTCAGTATGTGTTTTTGCTTTAAATTCCATAAAGTACTCTCTCGGAATCATATAAGATGTATCTAAGTAGAATGAATTTTCAGTAGTCGTCATGTCAACTTGGGTCCAATCATTAACTATTACATTGGTTCTACCCTCTTTAACGAAGATTCTATAATGTACCTCATCAAATAGTTGAGCGTTTGGTACATCAATTGATTTGAATCCTAAAACAATCTTTTTAAGTTCTCCTCTGATGATTCTTTCGTTTTGTTTAATTCCCGAGAATTGAGTAACGTATTTTTGTATTTCCGTGGGATTTGCCCCAAATGAGTATTGTGCGGTGAATGGTTTTGGTACAAATTTTTGTACAACATCGGCAATTGATACACCGTCGATTGTTAGATTCTTCCATTTATCATAAAAGAATCGTTTTCCGTCACATAGATGACCTGAAATACCAAAAGTAACCTTGTATATACCCTTTCTGATTTTAGTCGTTGTGAGACCCGTTAAACCCGAAATTGGGCTACTTGAACTGTCCAATATATCTACGGTTGGTAAATTATCCAAATCATAGAAGTTGGTTCCCTTTGTTACATACAAATAAAGGTTGTTTTGTCTCTCACCAATGAAACTCTGTCTATGGTCTTGAATTCTATCTTCAAAAACAGTCTCAACAAATGGTTCGTAGAATGTTTGTGTGTATTTTGTGAAAAATGCAACAGATTGGTCGAATTCTGCGGTTAGGTCTTGATATAAGACCGCAAATGCCAAACCTATACCATGGTTAGTGTTACCTGAGACAACGATACCGTTCACATAATTAGTGATATCGACATCAATGTTCTCATCTCCATTATCAAAGTGGATAGTCTCAACAACTGTTGGGTTAATACCATAAACACCGTCCGCTGTCCATTGATTTAATGTGGTTCTATAATACCAGTTAGATGGTCTTTCATCAAAAGTTTCGTTACCCGTGGTGTAGTCGTACCCACCATCTTCATAATCAAAACCAACACCCTCATCCCAATTTTCGGGGATTTTGAATACAATTAAATCGAAAGAAGTTGTTCTTTCTCTACCTGTATTTCTTTTCTGACCAACTAATGTTGCATCACCCGATACGGTGTTAGTCATTTTTAAATAATGTTTGGTATTTGAATCAATTACTAAATCACCATTTGTGACTTTATTGATTAAATCTGTGAAGTCCACTTTAAAAAGGAACTTAGAAAAACCTGAACCATAAAATATCTCAGTAGTAGGGTTTTTGGCCGTATTTACTGACTTATTTTTAAGTATGGTATTGTTCTTCTCAAAATATGAACGGAAGTATGACATCTTTTTATTTAATAAATATCAAATTAGTTGATTCTAACCGATTTATTTAATAACTCAGATTCAAGTTTGTTGTAAAGTTCTGCCATAGTGTTATGTGCCTCGTAATCGGTCCTCGCATATGGTTTATTAATGTTATGGGTATGTGTCAACATTACGTTGAACATTGACCTTAAAAATTCCAATAAAATCTCACCCCTAACGACACCATACGTATTTGGGTCAATAAGGTTTAAATAATTTTCTTGGGTATACTCGTATCCATCCAATTTCTCAAAATCAATACTTTTACCTGTAAAGTTTGTGTCTGTAGATAGTAGGTATAACTTATCTGCAACCACACTACCAAATGTCTGTTCTCTTGATGAACTATCTTTAATTAGTTTTTCAACTTCCTCCTCTTTGGTGAATGACGGAGCCTTAAATTGAATTGCTGACCAAACTAAACCGCTTTGTACCACACCTTTCGCTAATCTAATATTTGAAAGTACCGCATCTTTTCTTTCTAACACGGTTGTGTCACTGGTTTGAGTTGTTCTAAATGAAGTGGTAGGTCTAAAAAAGAACGGATAAATGTTAGTTAATTCTTCGGGATTACTAAATTTTTTATTTACATCCGCATTAAATAAACCAATAAAACCATCCTCTTTAATTTTTAATAACTTAGTCCTAATCTCAGAACAAATTAATGTGATTTTACCATCAACACCAAAATCGTTAAAACCTACCATTGTTGACATATCTACAGTCAACGTCGGTGTGGTCGTGGTGTTATCTGAATTTAATAAGACAACAGGTAATGTTGATGTATCGGTGAATTCGGTAAATGTATTTGTTTTAAATAAATCCCCATATGTACCTTCTTGTATTTTATATACAAAGAAACTAACAATTTGAGGTGAGGTTAGGCTATCTAAATCATATTCAATAATGTATTTTAAGTTCGCATTTTCATATGTTGTTTTTTTAACAATATCAATCTTACTAATTCTTTTTTCGGGGAATTTTTTAAGTTGTAATTTGGCAACCTTTTTAGATGATAATGGAAAATCCGCTAATCGTTCTCTTTCTGGTGCTGACGCACTTTGTTTTGACAATAATTTACCACCCCTTAAAACTAAACCACCTTCTGTCATTAAAACATCCGAACCGTACTTACCTGAAATTGCGTAATCCGTATTTTTTGCTAAGGTATTTGCACAATCAGGTGGTAATGACCCGTTTTTAAATATATCCTTCTTTTTCTTTACCCCAACACCAAAGGTTGTTGGTGCAATTTGTTGTGAAAACGTTTGTGATGAATAATCGTATCTTGTAGTAAATGGACCGGCAATGTATTCTTGGTTCACGGTTGTTTTTTCCGTGTTATATCTTAATACTTTTACTGTTTGGTTAACTTCAGGTATAAAATTAATATTGTTAGGTAAAAACGGTAAGGCAACAAAAGGGTCATTCTCGTCATATGGAGTGTACTTTTTGTAATTCTCTTTACCTGAAACATAATCATCATAACCAATACAACGTATTCTACCCAAAACTTTTGGGTCGTTGTTATCGATACAGACACCTAAATCTATTATTTTCATATTACTTTTCTATTTTCAATTTCTTTAACGACTTTAGAATGTAAATCTGCGATTCCATCTAAATGTCGAGTTAATTCTATGATTAACTCTTTTGTTTTTTCATGTTCCTCAAATAAGAAACCTTCTGCGTCTAATAAATCTTTGTTTGATTTATCTTTTACATTTTCAATTACGTCTAATAATTTTTCTTTTTCCATATTAAAACTTTTTACCAACTCCAGATATTAATGCCGGAGGAATTACCGCACCACCTGTAGGTCCTGGTAATATTCCACCTTTTAGAACAATTTTTATAAATGAATTCGTATCTTCTTCTTCTGTGTGTCCATCAATAACGGATTTAACTAATGTTAACACGTCATTACTTTCACCGTAGATTGGACCTGTTGGTACCCCTGCGGATTCTAACCTTTCTACAATATTCAAAAACGCCCTATCTTGACTATAACCCGGTGCCGAGTCTGCAACAAATAAAAGAAAACTTGGAACAGTAAGGGGTGTTTTCATATTAATGGCCCCTGTTATAGTATCCAAGATTGTCTGAAATATCTCATAACAACTATCCATTTCCGTTTCTGATATTTTTTTAAGTAACGCCAGAAGGGATGTGATAATCAACAGATATCTCTTGTATTTTCTTTTAATAATTTTTTGAACTAATTTAGTCACAAATGCAATTAAATCAATCTTAACTAAGTTCCAAAATGCGCGGATAAAAATCCAAAACAAATCTTTTATAATTAAACTAATCGCCTTATAAAACTTTTTCATTAATTCCTTTATGTTTATCACAACATTTAGGGCCATTTGTTTGAAAATTTTATAAATCATTATTAGTGGTAAAAAAACCTTTGCAGATAAAACCGTCATAATTAATGCCTTTGGTAAACTAAGGATAAAATTATTTAATAAGTTATTTAACAAATCAGATATTGAAAGAGACCCATCAGATTGTTCACTCGCATCCGTGGCAACTTTATTAAGTGCCTCGTTAATCGCCTGTTTAGGGTCTTTATTCTTTACTAAGTAAACAAAGTCCTCAATGTGAGTATCATCTACGTCAATTTCAAAATTGTAACAATCTTTGAATCTTAGTACTCTTCTATATCTTAAATCCTCGTCATCTAAATCAATCCCTTCAACGTCATCAAAATCAAAATAAAACTCAATGTCTTCTTCCGATTCATCAAACATATTAACGGCATTTTGATTTTTTAACTCATCTGTTTTGGTTTCTGAACCACAAATCGAAAGTAATTTTTTTATTAGTCTATCTAAATTATTTAATGATGCATCAAATTTTTTAGATTTACCACATTTACCTCCTCCTTGGATGGTTAGTAACATTGCCGTTTTGGCAATTGCCTCCCCATCGGGTAGTTCGAGAGATGAATAATAATCGTTAATAAAATCTTGTACTTTGGTTACACCGGTCGCTCCCTGTGTTAATCCTGTGATTTGGAATTCTTGATTTGTTTGATTCCATGTTGAGGTAAACAAATCGTTACCGTTATTTGAAGTAAACGTATAGGTACCTCCACTGAAGGAATTATATAGTTCCCTATTTACCTTTTCTTTATTCTTATCGGGACTTTTTGGTTCATAGATGATTTGACCACAAGAAGTTTCGGGGTCAATTGTAAGAATATCCAAAACATCGAATTCTTCTGGTTTGATACTAATTGCATCCACATTGAATACTGATTCGGTACCACAAATTCCATCCCCTAAAAAAAGTGCCTCCGATAATCTTTTAACCACAATTTCTTTTGCCTGACTTAATGTTGTGTCAGATGCTGATAATGCGTGTTGGGTTAATCTTTTTTTATCTTTGTTCTTAACGGGGTTGGTGGTTGTACCACTTTGTACGGTATCGGTTTGATTACCTGAAGACTTCTTTTCGGTACCTAAAAATTGTTCAACAACTTCAAGTAACTCACTAAAAATGTCTTTTTTGTTTTCTTTTTTCTGTGCTCTTTTCTTTTTTAACGCATCAAGTTTTTTACCAACAAAGTCTTCCGCTGACGGAATATTTCCTAAATAGGTATCCGAAGTATTATCTGCTAATGTTTTTGGGTCATCACTTATTTTTTTGATTCCCTCAATCCTCGAAACTAACTTCTTTTTGGTATTTTTTAACTTGCTCATTACGTTCTATAAGTTCCTTGTTTTGGTTCGTCGTCGGGTTCATTCATTAATTTCTCAAGAAGAGTTCTATCTTCGTCTGTTAAACTTAATTTACCACCAGAATTTGCGCCCGTTCCTTGAGTTTGTTTTAATAATGCACTTTGTAACTTAACCAACGAAATCTTCTTCTCGGTACAGTCGTTTAGTATTTTTTGTTGTTCCTTAATAACAGGACCAATTACACTCATATCCTCCGCATCTTTCATGAAGGTTAACATTTTCTTCGTTATCATTGATGCGGTGTTTTTTTGCTCCACAATATCATTGTAGATTTCCTGCATCAACGCTAACGCTGAGTCTGTATCGAGTGCTATGATATTTTTTCTCTCTCTCATACACTATAAATAGGGTTATTTTTAATTTATGAACCCTAACATTACACCTTCGTATAATTTTCTGTATTTTCTAAGAGATATCCTTATTTCCTTAGTTGATAAGGAGGTCATCTCCCTTAAAGATAAGAGTATCAGGTTCTTATTGAATTTGTTTCCATCTCCTATTTGGAAGATTTTATCAAAATTGCCAAAGATTTCTAAAAGGGCATATCCTAACTTTTGTTCATTATCAGTTAATTCTTCCGATTCCATAAATTCCTCCATTTGGATGTTGAACTTTATGATAACGTCCCTATAATCAACATGAGTTTCATCGATGACATAGGAGTGTTCAGGACTCTCTTCTAATGATGATGAAATATCGTCATAGGAAACACTTCTATTTTGTTCCTTAGTGTCTTTTTGGATTGCCCCCATCAAATAGTTCTTACAAATGGTACCAAAGTACGAATACGCCTTATGGTTCTTTGTATGGTCGAACTTATTGATTTTAGTAATCAAAAAGGACATTGTATCAGTGTGGATGTCCACAAATTCTAAATTTTTTCTATATAATTTATAACGTCGAATGATACTTTCAACCATTATAATGAGAGGTTCTCTTAAATATTCATTGAATATCTTATTCTTTTCTGATTCGGATTCTGATTCTAGATATCGTACCACCGCTTGTTCTTGGTCCTCCCCAAAATATATTTTTTGGGTACGTTTGCGTGGCATTTTTAGTTATTTACATAATTTATGTCTCGTTTATTTTTAAAGAAAAACTCTTTCTTTGCGGTCTCTAACCAAAATTTAACCTCATTCTCTGTCATCTTTATTGTTTCATCGTTTTTATATGACCAAAACAAAGAATCCTCTCTGAAGTTAACGTGTTGATATCCGATTTTAGGTACTGTCATAACCACAATGTTATTGTGTGTTAATCTTAATAAGAACTCATACCCAAAAGTTAATTTGATGTTGTCTTTTAACTTACCTTGTTCTTTAATCACAGATGTTTTATACAATCCACCACTGATTTGAAAATTTTGATAGTCTAAAAGTGCCTCATTATCAAGAGTGCCTTGTTTCTCAGTAAAACCATACGCCCAAGTAGACTCATTTGTATAACTCAAGAATTTACCCTCTACGTTGATATCTCTTACGATTGGTAAGAAGACCTCAGCCGTTGGGTTTTCTTTCATGTAGGAGTCCATAGACTTCAACCACGATGATTTATACTCATCATCAACTTCTAAAAGTGAAAACCATTCGGTTTCACAATTATCGATTCCCAAGTTAACTTGACTACAAAAATCTGTTAAACCTTCGTTTACCACAATTTTAGTTTCTAATTTATCCGATGTAAATGTAATTTTTGATGTTACTGTAGATGGTCCCACAACGATTAATTTAACGTCATTGTAAAATTGTTCTACGGACTTAACTGAATTCTCATACATCGTTGAGTATTCTTCGTCCCATTTATGAATTGGTAATATTACTGTTATATTTTTCATGGTTATACTTCCTCGCTGTTTAATTTTTCTAATGCCTTTTCGATGGCTTGAACTCTGTTATTTTTAAATGAATTGAAAATTGAGATTATGTTGGTTTTTGTAATCTCAGAATCGTAAGGTAATAATGACTCTTTCATTTTTTGTTTTACCTCGTCATTAATCTCAACACCTTCTAACCACGCTAAAACGAACTTACCAAGGATTTCAGTTAATTTAGATTCATCGTATGTCCACATACCATTTTCACCAATCCAATCGGGTTCGTTCTTTGGGATTTTACCAATTACTGGTACCTCACATTTCATCGATTCTAATGGAAAAGTTCCGAATGTTGAGTCATCATCAACCCAAACAGAAACCAAACACTCTTTAAGGTTGTCTGAAAACTCTTCATAAGTCATTTGGTTCATGTCTCTGAATGTAATCCACCTTAAATGTGGGTATCTAATGTAGAATTCAGAAATCAATTTCTTATTGATTGAACGGTCTCTACATAAAATGGCAATAATTGGTTTTGCCATTTTTTCCGATGGAGTAAAATTATCACTTATCATAGGTGGAATAATATGAACCAATGCTTCATTGAAGTTCTCCATAATGTATTTTTTAGATAGGTCGGTTGTTGTAATTGCCCTATCAAAACCATAATCGGACCAACGACTACCAATTGGTAATGTTTCGAACAGGTATTCTTTTTGTTGAACCAGCATTACTTTAACACATTTAATATTAGCCAAACTTTCCAACACGTTTGAATAATATTCAGGAACCACAATGGTATCCTCAATTTTGATTTCAACTCTATCGTCTTTAATGGTGACAACCTCTAATGAGTCATATTTGTCACCTAACCAAGCATTGATACCTGTGTATGTTTTATCTTCAACCAAGATTTTCGAGTTATATCCCGATTCTTTTAATGTCAATGCCATATCGTAGATATGTTTAACTGATGCTCTTGCGTTATTTCTTGTGTCATATGTCAAGAAATAGATTGTGTGTTCATTAGAGTTTAATTTACTTAATGAACTTTCTAGTTTTTCTATGTTTTCTTTATTTTTATTCATCATCTTCTTGTAAGATTTGATATTTGATTAGGGTGTTAAATGCAATTTTAAATGATATGGATAGTTCATTTTGTCCAAACAATCCAATACTTCCTTCTCCGGGTTCCTCGTATTCATTTAGAACCCTGTCAAGACACATTTTAATTGTTTCATACTTGAACAAATTTATTTCTAAGGTTTCTGTACCGTCTTCATTTTTGATTGTACTGCCTGTTTGACATTTGTTAGTAATTCCATCAATGTCGATGTAATAGTTTTTTCCGAAAATTTCAACCATTCTTTTTTTATTTCTGATAATTTATTTATTTTTAAGGTATTTGTAAAGTGATTATTGAATGCGGTATTAAATTTTACCACTTTCTTTTTTGGTGGACACGACTCTATAATTCTTCTGTCGTCAGTAATCCATAAGTCACACTTTCTCCAAAGTTCATTCACGTTTTCTATTTTAGAAAATGATATGTTGTCACAGATTACTCCGTTACGTGATAAGAAAAATAATGTTGATGGTTTGGCTTTGGCTTTTTCACTTAAACCAATTAATGTGAATTTAACGTCAGGATTTTCGAAAATCAACGTGTTTAATTCTGTCACCGCCTGATTATAACTCAAACCCGCGTGACCAAAAATTTCAATCGGGAAATCAAGATATAAGAATTTTAAGAATTCTTCATTTGATTGAAATTTGTATGAATTCAATACATCATCATTTAAAACGGGTTCAGAAACTGAATATTCAAATGTTTCTTCAGTTTCTGACTCCGTATCAACAAAGTAATCTTTATAATGATAATCGAATTTTTGTAGCATGTTCCTCAACACACCATCAATACTAACATATACTTCCATAAAGGAAAATATAATTTAAAAAATATTATAAGTAAAGGTTTATTCGTACCTTTTTAATATTTGAGAGATTATAGGGTTACGAACAATATCATCCATATCGAATTCAAAAATGCCGACATTTCTGATATCCCCAAGTCTAACCTTGGCATCGTATAATCCTGTTTTAGTTTTATCTTTAAATTTATCCGATTGGTCTAAATCCCCTGAAATGAAGAATTTGGAGTTAAACCCGATTCTCGTTAAAAGAAGTTTCATTTGTGCTGGAGTTGTGTTTTGTGCCTCTTCAAATACAAGGATAGTGTTATCAACGTTCCATCCCCTCATGTATGCAAGGGCTGCAACTTCAATGAACCCTTCTTCTTTAAGTTTTTCTCTTGCCTCTTTACCTATAATTTTATTTAATAGATAATATGACGGATAAATGTATGGGTCAAGTTTTTCCTCTAAACCACCCGGTAGAGAACCGAGTTTTTCTTCCGCCTCTACTGCTGGTCTTACAATGATAATTTTTTCGTACTTATTGGTGTCATCCCATAACAAGTCAACCGCACGTTTCATTGCGATATAAGATTTACCCACACCTGCAGGACCAAAACATAAAGTGATTTCATTTTCACTTAAAATGTTCCAATATTGTTCTTGGTGTTTAGTTAGAAACTTCTCTTTTGGTTGTTTGATAAGTTGTCTAATTCTTTCTTTTTTAGGTAGATTCTTTTTTTCGTCTACTATTCCGGATTTTACAGTTGATTTTCTCAATTATCTATATTTTAAATTATATTTTTATGCTCCAGTTGAACCGAATCCACCTTCACCTCTATCAGTTGAAGATAAGTCATTAACTTCACTGAAAACTACCTTAGGGTATGGTATAACCATTATCTGAGCAATTCTATCACCAACTTTGTAAACCTCTAAACGGTTATGTACTTTATTAAAGGTTACCTGTATTTCACCTCGGTAACCACTATCAATTACACCAACAGAATTAGTTAATTCTAATTCGTATTTTCTAATTGATGAACGAGGGAAAACTAAACCAACATATCCTTTTGGAATTTCTAATGCAATTCCTGTACCATAGGTTATTTGGTTTAGTGTTTCAGAAATAATTTCAGTACTAACTAAATCCATTCCAGCATCTCCATCTTTTGAATATGATGGAATTACTGTATTTGGGTGTAATTTTTTGATGTTCACTTTTAGTTGATTTACATCAGCCATAACCGCGTTTTGAACATCTTTATTTAATGATGATAATAAACCATCTAATTCACCAAAGATAGAGAGGTCTCCGGGTTCATCCGAAGACAACTCTTTTTCCATCTCTTTTAATTTGGCGATGTAATCGTTAATTTGATTTTTTTCCATTTTTTTCTTCCAAAATTGATAGTTCAAACCCTATTTTTATTACATGAGAAAGAGTGGTTGAACGATATTTTGCCATTTTATCATCGGGTTCTTTATCTGAATTTAAAATTGCTTGAAACTCTTCCTCAGTTAGTACAACACCATGTTTTGTTGCATAATGTACTGACCTCTCACCAACACGAAGGGAAACCATATCCTCAGTAAAATCGTACATTTTACCAAGTGTCTTTTTTTGCCATTCATTTTGGTTTAAACAAAACAAGAACACTTTACCTATTTGAGAAATGAAAACAGTTTTAAGAATTGAATTTACATCTACTCTCATGTTTTCAGGTAACATCTCATTTGTTTTAACTGCGTACTTACATGCCTTAATACAATGACTTAACAGACCACCCGGATAACAACCGTACATATCTAATGTGGTTGTTGCTGGTGCGGTATAAAAATCATCACCTAAAAAGTTTTGAAGTTCTTCGGTAAAAATACCATATTTGAGGTTTGTTTCCTGAAATTTTTTCTTATTGGATTCTAATTGCTCAATAGTCAACATGTTGTTTTTATTAAAAGGTGATTACTTGTAGTATTCGGGTGTGTTGTTTTTGTCGATGATACACTCAATTGTCATTTTAGCGATTGATAAACTTTCACTTGAACGCATATCTCCTGCTTTGTATTTTGAAACAACAATTGTTGCCTCTTCTACTGATTCTGCTTCAACAATGTATTTCACTTTTTGAAGTCTTGGGTTTCCGTTGCGGTCGAGTTGCTCCAACTCGTAACCTACTGTTACTAAATAATGCATGTTTTTTTTGTTTTTAGATTATTGATTTGAAAAATTGTGTTCTGTTTATTGATACATTCACGAGTGAATATTTGTCTTTAACTGTTTCGTAAAGTCTATTACCCAAATCCTCAATCATGTTTGGGTTCTCGATTAATTTCTTCATATTTTGAGCCCATTGTTTGTGGTTCTTACTTGGGGAAACTAGTAATGCGTTACCCTTGTCGGTGAATTTACCTTCGTTAAGTGCGTGTACCAAATCAATTGTATAGGGAAGTGTTTCACTCGCAATCAGGGCCTTCTTATGAAAACCCGCTTCAATTGCTTTAAGTTGTGATTTGTTTGCGTTAAATTCACTTGGAACTAACGGTGCTAAAGATACGTCAAATGAATTGTAATTCATTGCATATTTTCCAACAGGTTGAGTCCAAACCCTTTTATAACGTTTTGTGGAGTCATCATATTCAACTTCATTAAACGTCATTAGGTGGTTTTTATAGTCTTCATCAACCGATTTATAATGGTCAGTGAATATTTTTTCATATCTGTACCAAACGGTCTCTGTTGGTTGGATTGGTCTAACTCGTTTTTCACCCGTCTTTGGGTTCATTTCGGTTACGTTTCCTCTTAGGTCAAATCCACACAATACAAATTGTGTGTTTTTATAGTTGTTCAACGTACTTGAGATTCCGCTTGACATTAATTCAATGTCGTGAAAGTGACTTGAACCCCCTAACCAACCAAAACGAATCATTTCAGATTCCGTTGGATTTGATTTAAATTGTGGTTCTTCGGGATTAACCGCATTTGGGAAAACGATAACGTTCTTTATCCCCAATCTTGTTTTGATTGTGTTAGCAAACACCTCCGTTGTACATGTAACCCAATCAGAAGACCTCATTAATTCAACCTTTTTTCTTGGGATTTCGTTTGCCTTAATTTGGTGATACATAGGGTGTCTATGGTCAACAGACCAAAAGTCATCAATATCCATAATGACTTTAATCCCCATGGATTTTAATTTCTTAATTCTTTCAAGATTGTTTTCGTGAGTGGTTTGATGGATAAAACTGTGAAACACAACAATGTCGTAATTTTTGAAGAAATTATCGTCATCGGTGGGATTCATCGCAATATCCACGTGGAAATCCTCAGCATGATTATCCCCAATATATTTAAACGGGTCTAAGATTCGGTACTTACCGACACCATGAGCGTCTGGTGGTATTGCTAATATTCTAATTTTTGACATCAAATAAAACTTGTATGTCTAAATGATACAGAAAAAAATCGAGAAAAACAAACCTTATTTGGATTTATTTACACCTGTAATTTTACCTTTGAATATAGAATCCCCAACCTTCAAAACTAAATTTTCATTGATTGATAGTGTTTGTTGTGCGGTTAGAAGTTGATTTAATTTCTCGTCCATAACCTTACGGACAGTATTTTCAATTAGAATGGCAATTTCGTTCATGTCAATGTTCGAAGTTGATTTGTTGTTTGATGGTGAACTTTTGGATTTTGTTGAAACTCCTTCGGCTTCCATTAATTTTTTAGTATTTTTTACAAAATCAAAATCTAATGAATCATTTAAACTAATTTGTGGGATGTGATTTTCAATCATTGCTCTTTTAATCGCTTCAGGTAATTTAGATTCCATAATTTTGGCTTGGTTTACTTGGCTTGTTCTTGGTTGTTGTATTTCGTTAACATCCAATTCTTCTGGCATTGACCTTAACATTTCTTCGTTAACGTTACCTCTTTCAAAGTTTCCACCATCAACTTTGTTCATCACTTTTTTGGCTTGTACCAATTTTTGCATCAATCCATTTTCTGATATTACTCCTTTTCCTGACATGATATTTCTTTTTTTTAAGTATAAGTATTTTTAGAAGAAGATTAAAGTCTTCATTCTTTTTATAGATTCTTGTAATTGTGTTTGACCAACAACAATTTTGTCATTTTTCATCAATTGATACAAATCAGATTCCGAGTCTTTCTCGAGTCTTCTTCTTGTACCCTCACCTGCAGTTGTATTACCACCCGCTTGGTTTTGTAATTCTTTCCAATCCTCTAATTTCTTTTTATAAAGAATATCTATCGAATTTTTAAAATCATCAGGAGATATTAGTTTCTGACCCTCAACATCGGTTACTTTTGTTTTTAAATCGTTAAAAACCTCAACATCTCTTTTAACTTCAGGTGTTGGGACCGGTGAAGGTCTCTCATCACTCTTTGGTTGTGGTAATTCGGGTGTTGTTGGTTCGGGTTGTGGTTTAGGTTCAACTGTTGGTATTGGTTTTTCTATTGTTGGAACTTCAGTAGGTTTAGGTTCAACCTTAGTAGGTGTGGTTGTTCCCCAATTACTCTTAGCGTCAATTGTGGTTAAACTACGGTCACCGTCAGGATTATAATCGGGTCTTTTAGTGTCAAACGTCTCATCTTCATAGATTTGAATACCTGACATTCTTTTTAAATTAAAAAGTCTCCATCCGTGTTCTTCAAACCCCTTTTTGGAGGTTGATGGTGGTTGTACCCATGCTCTAACAACAAGATTACCTTTTTTTGTTAACCCCATAGCGACCATCTCCGCCTTAATTCTTCTTCCCGGTAAAACCTCACCCTTTGGTCCGTTATAATAAAATGAAACAGGGTAACGATTTTCAATGGCAGACTTTAACCTGGCTCTAATAGAACCTTTAGGCGCTGCCTCCATTAAAATATCAATTACTATGTCTTCAAAATTTCTCATTAAAAATCTGGATATGTTTTAGTTTCTCCGTATTTGTTTTTTGCCTTTAAGACAATTCTTTCGTTTATATCTTTATTTGTACCAACACTTCCACCAGCGTTTTCACCACGACCTTTATCGTCGCCATCAGAAATAGCATTAGGGTTTACTGATGAATATTCAAATCCACCATTATAAATATTTTTAGCCAACAATGAAACTCTTGTATTGATGTCGGTTAAACCACCAATATTACCGGAATCTTCACCTTTACCCTTCTCATCACCGTTAGATAATGCGTTAGGGTTATTGGAGTCATATTCAAAACCTGTATTATAAATGTTTTTTGCTAATAACGTGGCTCTTTCATTAATGTCAATTAAACCACCAATACTTCCTCCATTTTCACCTTTACCTTTATTGTCACCATCTGACAATGCGTTAGGGTTATTAGAGTCATATGAAAATGCTGGATTGTAAATATTTTTAGCAACTAACGATTGTCTTTCTAAGATATCTGTTTTAGAACCGATTTGACCGTTTAGTTCACCCTTACCTCTTTCATCACCATCAGATAATGCTCCTGTGTTACTTGAACCATACAAGTCACCGTAATTGTATTCATTTCTTGCTAAGTGCTCAACACGTTCTTTGTTGGCAATAATTTCTAATTGAGTAGGCATATTAGTATGTAATTAATTTTTTTATTTTTTCAAGTTCTTCAAACAAACCCAAAGATGTGATTGGCGATATACTTGTTTTATGTGAATTACTTTTTATCAAATTGGTTGGAATTTTAAAACTAAAATTTTTACTGTGTGACTTTAAGTGACTGTTTTTTCTTTGTCCTGTTAAACCACCTATCTCATCTGCTCTTTTTCTTGCTTGTTTAACATTACTTATTAAGTCTCTTTCACCTTGTAAGTGTGTCATTGCCCATTTTTCCATTAGTTCCCCACCACACAACTCATATTTTGTTTTTTCATTCACCTTATCCATGTTTTTTATATCGTAGATAATTCTTTTGAGCTGACCGTATTTTACGGATTTGTCTTGTAAAAGTTTTTTTGCTCTTTGGATTCCACGCACATTCCCACCATTTAAACCTGTGATTGTGTGGTTTATCTTATCCAAGATATCCTGTGGGATATCAAACTGTCTACCCTTTAAATCTTTATTCATCGTCCTTGTTTAATAATTTAAGTACATCTTTAATTGAAAGATTGTTCTTAACTAATGTATTTTTTAAAGATTTTATTTGTTTTTTAATAATTGGACCGATTTCTTTATCCACATCTTCGGTTTGGTCTTTAGTGATTAAATCTTCGGAAGAAGATTTTTTTGATAAAACACTTTCAACGTAATCGGAAATATATTTTTTTGGGTTCTCAACAAGTCTAACTAAATCTTTTTCTCCCGGAATGTATCCAAGTGCTTCTAGTCTTTCTTTGGACTCTTCGTCACCTAACCCTAATTTTTTTGTAAAATGTTCAAATGCTTCATCATATGTTGCATCATCACCAAGAGTCTTATCATATCCCAAAGCGTCGCTCATATCAGATTCCGCCCAATATCTTAAAGATGTAAGTGCACTTCTACCAAGACCATGATTACCCATCTGTCCTGACGATGCCTTAACAACCTCATCACTAGTTTTATGTGTTGAACCTTTTGATGCTCTTGTTAGGGGAACTTTACTTCTAGCAATGTTACCATTTACATCAACAATTTCTTCAACGTCAGTTTCAACACTATCAGGAAGTTTATCATAATTGGTATCATCAGAAAATTCCTTAGCCAACTTACCCCACTTCTTCCTTTCTTTCTTCGATAAATCCTTATCTCCGGCCTTTGCGAAGAAGAATCTTTGCTGTGATTTTGATGTAAATTTCTCTTCAATAATATTTTTTACGTATTTATCCATTTAATATTGTTTCTTATATAAATATCAAAAGAAGGGAAAGATATTTATCAATAACATGAATAGTCAGAATATACTAAAATTTTGGGGTAGCAAATTTGATTTGAAACTCGATACATCGGAATTTCACGATTATGAGGTGGGTAAAACTGAGGTAGATTACAATACCGAGGTTCTTGACCTTACCACACCAATCGTTTATTCCTCTTTGAAGATAAATACTACGGGTCTTATGGGTACATTATGTTCCCGAGATAGGATTACTATTGTCGAGTACGATAATAGAATTAATGACCCCACATACCCATATTCTGCATATACATGGACCCTTTCATATTCTGACTTCACTAATCGTTTAGGTAATTCTGACACAATTTTACAAAATGACGTATATGAATTCGTGGATGTTAGTGGTATTACCCATTATTTTAGAACATATAGTTACAATTCTCCACTTTCCAATCCATTTTCTTTAAATGTCACAGGATTAACTGTCGGTGCACCAATTGCGTGTATTCCAAGATTATGGGAGGAAGACCATTGTTGTCCAGTAGATTCACCATCAAACGCAAAACCATGGGCGTATCAAACCAATCACGGTGCCGCCTCGGGAAATGACTGTAATCCAATTATTCAAAGAAGAACTGAAAAGGGTTGGACTTTGGATTTTGTATTCAATAGGGAAGAATTACCGTGGTCTGTGGGTAAAGTATTTTATTATTTAGGTACAAGAGGAGATAGTAGTATTTCTGACTATGCCGATAATAATCTTTCATTTTCATTTACCGATGATAGAAGAATTCAATGGAGAGCAGTTCACTATTCGGGAGCGTGTTCGGATGATGGTGTTTATGGTCAAAGTTATTACATCGCATCGGGACAAACCCCTCAACTTTGTATTGATGGAACATCTGAAGATTTTGAAATCACAATAACTTTTGACAGATATCGTCATTTGACGGATTGTAATATTGAGAATGACGGTGGGTGGAATGACTTAATTCCTGAACATATCGTAAATGAATATGTTCCAAATACCGGAGTTACTGCGGTTACATCAACACAAATTGCAGTACATAATACCGTTGAATTATTAAATAAAAAATGGGCCGACGAGAGAAATAGACGATTAGGTGTTTTAAAAATATACCTAAATGGTAGACCTGTTTATAAAATAAAAGATTGGGAGGAAATTATCCCATCAACAAGAGGTGTTCAACCTTTTATACAATCTTGGGGGTCAGGAACGGAATATTCAGGTGGAATTCACAATATGGGTATTTCATGTTTTAACTTTAAGAGAGTACGATACTATGAAGAACCTCTTGATTTTGTTCACGTTAGGCACCATTATTTAGTGGATGTTAAACCATATTACAATATCGTTGAATGTGTTGCGGATTGTCCCGATGAGGTGATAGGGGTTTTATTCCCAACACCAACACCAACATCGACTCCAACTCCCACGCCAACATCGACCACAACGGTCGGACCCGTTGTGTTAACATTTAGTGGCGTAATCGGTAGTGGTTCAATTGTTTGTCATTACGATGCAACCATAGATAGGGTAATTGCGGATGATATTACCTTAACAACCACTAACACTTTAAAATTAAATGACGAAAGTATTTTAGAAATACCAATTTCTATTACAATATATGCCGGTGACCTTATAGGTCAATACACTCAAACATTACCCGAAAATTTTGATGATTTGAATAAAACATTCTTTGAGTACACTCCATTGGTGATTAATACTAATAGTACCGAACAATTTAACGATAATGTTTCATTGGCATTAATTTTTTCGGAGATAACACCAACTCCTACAAGTACACCAACAGGAACTATTACTCCAACATTAACACCAACTCCTACAAGTACACCAACACAAACTCCGGTAGTTTACTATTATTACTATCTAAGGGATTGTAATCGAACACACAATAAGATAGGTAGAAGTTTAACAAGTGGGTTAGCTGGAATAACTTATAGTATTGGGAATAGTGTGTGTTACGAAATTGTTGGTCTTGATTTAGGTCCAACATTCGATTATGATTTAGATACATTAACAACGGTTTCTGATTGTACTGATGTTGTGTGTTTAACTTCAACTCCAACTCCAACACCAACATCAACAGTAACTCCTTATATACCTGAAAATGATTTTATTTATAATATTATTCCAAATGGAGATTTCATTTACACATTAATACCGAATAACGATTTAACGTATACATTAATTCCTTCAGGTGATTTTTCAACAACTTTTATTCCAGACAACGATGTTCTTTATATAACCTTACCCAATAACGATGTAACATATACAATAATACCGAATACCGATTTATCTTATACATTAATACCGAATAACGATATTCAATATACAGTATTAAGACCACCAGCAGTATTTTATGGTGAAATAACATTGGGAGAAGATTCTGTTGAGGGAACTTGTAATTGTCCTGTGGGAGAATGTCCAAGATTTTATGTGACGGGTGACGGGCCAACGTTCTGTGATTCAAATGTTTTTGTAACAAATGGAGATGGATTTGGTTTTAGTGGTTGGGGAACAATTGTCCATAATGGTTATTATAAAACCATTAATATGGATGGGAGTAATATCGCAACATATAGAACTGATTGTGGGGTCTGTCCAATAACCCCAACTCCGACCCCTACGGAAACCCCAACACCAACACCTACGGAGACAAGTACACCAACTCCAACTAATACACCAACACCTACTCCTACACCAACAATGGTACCATATAACAAAATTGTTGACTTAAACATAAATGATTCAATATCATATTCTGGAAGTGGAACAACGGTTACGGACATTTTGGGTAACACAAATGCAAGTATAATTGGTTCACCATCATATCAAAATGATGGATGTACTTCGTCAATAGTGTTGAACGGTACCAGTCAATATATTTTAACCAACACCTCAATTAATACACTTTATGATTCTACAGATACATCTATATTTCTTTGGGTTTATTTAACAGATAATGGTGTAATATTGAGTGAACAAGGTAGTGCTGTTTTAAACATTGGTTGGCACGATTCACAAATTGAGTTAGTTGATGGAACATTGAAGTTTAGTGTGTGGCCATATGGTAGTGAAATAACATCATCAATATCAACACCCCTTAATAATTGGTATTATATTGGATTTGTATACAACAACACAACTTTAACCGCATATGTAAATGGTCAAAGTGCTGGTTCATCAACAGTTGTTAGAGAGGCACCATACCAAAGTGGTAATGGTTTATATTATGCAATAGGTGCAACGGATAGTACAAACTTAAATGATGGAACATATTCCGCACTTAAATTTGGTAGATTAGAAATATGGGATGGTGCAATTTCATCTTCAGATGTTTTACAGAATTATAATGATTCAGTAACCACTTGGATTTGTCCTACACCAACTCCAACCCCTACGGAAACCCCAACTCCTACACCGACACCGACCGCAACAAGTACACCAACTCCAACAGAAAGTCCTTTAGATTTTGAAATTTCAGGTACTTGTGTTGATGACGGTGCGGTTAGTACACATCACTACACTGGTGGTTCAGGTTTTTATGATAGAGGTAATGGATTATATGATACCGAATTGGAGGCATTGAATGAAACGCAATGGTCAACAGTTTTGAATCCTAATGGTTATGTTGGTTACGGTCTTCCAATACCTAACATCACGAAAACATATTGGGTCGCTGCGAGAGATAGAAACAACCTATCAAATATTGTTGTAAAATCAATATTAGTTGATTGTGCACCAACACCAACACCTACACCAACACCTACGGCGACAGAGACACCAACACCAACTCCGACGGAAACAAATACACCTACTCCAACATCAACAAGTACCCCAACTCCTACGAGTACACCTACTCCAACACCTACATCAGGTCTTGTGGTAACAATTTTAGAGGTTGGTTCTGACGTTATAATGTCAGGTTCTGGTTCTCTTAACCTAACAGGATTAATTGAGGGTTCAGTACAAACAGCCGGAGGTATTAACGGTACGTTGGGTTATTGGGTAATTGGTCAATCTAATCTATTTTTTGCTAGGAAATTTTTTGGAAATAATCTAAATGTTTACCCAAATAGTTTCGGTTCAGGATATACAGCACCAACATCATACTCAGGACAAACATTTGGTATTCAGGATGGGTCACTAGGTAAAGATATAATTTTACCGATAGGTTATACTTCAGGTAGTCCTTTAAGTGGTACGGCAACATTTGCGAACAAAACAATATCAAGTATGGGATTAACACCCGGTACTTATTTGTATGATTGGGGAAGTGATTCCATAACATTACAGATTGGTTCCTAAAAATAAAAAACAATAAAAAAGAAAAGATACAACAAGATAAAGTATTTATAATAAACACAAAAATAACAAACTATGGCAGTAGGAGCAAGAATAACAAGTACACACCTGAGTGGTAAAACGGCAACAGTAACGTTTGTACCATATACAGGGGCAACATCGGGTACAACTCAAAACCTCGGAACTAAGGTAATCCCTTTCAATAACATCACCACACACCCGTATGGTGTTTATAATCTATACTTTGCTGAATATGATTACACATACACGTTAACCATACCACAACCAGATGCAAGTGTTCAATCGTTTGTTTATCAAAATAGAATGGTTGGTTCTGACAACTACGGTGCTGCGTTTTTAAATTTTGATGTTTTAACCGCAGAAATTATTGACTTAGGTGTTGATACTAATGTATGGAATAATCAGAATATATATGTGTTAGATAATTCAGGTTATATGCACTATTTCACAGGTGTTGACGATGGTGATGATAGATTAGTGATATTCACAAATGCCATTCACGAAGAAATTGGAAGATATAGTGGTACAACTAATGGTTATAGTGGTAACGATTTAGATGGTAAGTGGGTTACATTTGAAGATGTGGATAATGGTGTGTTTACTTACTCAGATGGTGTGTCAGTATACACATACACTTGGAACCCAGCATTATATAGTATTGATATTGAGTGGAATTTTAATGCAGTCACGTCTGATGGTACAATGATTATCGAAAAATGGGAAGTTCCACCTTTAAGTGGATGGACATACAATGGACCAGGTACATCACACATAGTTAATCCAACTGACGGTACAACAACTTTATTTAAAACTTGGACAGATGGAACATACATTAGACATAAAATGACAAATTCATCTGATTTTATTGCTGTTTTAACTGAAGCTCAAGGTACCTCAGGTACATTCACAAATTTTGAAATATATAACACAAGTGGAACCATTTTAGAGACGGTTTCATTAACTGGTGCCACATATAGCAGTTATAATGACCAATTTCACGGAACAAACAAATATACCATATTACTATGGGATGTTAATAACGTAGAAACACCATATAAAATAATAAGTTATAATGGTAACACATCAAACTTAATTGAAACATCACACGCTAGAGGTACAGGATATACTCAAAGCATTATAGATGGAGATTCTGGTTTATATCCAGATAGTGAGGGAAATGATGGTGGTGTTGTAATAACTTTATATGATTCTGTAACTTCGAATAATATTGGTGCAGAAGTTACATACTGTGATATTATGTATATGTTTGATAATCAAACATCGTTTAGCACATATACATTCGCAGACAACGTATCAAAAACAATCAATTCTTACGGTCAATTAAGTGACATTTACAGAACACCGTGTGTAAATGGTGATGGTATTGTATCTATGTTAACCATTATGTCGGGTAGTACTCGTATAGAAAGTATGAATGTTAGTTTTTCTGGTGTTACTAATTTGAACTGGAATTCATTGGGTAATAGAACGGCTGTACAGATTTTTACTAATAGTAATAACAATGTAACTTACAAATTAATTAACGAATTAGGTGTTGTAATTGATTCATTAGATAACTATGAATTAACCTCACCTTATAGTTCAAGTATGTATTCTTTTGGTGAAACCGCCTATCTTACAATTATTGGGGTTTCTGCGGGCATTCTTGGTTATTATGTATATAGTGGTAGTACAGGATTTACCTCAACAGATTATTATAATAATTTTAATTACACAGATTCCCATTTCTCAGGCACAGACAAGTACAATGGTGCAATGGTTTTATATAACACCGACCAATTAGATTTTAGAGTATTAACATCAACCGGAATAACTAATGAGTTTAGTTTCCCTGAGTATAATAGTTTTGATATTTCAGTTGGTGAGAGCAAGTTTATGTTTGTATATAATGAAACTAACGGTGGTGTAACTAAAATAAGATTGTATAATTTTTCTGGAACATTATTAAACAGTGAAACAACAACTTGGACTAATGGTTGGGATAATACATATGGTGTTGAAGATAGATTTGTTGTTATGAACTATAATGGGGATGATACGGTTGAAGTTTATTTAGTTAGTGAAAATACTATAACATCAGTAACAACTCAAGATTATAGTAGTGAAGAATCTACGAATGATTGGATTTATCAAAATGACTAAAAATTAAAAAAAATAGATTATGAAAATATTAGATATTGATGTTAAAGTCATCAAAGACAAACAAAAAATTAAAAGGTTTCAAAAAACCTTTAACACTAATGAACCATTAACGGTTGAACACATTAAAGGTGTTATTAAAAATGAAATGGGATTTCCATTTGAAATAGTAAAAGAAGAATTTTACTGTAAGTCAAATGAATTAAAAAATGAAGATAACGCACCATTTAAATCAGGTAACGAATTTATTTTAACAATTAAGTAATGGAATTTTTTATCAGACAAGGGGCATCTGAACCCATATTGAAAATGAAACTAATTGATGATGGTAAAAATGATAAATCATCATTCAATGACTCATTGGAATTATGTGACATCACATTTGATATGTATGATGTGGTTACTGGTGAACCTGAGATTTTAAATTCCGATTGTCAAATCACAACGAGAGACAAAAAATACAACCAAACAACTGACGAGTACTATATTGTTCATAGATTTACTGAATCTCAAACAATTAAACCCGGTAAGTACGAAGGTAAAGTTACAATTCAATTCTTAAACACCAGTCTAAGTCCAACGACAAAGTTAATTTTACCCGTAAAGGAAAAATTATTTATTACCATTTTTTAATTTATCAATATATTTTTGTATATTTGGCCCTAAGACAAACTATGACAATTCCGTCATAAGATAATGGGTCAACTAAAAAATATACAAATATGGCAGAAGTAATTTCTCAAGAAACCATCGAGGGTTTCTTAAATGGTTGGGACCCCGAAGAATTCATAGTAGGGGTTGAGTATGACTACAGAACCAACAAAATCTACAAAATTATCCAAGACCCCGAAAAGGGTAAAATCGTTAAACAGGACACAATTGTCCCCTTTCTTTGGGTTGGAGACCTAACGGGATTTAATTTCTATCAAAACAACAAGGCACTCCAAAAGAAAAAAATGGGGGAATACGGTATTCTGATTGAAAAATTGGAAACCCATGGTAATGAACGTCTTGAACTTGGTATGACCTACTTAGTTAAGTGCATGAAAGGGTACACCGAGTTAATTAACTTTTTTAAACAAGGTGGTATCGACCCATGGGGTGAAAAAACAAAACAGTTGTTTACCATTTTGAACCCCGCAGAACAATATTTGATTCAAAAGAAAAAAAGATTGTTTAAGGGTATTGAGGAGTATAGTGGTGTTCATCGATTCGTATTCGATATCGAGACCACAGGTTTAGACCCCGAAACTTGTAATATCATTTTGATTGGAGTTAAGGACAACCGTGGTGTAACTGAGACCATCTCTGCCTTTGGTGAAGATGGAGAAAAGAAATGTATTGAGAGATTCTTTAATGTTATTAGAGAATTAAAACCAACTATTATTGGTGGATATAACTCAGCATTCTTTGACTGGCCGTTTATATTAAAACGTGCCGAAATATTAGATGTTGATGTGAGTTCTCTTACTCAAATCCTTACATCACAAGGAATCAAAGAGAAAAAGGGAATGTTAAAACTTGCGAATGAGCAAGAAGATTACACTCAACACGTAATTTGGGGATTTAACATTATTGACATTGCACACTCAGTTCGTAGAGCACAGGCAATCAACTCAGAAATTAAATCGTGGGGATTGAAGTACATTACGAAGTATTTGGAAAAAGAAAAAGAGAATCGTGTTTACGTTGATGGTGCGTGGATTTCAAAGATTTATTTAGATAACGAAAGTTATTATTTAAATCCAAAAACAGGAAAGTATAAAAAAATCGGTGATGTTGGAACTGAAGGTTTATTAGAGAAATATCCCGGTAAGTTTGAAATATGGACAGGTCGTAAAATCGTCGAACAATATCTTGACGATGACTTGTATGAAACTATGATTGTTGATGATTCATTCAGTCAATCTACGTTTCTACTTTCGAAAGTCGTACCCACCACATATGAGAGAATCGCAACGATGGGTACCGCAACATTGTGGAAGATTATTATGTTGGCGTGGTCATACGAAAACAATTTAGCAATACCGGCAAAGGACGAAAGACGTTCAATTACAGGAGGTTTATCTCGTTTATTGAATGTGGGTTATGCAAAGAACATTGTTAAGTTTGACTACTCGTCACTATATCCATCTATTCAATTAGTATACGATGTGTTCCCCGATTGTGATGTTATGGGTGTACAGAAATCAATGTTAAAATACTTCCGTAACATTCGTATCAAATACAAACATCTTGCTGGTGAATTAAAATCAAGTGACCCCGTTGCATCTGAGATGTATGACCGTAAACAGTTACCGATTAAGATTTTTATCAACGCATACTTTGGTTCGTTATCTGCACCACACGTATTCCCATGGGGTGACATGAATATGGGTGAAACGATTACATGTACAGGTCGTCAATGTTTACGTATGATGATTATGTTCTACATGAAGAAAGGGTATAAACCACTCGTAATGGATACGGACGGTGTAAACTTTGAGACCCCCGACAATATTAATGATACGGTTTATATAGGTAAGGGTTTAAATGAATTAGTTATCGAAGGTAAGGAATATCGTGGGATTGAGGCGGACACCGCGGAGTTTAACGATATCTTTATGAGAAATGAAATGGGTTTAGATATTGATTATGTGGCACCTTCATGTCTTAATGTATCGAGAAAAAATTACATAATTAAATTAAATAAAAAAGGTAAAGAGGTTATTAAATTAACAGGTAACACCATTAAATCTAAAAAATTATCACAATATGTTGTTGACTTCTTAGATGAGGGATTAAAATACCTTTTAGATGGTGATGGTTTGTCTTTTGTAGAACTTTACTACAAATATGTGGGGATGATTTATAATCAAGAAATTCCTTTGGCAAAAATTGCCAATAAATCTCGTGTTAAACAATCCGTAAATGAATATAGAAAACATATTCAGAAAACAACTAAGTCAGGTTCGTTAATGTCAAGACAGGCCCACATGGAATTAATTCTTCAAAATGATTATCCCGCTGGTCTTGGTGAAACCATATACTATGTAAACAATGGTTTTAAAAAATCAGATGGAGATGTTCAAAAGGTTACTAAGGCAACTAAAAAACAACAAGAGGATTTTTTAGCGAAACACGGAACAACAATCCCCGACAATTATATTCAAATCAATTGTTATATGATTCCTGAAAAGGAGATTATGGATAACCCCAATTTAACGGGTGAATATAATATTGCTCGATATCTTACCAATTTTAACAAACGAGTGGAACCACTATTGGTTGCATTTAATCCATCTATTCGTGAGGATATTTTAATTGAGGACCCGAAGGACAGACAATACTTTACTAAAACACAATGTGAACTTGTGAGTGGTTTCCCATTAAAAGAAGAGGGTCAAGATAAGTTTGATGAAGTAATGACTTTATCTGATGGTGAGGTTATATTTTGGAATAGAGTACAACGAGACCCATTCTTTATGTATGTAGATAACAGTCTTGAATTGGTCGACCAATATTGGGTTGACCACAACAGAAAAGTTGTAAAACTACAAGAGGCGAGTATCAAGAGTAATGAAGATGAAATAATCGAAACCAATGGAATCGATTATGCATTTCATGTAATTGAAAGTTAATTAGATTACGTTATACGGAGATTGGAAGGGTCTATACTTTAATGCCTTATTAAGGTTTTCTGCTTCATTCCCTTTTCTCTCAAGAATTTTGTCAGGACGAAGTCTTTCCAATCTCTGCATTAACTCTTCGATTAGTTTTAACTTTTCATCTTTACCTTCAGTTAACAATGAAGTGTAATCCAATTTAATTTGACTATCAGGTACTTGTATATCACCCGAGTACTTACCCCAAATTCTTCCTAACCCTTCTTTAGAATATGCAATAAGATATTTTCTAACCCAGTTTTGTGCTGGTTTATTTAACATATCCCACGTCAATTGTTCAACGTCAACATCTGAAGGTAATTTGATGATATCTTTGTTTTTATCTAAACACGTATCTCTATCCATGGTGTCATAATACCAATACCAAACCTTACTACGGTTGTTTTGAATAGAACCAAAATCGAATCTACCACCCGGTACATTATATAAGTGAACTACTTTGGTACTATTAGGTCCCGCCGTTATTCTATAGGTTAAATCACCACCGATTAATCGGTTTTTAAGATTTCTATCACCCATTCTTAATAAAAGGTCAAATGCGGGTAACATAAAGTAAGAACCCGATGTACCTTGTTGTGCAAAACCACCCACACCACCAAAACCAACACCACCAAGACCACCAAATCCCCCTAAAAACGGGTCAACGATAGAATCGGTTAATTCCGCTCTTGAGAACCATAATAATTCATTTATTTCTCTTCCTGCGGGAACAATATAGGTTTGTGTGTTTGCTGATAATTCAAAATAGTCTTTTTTAAGTTCAGAGTTTCCACCTGTTTGTAAACCTACGATTTTAGAATATGCATGTGAAAATTGTGTTTCATAATCCAAACTTCTGGTTGTGAATGCACGAGTTAAAGATTGGGTATCAACATCTATACCGATTAATGATGACCATTGTGACTCGATTAACCAATCGTTCACGTATTGTTCGTATTCAGAAAGTGACAATTCTAAAAACGTATCCATTTGTTCCTCAGTAAGTTCAATACCTCTAACAGGTAATCCTAATAAGTGGAATACTTGAGTGTATAACTTCTGTTTTTCAGGATTTGTAATAATCGTAGCAGACATATTTTGTTTTATCTATAAATATTCGTATATTTGAGTTATTAATTGAAATGTTTTGAAACTAAGAAGTAATATTAAATATAAAGACGGTAAGTTTGTTTACCTTTTAAAGAAAATATGTTCCGGAAATGGTCAATATAAGGAAGTTAAGAGGTATTTGAAGGTTAGTTGGGACGCCATTTATGTAAAATATTATACAAAATATAATCAATACGGTACTTGTGTTCACAATGAAATGACCGGTGTTTTGACACCTTTCGGAGGTTGGTCGAGAATTAATCAATTCAACACTCACCCTACTTGTAATGAATATATTTCACAATATCTGAACCAACAGTTATCAAATGACTTCATTGCTAGAGGTATTGATGAGTTTGAAGGGAGAAAGGTTGAGTTAATACAATTCGACAAAACAAACACAACGATTGAATACGCATTCAGTGAATTGGAAAAGTATTTCTTTTGGTTAAATCATTACGGAGATAAAATATTCAAAGACCAAAGTACTTTAACTGACAATGATTTCTTATCGATATTAATTGACAAATCAATAAGTACAATGGGTGTAGGGACATTAGCGGAGTTGTGTGTTGAGTATTTGTTTAGGTCTAAACTAATAAAATACAACGTATACCGAAGTTCCACCATTAAAGGTAATAAAGACGATTTCAATGGGGTCGATTTATACACCACCGAAAAATCAGATGAGAGTATTGTAAAAAAATACCAAGTAAAGTCCGCTAAAATTTATGACGGTAATACAATCTACAGTCCAATCAATACGAAGTTCTACAACCAAATGGGTGTTGATTACTTAGTAATAACAGAAATGAATATTAAGTATACCCCAAATGAAATTACAATAAACCCAACAAGGATGTTGTTTTTTAGAATGGACCCAAATTTATTTACTGAACAAAAACATTTAAACAGTGGAGACACATATACATTCGACCCAAAATCAATCATGATGGAAGAACCAATTAGCCAAATTTTTAAATCGAAGATTTTTTACGAATTCTTCATGTACTGTACCAAACATGGATTACAATTCATAATGGATGTTGATGACACTACGTCGGCAACATACGATGAAAATATGAAATCCGTAAGTATAAAATTACCTACTGACGACAAAAAATATGTCGACCAACCTATCATCGATGTGTGGAAGGAAATCATTAACAAAATAGAAACGGGTACAAATATGGAAAATTCTCTAAAAGATTTAGAGAAGTTCCATAAGTAATGATTGTGCAAAACTCTCAGAGTATTCACCATCACCCATAACTTGGTCAATAATACCTTTCTTCTTTTGTAAGATATTATAAACGATTCTTTCAATAGTGTTCTCAAATACAGGATAGTAAACGAGGACACTATTTTTTTGCCCGTATCTATATGCCCTATCTTCCGCCTGTGAATGGTCAGAAGGAACAAACGATAAGTCATTCATAATAACAGTCTCCGCCGCAGTTAAGGTAATACCCACACCACCGGCCTTAATGTTAGATATGAAGATTTTAATCTTATCATCGTTTTGAAAACGGTCAACACTTTCCTGTCTTCTATCTTTTGACATTCTACCATCAAGAGTAACAGAGTTCTTCTTATACTTCTCATGTATCATATCGAGACTCATTGTGAAGTTTGTAAACACAATTACTTTCTTACCTTGTTCAATAAACTTTTCAATTAATTCACATGTATATGGTACTTTTTCATATGCAATAACCTGTCTAATTTTCATCAGACGATTAAGTGTTACCGTAATTGATTCTTTCTTTTGATTGTCTTTAGAAATTCTCATGAAATCCTCCAACTCTTCATCATAGAACGTACTCTTTAAATCTAAGAAAACAGGTGTGATAATTTTTTCAGGTAAATCGAGGATATCCGTTTTCATTCTTCTAAGAACAATGTTTTTAGTCATATCTCTTAATTCATCGAGATTACTTGCACCACTTGTGTTCCAAATCTTTTTACCTCCGACATTAAATTGATATCCGGCACAATATCTCCTAACAAAACTTTGCCAATTTAACGCGATTGGTGAATTAACTAATTTTAATAAATTATAATAATTAATTGGTCTCGATGTCATCGGAGTACCAGTTAACAACCACACTTTAGGTATTTGTTTGGCGATATCGTTGATTAATTTTGTTCTTTGTGCGGTTGGGTTCGAAACATAGTGTGCCTCGTCGATTATAACGAGGTCAAACCCTTCTTTAACTATTAATTGGTATGATTCACTATCTTCAGAGTTTTCGGTCGTGTGGTAGTTCTTAATGATGTCATAGTTGATAATATAAAAATCAAATGTGGACCCCCATTTACGACCTTCAACAATTAACACCTTTTTATCGGTGTAGTTATCGATTTCACGTTGCCAGTTAATCTTCAAAGATGCGGGACAGATAATTAATACTTTCTTTGCCCCACTCTCAAGTGATGCAATAATTGCTGATGTTGTTTTACCTAATCCCATATCATCGGCAAGTATGTATTTGTTATTTGCCAATAATTTTTCAATTGCCACCTTTTGGTGTTCCATTGGTGCTCTATGTGAGTATGGACTATAATCCACTTCTCTGTTTAGTTTCTTTTCTTCTTGAATAATTGACGACTTTGGTAACCATAATGAATAGTTCTTCTCAGTCTCAACTACTTTACCCCAAATGTGGTATGCCTTATCACTTTCACACAACAATTTCTCACACCATATCTTTTCAGGGACATAAGTGAGATGTTTACTTTCCATAATTGTACTCGCAAAGTTTTTAGAAATGTTTAGATATTTTTTAGCAACACGAGGTACCGTCTCATGATATTTCAAGACGTATTCTGCCTGAGGTCGAGTCAATTGAAAGTTTTTAACTTTAGAAAACTTTTCTTTCCAATCCAACAACTGATTGTTGAATCCTTCGTAACTTAATAAGATATCCCTCGCCTCTATCTCGGGTATTTTATTCTGCATATATTCTAAATATAAGAAATTAGAATGAATAATGGAACTATTTATTGGGTATGAAACATAAGTTACCAATAACAAGACTTAGTAAATTTTTCTCTGAAACCGATTTTGATTTAAATGTTCAAATGGGTCAGGAATATTTGCATGGTGATTTGAATATGAAATTGGTTGTTTTTCGTGTCGATAGACAAAAGACAGATACCGATGAAGTATACGCTGAAGTTGGTAAAGACCAAATCAAATTTTTACCTCCTGTTGAGTTTAATGCATTGGTAAAAATTGAGGAACCAAAAAATACCACATATAAAGGTGGTTTAGGTAGATATTTGGAACCTGGTAATATGACTGTTTCTGTTTATATGAGACATTTAGAGGAACTCGAAATAGATATAAGATACGGAGATTACATTGGGTATCCTGAATCTGAAGAAAGAATTAGATATTATACCGTTACAAATGATGGTAAAGTAACCTCAGACAATAAACATAGTATGTTTGGATTCAAACCATATTATAGAACCATTCTTTGTGTTCCAACACAGGAATCAGAATTTCGTGGAATTTAAACATGGGAATACCTAAAAGAAAAAATAACATCCAAGTCTACGGAGTTAAATCCGATATGAACGGACCCGATATTGTCGGCAGAAGAAAAGAGTTACTTGAGAGAATAACCAAGTCAGACACTTTTTTACCTGATTCGATTTTACACGAGGACCTTGACTTAGGTATGCTCGATTTTGTTAAAGAACATTTTAAGATTATATCTGACGGAGACCAAATTCCGATTATCCCGAGAATATTAACAATTCAAAGATGGGGTGAGATGTCAAACAATTGGACATTTGCCGATGAGGATGGTAATATGAAACTACCATTTATGGCGGTTATTAGAAGACCCGACGTTCAACCCGGTACAAACCCTGTTGTTCAAAGAACAATTCCCGATAGGAGAGACTTTTTCTATGCATCGGTTCCAACATGGAACGGAACTCAAATGGGTGCGGACATATACAAGATACCTCAACCCGTGGCAATTGACATTACTTTTGATGTGACCATTGTTTGTACAAAGGTTAGAGACGTAAATAGATTTAATAAAATCGTTTTACAGAAGTTCTCTTCACGTCAATCGTACACAAGTGTAAAAGGACACTACATTCCGATTATATTGGATAGAATCGAAGATAACACACCAATGGACTCATTGGACGGTAGAAGGTTCTATATCCAAAACTACACATTTACAATGTTAGGGTTTTTAATTGACGACGAGGAGTTTGAAGTTAAACCAGCAATCAGTAGAATGTTTCTTTTGAATGAGTTTATCGCAAGTAATAACTTTGCGAAAAAATATATTAATAAAACCATTGAAATTACGGTGGCAACGTTCACCGCCGATGGTTTACAAACCGTTTTTAGTGTTGGTGAAAGTATTAATGTCCTCTTTACCGTTGCGATTAATGGTCTTGTACAAGTTAGAGATGATGATTATTACCACATCCCCGGAACGTCTAAAATAACCTTTGCATCTCCACCTGATGAGAATGATGTTATTACCATCACATACTTTAAAGGTAGAAACGATACATTTATTGATACCTTCGGTAAACCATTACAAGTTACAAATGAAACTTTTGTATATGATGGTTCCACATTGGAATTCACAACCTCATCACCAATAGATAGTATTGTCAGTTTAGACATCAACGGTCTTGTTGAAGATGAAGGGTCGGGATTTGAAGTATCAGGTAACTATAAAGTTAAACTACTCGGAGCCCCTGTTATCGGTTCAAAAATTGGCGTGGTTTACCTAAGTTAATCTCCATATAAATCTTTCTTTTTTGGTTTACAGGTCTCCTCAATCCATTTTTGGACAACCTTATAAATCTTCAATCCGTTTTTATCGCAATAATCTTTTAACATCTCATGGTGTTTCTCACTGACTTTGATGTTTTTTAAGTTTTCTTTTGTCATAAAGATAAATAATGATAAAAAAGGATTTTTAAATATCTTTTTTTAAAAAACTTACGAAATCTTTGCTAGAATCAAAGATATTTATAGAATAACAAATAAAATAAATAAACCAAACAATTAAAAATGGCAAATTCAAATAGAGTATTTGTATCTCCAGGTGTTTATACATCAGAAAAAGATTTAACATTCGTCGCACAAAGTGTAGGTGTTACTACATTAGGTTTGGTAGGTGAAACCTTAAAGGGTCCAGCCTTCGAACCAATCTTAGTTAAAGATTATGATGAGTTTAAATTGTACTTTGGAGGTTCATCACCAGCAAAAGACGGGGCGGGTAACCCAAAATATGAGTTACCTTATGTTGCTAAAGCATACCTTGAAGAATCGAATCAATTATTCGTAACAAGAATCCTAGGGTTAACAGGATATAAACCAGTGAAAACTTTCGCAATTCAAACCCTTGGTGGTTTTGTTTTGGGGAGTATGACAACAGGTACCACAACAGGTATCACAATGGACCCAACACCATTAGCAACTTACACAGGAAGTACAGTATACGCTGAACTTTCGGGTAAAACTGCATATGATGGTACATCTATTACAGATTACATCTACACAGAATTTAGTGGTTTCACAGGTGGTACAGGTACATGGTTCGTTATTGGTGCGGCGGATGCAACAGATGTTGCAGCTCAAGACCCAACTAAAGAAATGATTTCACCACTTACAGGTGACCTAAATGTAAATTCATCTTGGAATAAAAATTGGTACAACACATTCAATAACGGTACAAATGAGGTTTATTCTTATTTATTCGTATGGAATGGTTCAACTAACCTATTCTCAGTAACAAGATATGAGTACGATGCAACATTAACCAATGACGGTGAAGTTGTTGCGGCGTTCCGTTCAAGAGGTTCTTATTCAGGACAAACATTGTTACTTGAAGTTACAGGTAACACAAGTTTCAACATTTCAGGTTCTGATTTGTCAACAAATCCTTTCGCCGAGTTTACAGTTAATGTAACGGGTTCTACAAGTGGTGTAAAATCATTCACTTGTTCAATGGATTTATCATCATCTAAGTATGTAACTAAAGTGTTAGGTACTGATGTATATGACAAACCTAAATCGGACATTCCGGTGTATGTTTACGAAACATATCCAAATTATTTAAAGACCGCATACGAACAAGGTTTAGTAAGAGGTATTAGTTTAACTGAACTTTATGTTTCTGAAGGTACAAACTTCGTTAGAGAGTGGGATACCCCAATTTCTCCAATGGTAGTATCTGAAGTACGTGGTGGTGAGGTTTCTGACCTATTTGAGACTATTACAATTTCAGATGGTGACGCAGCGAACGCACAAATCAAAATGTCTATCATCAATATCGATATCGAAACAGGTGAATTTGATTTAATTGTTCGTGACTTTAACGATACTGACGATAATTTAGTTGCACTTGAGAAATTTACAAGATGTTCAATGAATCCAGACCTACCAGGTTATGTGGCTAAGAAAGTTGGTACTTCTGACGGTGAATACGAATTACGTTCAAAATACATCATGTTGAATATGGCTGAAAACCACCCAACTGATGCGTTTCCAGCAGGATTTAAAGGATTTGTAGCAAACACAAACTTCTCAGGTTCTGTTTTGGGTTCAGTATTATATAAAACGGAATACTACACCGCAGGTGATGTTATCAGTTACAATGTTGATGGTTCTCCAGTTACATCTGCCGGTGATAAAATTAGAAAAGTAACTTTAGGTCTATCTTCACAAGTTGGACTTGACAAAGACTTATTCAAATATAAAGGAGCGGCGGCTGCGGGTTCAACAAGTGGTTTCCACTTATCAGTAAACGCATCTACTATTACAGGTACAACATTTACAACAACTCCTTACGATTTAGAAGGACAAACAGGTGTTGATAATCCATTAACAGCAACAACTTACCGTAAATTCACATTTGCAGTTGGTGGTGGTTTCGATGGTTTTGACATTTATCGTCAAACTAAAACTTACGGAGACGGATATATCTTTGGTAAATCAACATATGTAAGTGGTCACACAACTAACGGTGGTGTATTCAGTACAACTGTTGGAAACTCTGATTATTATGCATACCTACAAGGTATTAACACATTCGCAAACCCTGAAGCGGTAGATATCAACATCTTCGCAACTCCGGGTATTAACTTCTACGACCATAGTTCATTAACTACACAGGCAATCGATATTATGGAAAACGATAGAGCGGATTCACTTTATGTTATTGCATCTCCAAACGTATCAACTGCGGACGAAGTAATTGACGCATTGGACGGTGTGGCATTGGATACTAACTATTCAGCAACCTACTGGCCTTGGATTCAAGTTAGAGACCAAGACAACGCAACTCAATTATACATTCCACCTACAGGTGAGGTTGTAAGAAACATTGCGTTAACAGATAACGTATCATTCCCTTGGTTCGCAGTAGCGGGTTATTCAAGAGGTTTGGTTAAGGCAATCAAAGCGGTTAAAAAATTAACTCTTGACGAAAGAGATGATTTATATAAGGCAAGAATCAACCCAATCGCTACTTTCTCTGATACAGGTACCATTATTTGGGGTAACAAAACCCTTCAAGTAAGAGAATCTGCATTGGATAGAATTAACGTAAGAAGATTATTGTTAAGAGCAAGAAAACTTATTTCAGCAGTTGCTGTAAGATTGTTGTTCGAACAAAATGACGAACAAGTTCGTAATGAATTCTTGAGATTAGTAAACCCAATTCTTGAAGCAATTAAGAGAGAAAGAGGTTTATATGAGTTCCGTGTAACTGTATCTAATGACCCTGAGGACATTGATGCAAACACACTTAGAGGTAAAATCTATGTAAAACCAACTCGTTCACTTGAATTTATCGATGTTGAGTTCATAATTACCCCAACAGGAGCATCATTTGATAATATCTAATGAAAATAAAGATGGGAGGGGGTAACCTCTCCCATTTATATGTTCCACGAGGAACCAAAAAGTATAAAAAAAATATTTGTATATTTTACCCAGTATTATATCTAGTATACTAGAACTAGTATTATATTTCTAGATTTATTTATTAAATCTTTAAATCCAGTTCCAGTATTTATACTAGTATAGGGAAAAAATACGAAAAAAAAACCAAATAAAAAAGGCCTACGTTGAAATTTTTTATTTTTTCAAGATAGGCATATTTATAAGTAAGAAGAATAACCAAAAAAAAACTAAAACAAAAATATAGACATGGCAGATTTATTAATGAAAATGCCGGTTCCTTACGAACCGAAAAGAGTTAACCGATTCATACTTAGATTCCCTTCTTCATTGGGTATCAACGAATGGTATGTGTCATCAGCGGCTAGACCAAGTGCAAAAATCAATTCAGTTGCGATTCCGTTCATCAATACCTCAACTTATGTTGCGGGACGTTTTGAGTGGAACGAATTAAGAGTAACGTTTAAAGACCCTATTGGTCCTTCTGCGTCACAGGCATTGATGGAATGGTTCCGTCTTCACGCTGAGTCTGTTACGGGTCGTATGGGTTACGCTGCGGGTTATAAGAAAGACATCGAATTGGAGATGTTAGACCCAACGGGTGTTGTGGTTGAAAAATGGATTCTTCAAGGTACATTCTTGACTGACTTGAACTTCAATGAACTTGATTACTCAAGAGACGATATCGCAACTATCACTGCGTCTTTACGTATGGATAGATGTATCCAAGTTTACTAATAGAAATAAAAAATATAGAATCTGTCAATATGAAGGTCTCCTCACAAGGGAGACCTTTACTTTTTATAATAAGTTTTGTATAATAGTATAGTTATAATAAAACACATTTATGGAAGAATTTAGAATCGACCCAACAATATCATATGATGTTGTAGAATTACCTTCAAGAGGTATTCATTACCCAAGTGGTAAGAAATCATTAAGAATCGCGTATTTAACCGCATCTGATGAAAATATCCTATCATCGGCAAATTTACTGGCAAGTAATAAAATGCTCGAAGAACTACTCAAAAGAAAAGTTTTAGATAAAGACTTCAATACTGATGAATTATGTGAAGAAGATAAACAGGCGATATTAATTTTCTTACGAAATACCGCGTTCGGTTCAATATACAAATACACAACAATCGACCCAAAAACAGAAAAAGAGTTTACTGTTGATATCGATTTAAGTGAATTAAAATATAAAGACTTTACGTTAGTTGCGGATTCAAATGGTGAATATCCATATCATATGGAAAAAAGTAAGGTTAATATTACTTTTAAATTTTTGACCTCAAAACAAGAAAAAGAATTAAAAGATATTGAAACAAGTTGGAATGGTAATGGGGTTGCACCTATCATCACAAAAAAACTTGAGATGATGATTAAATCCGTTGAGGGAAATAAGGATTTAATGAATACTCACAATTTTGTTGATAGATTACCAATCAAAGACTCTCAAGATTTTAGAAAGTTTGTAGAAGAAAATAAACCGGGTGTGAATTTAACCCAAACAATTAATACCCCGTCTGGAGATATTACCCAAATTGAAATTGGGTTCGGGGTTGGGTTTTTTCGCCCTTTCTACGGATTATAAGAAAGGTCAGTTAGACGAAATTTTATTTTTAGTCAAAAGAGGGTTCTCTTATGGGGATATTATGGGTATGCCTATCTATGTTCGAAGATACTATATAAAGTATCTTATGGATATAGAAAATACAAATTAATCTATTTATAGGTATGGCAACAATTGATTGGAAAAAAGTAGGTGAAGACTCAAGAAAGTTAAATCATTCTGATACTCAATCGGAGGCATATGCTAAAAAATTAAATGGAGGTAATCCATTGTCAAGTAGCGAGCAGTCTCAATTTGCCCAAGGTTTTATTGGTCGGGGTACTGGTTCTAATAGTGGTGGCGATAAATATAGTTTTGGTAAAGCCGCATCAAAAACAGGTGGCGATTTTGTTGAAAGATTAGCTGGTTCTCAAAGTCTACCCGCTTCAGCGTCATTGGCTGATAATGAAAAACTTGAGGTTACTGATATTGTAAAAACAATTAGAGGTGGTCTGGGTGGAGGTATAACCTCATTACTCGGTGACTCAATTTTTAAATCCTTAGAATTTGCCGGTAAACAAATAACGGACGTTCTTACTAACGAAGTTAAATTAAGAAACGAAGTAAACGCCAAATTAGGAATGGCGGGCCAACTATCGAGAGATTATAGGGATAATATTTTTGAAGCCATGCCCGCGGTTGCAGGTATGGGATATAGTTTCGATGAATTAGCGTCAACTACCATGCAAGTGTCACAAGACATGGGTAATATGGCGATGGTTGGTGCTGATGTTTTTGAAAAGGGGGCGGTTACATCAAGAGCGTTCATTGGTAACTTACAGGACCTTCCACAATATCTAAACAACTTCAATGAAATTGGTATAGGAGCGGGAGATGCGTTAGAACAAATTAACGAGGCGGGTAAATCATCTATGGTTTTAGGTTTAAACTCTAGAAAGGTTGTATCTGAGGTAAATACGAATTTATCTAAAATAAACCAATACGGTTTTCAAAATGGGGTTCAAGGTTTAACCAAAATGGTTCAACAATCAGTTCAATTCAAATTTAACATGCAGAATACCTTTGATTTGGCTGAAAAATTATTTGACCCAGACCAAGCAATTGATTTAACGGCAAATTTACAAGCAATAGGTGGTGCAATTGGTGATTTTAACGACCCACTTAAAATGATGTATAACGCAACAAATGATGTTGGAGGAATACAGGATGCAATAATAGGCGCTGCAGGTTCATTAGCAACTTACAACCAAGAACAAGGTCGTTTTGAAATAACAGGAGTTAATTTAAGAAAGGCAAAAGCGATGGCTGAGCAATTCGGAATGACAATGGAAGAATTAAGTAAAACTTCTATTAAGGCATCCGAAAGACAGTCCGCATCAACTGCTCTTATGTCAAAAGGATTTGCGTTAGATGAAAAAGAGAAAGAATTCTTAACCAACATCTCAAGAATGGAAGGTGGTAAAATGGTTATTGACGTTTCCTCTATATCAAAAGAATTTGGTGGAGCTCAGAGAATTGCTTTAGATACTCTAACCAAAGTTGAAGCGGATGCATTATTGGCAAATCAAAAGGCATTTGAAGAAATGTCAACTGAACAAATCGCAAAAGAACAATTTACTCAAACTCAAAATATGGCGTTGAATGTCGCTGAAATTTTAGGTATTTTGAGAGTTAGATTTGCTCGTGAAGCGAGAATTGCAGGTGCTGCCATTGATGCGGAAACAAAAGGTGTCTCAGATTACCTTTCAAAAACTGCGAAAGAAATGAACGAGAGTTCAAAAACTGGTGCAAAAAACGCAAATATTGACGTGGTGGACAAAACAATTAAAATGGCAACTGACGTTGGAATGTATGGTTCTAAATCAACACCACAACAATCAGTACCTGTTAACAATTCAACACCGACAACAAATACACCGGCAACAACAACTGAACCACAATCCAATAAAACAGAAGTTACACTTAATATTAAGAGTGATACGATTATGGATGAATGGTCAAGATATCTTGTTAGAAGACCCGAAGCAATTGACGAATTTTTAAATGGAACTAGTCCAAGAGATTATACTAGTCAATCATAAACATAAAATAAGTAAATCTCTATTTATAGTAAAACAATAAATGCCAAGTTATTTAGATTTTAGTAGTACATCGACATTCAGGGACTTCTTAATATCAAAGACGTTACAACGTCCATTTGGTCCCCAAACATTTACTGCGGCAAACTATAGTGTTCAGACTCTAAGTAATTTAGCCAATGTTGACCCAGGTGCGGTCGACACAAACCGTGCAAATGATTTATTACAGATTAAAAATACAAACATTTTTAAACCTGTAAGTTACTTTGTAACTGAAAATATTAATACAATACCAAGAAGTGCCAATTTAAATTTATACCCCTATTTTACAAGAGGAGATATAAGTAGTTTATTTGGTATTATGTCTAACAGTAACTACGATAATGAATCGCAGTTAATGAAATTCGCGGCATTAAACATACGTGAAAATAGAGACGGTCCCGTTTTTGCGAGGATTACACAAAATTTAACTGCGGCCACATTAGGTAGAGTTAGAATTGCGGATGCAATAAATGGAAACACAGCAACGGCAATCAATATCGTTACAGGTAGAGAACCGTTAATTGAAAAGAATTATAAAATTACGGTCGCCAAGACATTATTAGGTAAGGGGATAGATTTTCTACAAACCGTTGCGGGTGTCGAATTCCCGTTTAGTGAAATACCGGGTGATTATTTATCTAACCCACAAAACCCAATTGAAAATAGACCAACACCAAGAACTGAAGGTGGGGCAATTCTACAAGATATTACAGGTGCGTTAGGTTCATTAATTGGAATTCAAAGAAGACCAAAGGTTTCAAGAAAACCTTCTGATTTGATGATTGAATATATGGGTGATGGTCAAAAACAAACTTTGTTTGACAACTTATCATATTCGAAATACGCACCAAACTACACGACTACTGCAAGGTCACAACAGTCTTCAAAACTTTTTAACAACATTAGTCAATTTGCTCAAGGAGTTAAATCTCTTTTAGGGTTAGAGGCACCAAAAGGTGTTGCATATATTGGTGATGATAGAAGTGAAGATGTTAAGATGACAATGTCTGACGCAAATAACAATATGGTAAAAGGTAGTTACTATATGGGTATGATGTTTGACCCTGTTCAGACATCTTTATTTGAAAGACAAAGAAATATAAGTGAAGGAGGTACACTAAGTACTAAACTAACATGGATTAGTCGTAATTCAAAAGAATATAATTTATCACCAAATGAAACAAAAATTCCACGTACCGGTTTCTTTGGTGAAAGGTCGGAAACAACATATTCAAGAGAACAAACATCACATGTTGATTCTCTATCAACAAAATATGGTTTTAGAGAAGATTCGATTTTAGGTAAAACACAGGAACTCCTTGATTCTATGCCGAATGACGGCATGGCGTCTCGTACTCACGTTGGTAATGTTATTGACCAAACAAGTAGAGTGTTCAGAGAAGGTGAAACAATGTTATCAAGAGGTTCCGCAATTCAATATGTTGACAAATACACAAAAGAAAACACCGGTATAGAATATTGTAGAGTGTGGACAAAAGATAGGTCTTACTTTAACTATTCAGATACCATGAAGAGAACGGGTAATATCCGTAAATTCGATGATAGTGTGATGTCAACCCCATGGAACTTGAACATTGCACCTATGTCAGATGGTGATAGAAATTTTGAAGGGGTTTCAACAAACATTAAAAAAGGACCTCCCGGAGATGGATTTTATGCAAAAAAATATATGTTCTCAATTGAGAACTTGGCATGGAAAACATCAAACACCCCTGGATTCACATATAATGATTTACCTTACTGTGAAAGAGGTAACAACGGAGGTAGAGTTATGTGGTTTCCACCATATGACTTAAAAATCAGTGAGCAGAACTCAGCAAGATGGAGTGATAACACATTCTTAGGTCGACCTGAACCAATATATACGTACCAAGATACATCAAGAACGGGAACATTATCATTCAAAGTGGTTGTCGACCACCCTAGTATCTTAAACCTATTAGTTAGAGAACACTTTAAAAATATGAGTGACGAAGAGTCCGAAAATTACATCAACGCATTTTTTGCGGGATGTGAGGAATTGGATTTCTATTCACTTATTAGAAGATACACTTATTTGGATTCTGATGACATCACTTTAATAAAGATGTTCTTAGAAAAAGGTAAAGACCCTGAAGTAATTAAGAAATACAAAACCATTATAGAACCCGTTGTTAATACGGACCAAAGTGGTGGTTCGGCAAACGCTAACAATGGTAAAAATGAAGGTTTTAAATGTGTTCTTAAATATGATAACGACATTCCGGGTCCACGTTTTCAATCCGTAGAAGTTGACACACCATACGGTCAATTGTTTGAACCGTTCTACATACAAAAAACAGGACATACCGCGGCACTTGATACCGCATTAAGAAGTATTACTGGTATAACACAAACCGCACAAGTTTTAAAAGAGAGAGAATATGTTTTTGGTAAAACGGGAACTACAATTGATAATGCAGCCGTTCTTTATCAAACAAATTTACTTGATGGTTATTTTGAAACGGCAAAAAAAGAATATGAGAAGTTTACTGGTGGAACTGCAACACTTAAAGAAATGATTAGTGGGGGTACTGTACAAAGAATTTACTTAACAGTTGAATCGTCTTGTTCATCAGTTGCATCTGAACTATATAATGAAAACTTGGCACTTAGAAGAAGTTCAAGTATTATAAAAGAATTCTTTAAAAATATTTCAAAAGATGGAACTGTTCCTAAAGAATTTAAATGGGTTAAAAGTATTGGTATTGCTGAGAATAAAAACTTATCTGAAAATGATAAAGTTATCATTTCGAAAGGTAAACCAATAGTTATTAAAAAAGAATATAAATTAAGTGATTTTGGATGGACGGATAATACGGGTTCAGTTGTTATTGACTCGGCAAACTACGGTGAAAATTTTACAGGACCGTCACCCGATAGTCAATGTAGAGGAAAGGAATTTATTACTGTTAAGAGTTTAAAAATCCACGCACCAGTTGCATTTTTCTGTAGACAATCAACAGCGGAGGTTAAATACCATATTGAACCTGAAAAACCAAAACCAACACCTCCCCCAACAATCGTTACGAGAATTGAACCGGATGGTGAAACTACTTTATATCCACCAACTAAGAAACCTGCGATAGACCCAATGAAGAGAATCATCATGAAAACTCTTTCAGAGTGTTTCTATTTCAAAAAACTTGAAGAGGATTCTCCAGTGGCGTTCAAATCATTAAAAGAAAAATTAAAATATTTCCATCCAGGTTTCCACTCAACAACTCCTGAAGGATTGAACTCTCGTTTGACCTTTATGTTACAATGTATAAGACCGGGTGACACAATACCTATTAAGGGAATTGCGGATGATGCAGATTTAAATGCAAGAAATACTTCATTTGGTCCACCACCTGTTTGTGTTCTTAGAATTGGTGATTTTTACCATTCTAAAATTATTATTCGTGATGTTAACATCACGTATGATGATTCACCATGGGATTTAAACCCTGAAGGTATTGGTGTACAACCAATGATTGCCAATATTACATGTCAAATTGCATTTATTGGAGGACAGGGATTGTCAAGACCTGTTGAGAGATTACAAAACGCTCTTTCATCAAATTTCTTTGCTAATACTGAAATGTACGATGAAAGGTCAATACCAACAAATGAGACAATCGGTGGTGTGGACGCAAAAGAATTTACAAAAGATTTCTTGGAGAAATTATTAAGTGATTTACCAAAACAAAAAGAAACCCCTGAAACTCAAAACACTAATGAAATTAGTGAAGGAAAATGGATTGGTACATTTATTACCCCATCATCAACGATGGACTTCACCCCATTACTTAAACCAGTATTTGATAATACTGACAATTATTTTAAAAAGTACGAAACTACCTATAACAAAATGATTAAAAGATATGGTCAAGACATTGGTACATTATTGTTTACTGACACGTATAGAACAATTAAACAATATGATGTTTACACAACCACTAGTACATCACCGGGAAAAACACTATCATTAGTTGGTCTTTATAAGAAAAACAATGAATTACCAATCTTAATGAGGGGTGTTAAAAGTGCGATGATTGCACAATTAGATAATACCGACCTATCACTCATGTTTGGATTAGATAAAGTTTTAACACCACCTAAATTAGCCAAGTCAAACGAATATCTTAAACCTTTGATTACTAAAATAGTTGAAGATAAATTAAACGAACTAATCGATACAAATCCATTCAGTGAATTTGAATCTGTGAGAGATTCGTTGATTAAGAGTTTAGACTACGTTAACTTCCTTGTTAAATTTGGTAAGGATACAATGGTAAAAGATGAAGATGTTACTGAGGCTGTTTTATCGGGTTATACATATGATTTACTATATAATGAGTATAGTAGTTGTATTGACTACATTGAAAAGAACACACCAAAAATGTTTATTGATTTAACATCAACAATTAATTTTAATACACCAACAATTGGTTCAATTGAATTTGAAAGAATTATGACCGTATTTCTTCAAGAAAAGGTTAATGAGATTGTTAAGGTTTATGAAAATGACCAAACAATATTTCCTGAGAACATTAGAAAGAAAATTAGAAATAAGATTGAAGATTTTGTTGAGGAACTTAAAGATAAGGATTTTAAATTTTCAAAATTTAAAGATAGGAAGAACAGTAAAAAAATTACATTTTCTTTCACGACCACTAACTTATCTACAGATGCGACATTCAATGAAGAATCTAAAAAAGTACATTCAGATAATGTTGAAGTGACAGACAAACTAAACTACTACAAAAGTAATAAAGATAAAAAGTAATGGCAAGGGATTATTTTAACAGATATCAGTTTTTCATTGAGGACAGTGAATTTAAAATTGTTCCGGGTATTGAGATTCCGATTAAAGGAACCGACAAGTATACATTCTATAAGAAAGGAAAAGATAGATTGGATAAAATCTCTCAAGAATATTATAATTCACCCGTTTTTGGTTGGGTTATTTTAATGGCAAATCCATTGGCCGGTAGTTTAGAGTTTGAAATTCCGAACAATTCGTTAATTAGAGTACCATTTCCTTTAACTACGACTTTACAAGATTACAAAAGAAGTGTAGAATTGTATAATTTATATTATGGCGAGTAATAACGATTTATCAAATAGTGAAAACATACTTGTAAAAGTAGACCAAAACAATCTTATTTACATCGACCCGAATAGTATTGTCGATAATGACGGTAATATTCAACCAAGGGGTGTAAAACAAGAGAATTTGGTTATGTATGTTAACTTGGAAGCAGATATTATTCCGAGAACATCTCTTGTTGCCAAAGACCAAGGAAGTACCTTAATTAGTATTGCTAAAGGTAATCTTAATTTTCTTAAAAATCAAACAGGTGATGGTAACTTTGATACATCGTGGACGGAGTCTTATTTGGGTAAACCCGAATTAAACACAGCTAACGATGCAAAAACCAAAGTAACGGATGATTATTACCTATCTGATTCTAGTGGTCAGAGTTTCGGTATGGATAGTATTAACATAACAGTTAAAGGTGCAAATTTCACACCCCAAGTCACAATTAACTTTATTGACGTTAGAGGTAAGACACTATTTGAATCATCTGAAAATTCACCATACCGTGCATTTTTTCATATTCCATGGCCAATATTCTATTTGACGGTAAAGGGTTATTATGGTAAGGCGATAAGATATCGTTTACATATGACCAAGTTTTCATCTAAATTTAATGATAGTAATGGTAATTTTGAAGTAACCACAACATTTGTTGGGTCAACGTATGCATATATGAATGACATACCTTTATCTGCAATTATCAACTGCCCATATATGTTTTTAACTGAGAATGTTGAGAACAAAAAGTTTAACGAAAAAGAAGGTAGGTACGAAAAGAAAATATCAAGAGGCTCAAGAGGATACCAAGTATTAAGGTCGATATATCAACAATACGAACAAAAAGGTTTAGTACCAAAAGGTACATTTATTAAAAACGACGGTAAACCTGTAAAGACATTAAAAGACTTAGGTTATATTGCCGAATCACTTGACAAAATCTTAGAGAGAAAAATCTTTAACGAGGTTGTTGATATGAAAGTATTCCAAGGAATTAAAGAACTTGAGGATAACTTAAATAACTTTGAAAATTCCATTAAGGCGTGGTCAAAACAAAATTTATCTTCAAAAGAGTATGAAACCAAAACACCTACCGTTGTAAATCCGTTAGTTGAAAGTACAGATTATAATTGGTATTACTTAGTAAAAGATAAGAAAACTTTAGAAAAGATAACAGGACAAACCGAAGGAACTTTAGAAAGACTTATTACAATTTACCCTGATGCGTTAAATAAATCAATTGATTTTACAAATAAATTGATGAATAAAACTTCTGCGGATTTTAAGAAAATTTCATTAAACACAATTAAAAACATTAAAAACTATTATGATGTAAAGAGTGATGGTTTTGTTTTGATTGGTATTGACACATTGTTCAAAGATATTTTTGAAATAAAGAAGTCATTTGATGAACAAAGAAAAAAACTCGAAGACGACGTTGAGAAAAAAATGAACGAGGTCATCAAAGACCCTTCTCAAGGATTTGGATTTGAACCAACAATCAGAAATATATTTGCAGTACTTTTAGCAAACGCGGAAGTTTACATCCGTTTAATGAAAGACACACACAACAGAGCGTTTGATTCTGCGAAAACCCGTGCTAAGTTATTATCGGGTTTAACTGATGAACAAAAAGGAAAGGGTAGTGCAATATATCCATGGCCTGAAGTTAAAAAACCCATTTCAGGTGGTAAACAAAATGTTATTGCATATCCGGGTGAACCTGAATTAATAAATAAATTAAAATCAAACAATAACACCATTTGGCCTGAAGTTGACTTTGTTGAAGAATACATTAAAATTGTAACTAACAAATTAGATACGGGTGTCACAAACGAACCAACGGTTAGTGATGTTAATTATATTTTTGAAACTGATTCTACTGAAAATAATTTAGACGATATAAGTGGTATGGATGCCATGAATGAAGGGGTACCTTATGTTGATAGGGTATTTTCATCATTTGTTTATGAACTTTATGAAAGAATAAAATACACAACCCTATTCGATTCGTACAATAACAACTTATTGGATTTATTGGCAAAAGAAGAGGTGGAAAATATTAAAGAATCAATTAGTGAAGATGTTGATTTAGTTGACCTATGTCAAAAATTAACAAATATTGATGCACTAATTAGATATAAATCAGCATCACCCTTACTAAATGATAACGGAACACCACAATTAGATTCAGAAGGTAAACCAAAAACCGTGACTCTTTTTGATGGATACCTCCCAAGTTCATCACCATATGAAAGGTTTCCATATTTTAGAGACCATTTACCAACAGTACCATACTTAAAAGATATTATTGATTCTCCATTTAAGTTTGAAAAATACGGAACTGTTAATAGACAAAGAAAATCGTTTAAAGGAAAAGAAATAAACGCTGAGTTAGTGAAATACGTTCCTGAACCATATAGAACTAAAATATATCCATTCAATTCAGACATTTATTTAGATTATTTGAATAAGACCGAATTTACTGATGATAATTTTAAATTTAATGGAATTTTACAAGTTAACCCATCACAAGCATTTGTGTGTTCACCGTTTAATGTGACTTCATGGGTTAAACCTGGGTACGATGAAAACATGTTTACACAAAAACTTAAAAATGGTAACACATCCGTTAATATATTAAACACACCATATTTTCATAAACAGTTAAAATCTGATTTTGGTAAAACAACCAAATTTGGAAAGTATGTTGGGTCATCATATCTATTATTAAATTCGTTACCGTTTTTAGATTTAGAAGATACCATCACATTTACTGACACATTAGGTGTAATGTTTGGTCAAACTAACAACAGTAAATCAATATTAATGTCTTCTTTATTCAGAGAAGTATCATCAACTCATTTTGTACCATATCACTTAATGTTAAAGTGGGGTGCGATGTATCATAGATATAAAAAACAAATTATCGACGGTGTTGATATTTTAAGTGGATTTGTAAATTCAAGTAACGTTACTCAACCAATAACCGGTAGTTCATTTTTTGATGGTGGATTCACAGGTACAACTTTTGAGACATTTACCGTAGGTGCAAATACTATTAACCATTCGTTGTCAAATAACGTAGGTTTAAATCCATATTATCAGTCAATATTTCATCAAATTGTTAATGGGTATTCACATTATAATGTTTATTCGGGTAATACTGACTATACGGGTAAAACAAACACCAATAATATTATACACAAACCACTTAAAGGAAATAATAATAACACTTATTGGAGTGTGTTGGTTGATAACTCAAAATATAAATCAACGGAACAATTTTATACATTATTACCGTCCCATGGTTTAAACCAATCGGATTTAGGTAATAAGAATTTAGAGACATTTGATTTTGCTGAACAATATACATTTAGAGGTTGGTGGATAGATGAGAGTGTAACTGATGAATTTTCAGGTAAAACATTTGCATCATATTCCGAATACCCAAGAAACTACGTTTCGGGTTCAACCACGGATAACACATTTACGATTGACGCAAACTACAGAAAGGTAATTGATTTAATTGGAACTTTCAGTCCACAAATATTAGAATCGTTTGAAGGAATGTTCTTAGATTTTGCGTCTGAAAAAACTAATGATGAGATACCATTCCAAACATTTGACAACTTAAACTACGGTAAATTCCAAGACTTACTTAAAGAATTGGTGACCGTACCTAAAGAAACCACTGATAGTACGTCTAATACAATGTTCAACATTGTAAAAGATAGACAACTTGAAAAATCAAAATCGGTGAGTAACCGTTTGTTAAGTGTTAATAATATTATAAAATTCACATTGGCAAATCCAAAAGAAATTGACCCATATACGTTTTACGGTATGACATCTTTTGATAATTACAATGTTTTTAGTGTTGCCACGTATAATAACAGTGACCTAACCCCAACAAATCAAAATTTTATTAAATTATACATTGGAGAGGATATCGACGGTTACTATCAAGATTTCTTTGGTGTTAATGACATAAAACTTACTGAAGAAAATATTATCAGATTTAGACCATTAGTACAAATCTATGCGGGATATAGAAAGTCAGGTGGAACCAACACAAAGGCGGCATTTAGGGAGTATCTTAGACTATCCGTGTTTCAGGGGCAAGGAAATAAGATTTATGCGAGTGGTTCTGACGTTAGATTAAAATATTTCTTAACTATAGTGTTAGGGGAAATTAGTAAAAAGGGTAATATCGAAAGAAAAGACTCATCCACCGATATTAGAAGATACCAAGGATATAACACGAACGATACGAAGTTAGAATTGTATAATACCTTCAAATCATTTAATGACAAATGGACCGCCGGTAACTCAATCGGTCAAAGATTATTACTTGAAGAATTTTTATTTTTAGATAAAGCGAATAGAGACATTGGGGATAAATTCTATATGAATATAGATAGGATTACAAATTTATTACACCCAAATAACATGAAGCAAAGTTTATATGGGTCAATATCAATATTGATACAGGGAACGGGTCTCGATATGAGGGCACTCCCCGCATATGTTAATTTCTATGGTACGAACTTAAAAAGTAAAACAAAGATTACACCATCTAAAAATGTTGCCAAAAATTTATTCGGTACCTTTTTAGAAGTTGATTATCAGGAATCGTCACCAAAGATTATTATTCAGTTAGTCGGAGCGTCATCAAAAAGACCTGACTTATCAAATAGTAAAGAATATAAGTTTGCGGATGATAGTTTTTACATTGGTAGCGTAAATAACAATCCATTAGTGATTACATCATTAGAAAGTTTTGCGGCAACTGATTTGAGTAAATCAAATAAAGTAGTTGCATTCGAGGTAAGTTTTGGTGACCAAAACCAAGGTATTTTCAAGGGGGTACAATTAGACCAATCAACCTTAAAGAACACATCTGAATCATTTGTGGTTTTAGAAAATTTGGCTAGGTCAGAATCAGGTGCGGGTGCATATAATGTGGATGTTAGTTTATTTGACTATTACAAACAAGCGTCATATAAATGTGAAGTCACATGTATGGGTAATGTAATGATTCAACCAACAATGTACTTTTATTTAAAAAACATACCAATGTTTAAAGGTTCATATTGGATTACGGAAGTAAGTCACTCAATTAAGGGTAATACAATTACAACAACGTTTTCTGGTGCAAGAATTCCGTATACATCTTTACCTGACCCTAAAGACTCATTTATTTCAAGTTACCGTGTTTTATTTGATAGAATGGCATCAAAGGCTCAATCGATACTTAAACAAAACGAAAAACCTAGTGAATCAAAAGAAGAGGTTGTTACTTATGAAGGTATAGCATACTCAACAGATAGAGCAGGTAAAACAATACAAGGTGAAGAAATAACTAAGTCTGAACCAAAAGTGGGGGTTACTGAATTTGGAATACCATATAATGGTTATAAAAACCAAAAAGACATTCAAAAAGTTGATAACAATGGAACATGGTTAAGAGCGGTGGTGGTAAAAATGGGTGGAGAAAAGTACCCAATTGACCCCGATACCACAATGGGAGTTGCTGACGGTATTAAATGGTCAAAAATCAGTGGAGCCAATTATAAGTTTTACAATACTACCTTTTTATCAAACATTGCGAGTTCGGAAAAAATTAGAACGGCAAAAACAGAATTTAAGAATCCTAAAAACGGTAAAACATATACATTGAACCCAAGTTATCAATTAGCGGAATCAATAGGAACTATTGTAACCAATGGACCAGTAGGTAATGGACCAAATGTTTCAGGTTATGGAATGGGTATGTCACCGTCATTAATGTCCGAACTTGGATTATATGATGGAGATGTGGTGTATTTTAAACTATCATAACTTTTTATTAGTGGTTTAAACAACGAGTTTTCTCATTTCTATGATATTTATATAAAAAAATACTATGAATAACGATAAATTAAACGATGCGCTTAACAACTACATTTCCCCTAAGATGGTAAGTAGTGTTTCTCAGGACGGAATGGAAAGAGAAGAGTGTGACCTAAGAACTGGTGAATGTTATGTTATCAGGTCTAAAGATGGTATTGTTGAAAGAATAAATAAAAAATTCATTACCGAAGACGGTAGACAACTTTTACAAGATTAATATCATGAATAACTTAGAAAAACAATTAATAGAAGAGGTAGCAAGATTTAATGCTATTAATAAGTACACAACTAAACTTATGAACGAACAGGGAGTACCTGTTGAAGACCCTGCGGCAATTGAACCACCGGTAGAAGGTGGTGAATTACCTCCACCTCCAGCAGATATGGGAGCACCTGATGCTGAAATGCCAACAGACGAACCGATACCAACAGATGTACCGGCGGAAGGTGGCGATACTGAAGAAATCGATATTACTGATTTGGTTAATATGACTAAGTCTATTAAACAAGACCTTGACGATAGTAAATCGGAAAACGAAGGTGTTGTTAGTAAAATGGATGACGTATTCAGTAAGTTATCAGATTTAGAACAAAAATTAGCACAGATGGATGCGGTTATGAGTAAAATTGATGAACTTGGCAACAAGGTTGAAACGATGAGAGAAAAAACTCCTGAAGAGAAACTTGAAATGCGTTCATTTGATTCGTATCCATTTAATCAGAACCCACAACAATTCTTTGCACAAAAACAAGGTGAAATGAGACAAAGTGGTAAAAATGAATATGTTTTAACTAAACAAGACATTGACACTTATTCGCCCCAAACAATAAAAAACACATTTAATCCAGAACAACAGGAAGATGATTTTAAATTCTAATGTCAACCTTTTTTTAGGGTTACAAGCACAGTTAAGAATATTTCATTGGCAGACAAAAGGTTATGCAAGACATAACGCATTTGGTGTGACATATGATACTTTAGAAGATTTAATTGATACCTTTGTTGAAGAAGCAATGGGTAAGTACGGTAGATTCACATTAGATGACGAAACCAACACAATTCAATTAGCGAATTTGAAGGAACTTAAACCTGAGGCGATGTTAGATGTTATAATTTCTGCGTTGAATCAATTTTCAGAACAATTAGAAGAGTCTGATACTAATCTCTTAAATGTGAGAGACGAAATGTTGGGAGCAATCAATAAATTAAAATACTTATTAACACTAGAATAAAATGATATCAGGTTCAGCAGCGGTTATAGCGTCTAACACAACAACAGGTTCGTTATCGTACATTAATACTTTAATTACGGGAGCAACTTCACAAGGTTTATATGAGTTGAGTATACCACAACATTTTTTAAATGAGAACATGATTAGCGATTTGACTAACGTATACGGATATAAAGTTTATGCAAAGTCAAATTCATTTATGGGTACCAACAATGATTATGTTATCAAATGGAGATAACAACAGTCCCAACTCCCATAGATTGGGATTTATAAGGGAAAACAACTTTTTTGAAAATATTTGAAGTCGGATTTTGTAATTCGACTTTTTTTATCTATATTTTACTATAAACAATTTAAAAACCAAGATTTATGTCAACATTTGATTCAGTACTAGCACAGTACAACAAGAATGCCACAAGTGGCAACCAAAACAGAGTGTCTCAAGAAGACCGATTAAAAAAGTACTTCACTACCCTTTTACCAAAAGGTGCTAGAAGTGGGGAAAAAAGAATCCGTATCATTCCTACGACTGACGGAAGTTCTCCATTTAAAGAAGCGTACTTCCACGAAGTTCAAGTTGATGGAAATTGGCTTAAACTTTATGACCCAAAACAAGAGGGCAAACGCTCTCCATTAAACGAAGTTTATGATGCGTTAATGATGACAGGTTTAGAATCTGACAAGGTTCTTGCTCGTCAGTACAGAGCACGTAAATTTTACATCGTTAAAGTGATTGACCGTGAAAACGAACAGGACGGACCAAAGTTCTGGCGTTTTAAACACAACAGTAAGCAAGAAGGAATTCTTGACAAAATTTTCCCACTATTTAAAAACAAAGGAGATATTACCGATATCAATTCAGGACGTGACTTAATTGTTACTCTTGGTTTGAGTAAGGCAGGTAACGGTAGAGAATACACAACCATTAGTTCAATCATGTATGAGGATGCAAGTCCATTAAACAATGATGAAACGGTTTCACAATCGTGGGTTAATGACGAATTAACATGGAACGATGTTTACTCTAAAAAACCTGAAGACTATTTGGAGATGATTGCTAAAGGTGAAGTTCCTAGATGGGATTCAGAAACTAAGAAATTTGTTTCAAATTCTCAAGAAGAAACTCAAATAATGGCACCATCAACATCCACACCATCAGAACCAGTATACGATGCACAATCTGAAGCTGAATCTGACGACGATTTACCATTCTAATCTAACCCCCCAAGGACATTCTCACGGACTTTTTGTCTTTGAGGGTGTCCTTTTTTTAAAAAAAAACTTATATTATTAATATGGCAATAAAGAAACAAGACTTTTCGAGTGTTATCTCGAAGTATTCGAGTAAAATGACCTACAAACCTGATAGGTTCTTAGACCTTGGAGATGCGTTCTTGGATGCAACCGGTATTCCCGGTCCCGCACTTGGACACATCAATATGTTCTTAGGACATTCAGATACAGGTAAAACTACGGCACTTTTATCTGCCGCCGCAGATGCAATCAAGAAAGAAATTCTTCCTGTCTTTATTATCACCGAACAAAAATTTGCATTTGAACACGCAGATATTATGGGTATTCCCGTAACTGAGGATTTAGACAAATCTACGGGTGAAATTACTTATTCGGGTCAATTCATTTTCAGAAATGATTTTGAATACATTGAACAAATTACTGATTTCATTAATGAATTATTGGATGCACAAGAAAAAGGTACAATTCCTTATGATTTGTTATTCCTTTGGGATTCTGTTGGTTCTGTTCCATGTAAAATGACATTTGAAGGTAAAGGTGGTAAACAACATAATGCGTCAACATTGGCCGATAAAATCGGTATGGGTATTAACCAACGTATTTCAGGTTCAAGAAGAGCGGATAAAAAACACACAAACACACTTATCATCGTAAACCAACCATGGGTTGAGTTACCTGATAATCCATACGGTCAACCAAAAATTAAAGCAAAAGGAGGAGAATCAATTTGGTTAAACTCAACATTAGTTTTCTTATTTGGTAACCAAAAAAATGCCGGTACTACTAAAATTGATATTACAAGAAAAGGTAGAAAGGCAAACATCGGAAGTAGAAGTAAAATTTCAGTAATGAAGAACCACGTAAATGGTATCTCATTCGCCGATGGAAAAATCATGGTCACATCACACGGTTTCATGAAAATGAGAGACGCTGTTGAAGAAAAGAAGTCAAGAGAAGATTACTTGAAGAACAACTTAGAGTACATTGGAACAAGACTTTTCGGTGAAAAAATCACTGACATTGCAGGTATCGAATTTGAAGTCGGATACGAAGACGAGGATTAATTTTATTTTATTGTTTAACGTTTAATACGAAAAGACTAAATGTCAAATGTTTTATTGGTTGATGGAGATAATTTATTGACCATTGGGTTTTTTGGACTTAAAAATCATTTCTACAAAGGGAATCATATTGGTGGTTTATATCACTTTATTAATACCCTTCGTAGAATGGTTGAAATCCACCATTTAGACAAAATAGTCGTTTTTTGGGATGGTGAAGAGGGTTCTGCATCTCGCAAGAGATACTATCACCAATACAAAGAGAATAGAAAAAGTCGGATTAGAACAGAAGAAGAAGTAACCGCATACGGACAACAAAGAAACCGAGTAAAACAATATTTGGAAGAACTTTTTGTCCGTCAAGGTGAATACGAATACTGTGAAACTGACGATTCTGTTGCATACTATTCACAAAACTCACCAAAGGAGAATATTATCATATTCTCATCAGATGGAGATTTAACACAATTAGTTTCAGAAAACACAAAACTGTTTAATCCTTCACATAGTAAACTATATCAACCAAAAGATATGTTTGTTTATGACCACGAAGAGATTAGAATCGAGAACATCAAATTAGTAAAGATGTTGTGTGGTGACCCGTCAGATAACATTGCAGGAATTAAAAACCTCGGCGTTAGAAGACTCTTATCAGTTGTCCCTGAACTAAAAACTGAAGAACTTACATTAGAATTCATTAGGAACCGTTTTAACGACTTATTCGAACAGGATAGGGATAATCGTCTAATCACCAATTTGCTCACGGGAGTGACCAAATATGGGGTACTGGGTGAAGAATTTTTTGATGTTAACAGTCGAATAGTAAGTTTAGATAACCCATTTCTAACAGATGAGGCAAAGGAGTCGGTTGAATCACTAATCCATGATAAAATGGACCCCGAAGGTCGTTCTTATAAAAACACGATGAAGATGATGATGGAAGATGGTATCTTCCTTCTCTTACCCAAATCAGACGATGCGTGGATTAATTTTTTAAATCCATTCCTCCGATTAACAAGAAAAGAAAAAAATAAAAAAATAATAAAAATTAAAAACAATGAATAATCAAGATGTAACCAAATTCGAATTCCTTTTAACTCTTGAAGGAAACATTATCTGCCAACGTTTTTTCAACGTAAGAGAGCATAACCCACAATCTAGACGTTCGATGGATATACATGAGTACGTAAAAGAAATTTCAGACGAAATTTTTGATGGTTTGAGAATAAAAACTTCCGACTATCTCTATGAGAATCGTGAATATTTTTATGGTTTGACCAATGTAGAGACCAGTGATAATGACGAAAAAGAACATTTCCTTCTTGAAATTAAGATGGGTGACGATGTATTTATTTCAAGAATCATTCCCGCATATTTCTTCCATCCAAAGGTGAGATATACGGTGGATATTCGTCCTAATCTAAAGAGATACTTGGCAGTGTTAACTGACATACTATCTACCGATGTATTAGAAACAACTTATTTAAATTACCAACTTTAAAAATAAAAATATAACTTTGTAACATGACAGAAAAGAACTTTGGTCTTCTCGGAACATCATTCCAACAGGCACTAATTAAGGCGATAATTGAGGATAAGAAATATGGGGAAACAATTATTGATGTAATCGAGAGCAAGTACTTTGATAATAATTCTTTTAGATTCATCACTCAACACATTAAGGAACTTTACACGAAATACGGTAAAATTCCCAATTATGATAGTTTAAGTCAAAAGATAGTACTTGAAATGGGCTCACAAGAGAGTGCCAGAATCCACCTCGATACTATCGAATCGATTAAAGAAAAAGAAGATACCGAACAATTGGTTAAAGATGAGGCGTTGAACTTTTGTAAACAACAAAACCTTAGAAAAGAACTAAAAAAGGTAAACACCATTATTGACAATGGTGCATTCCATGAGTATCAAACAATTGAAAGTATTATCCAAAAGGCATTACAAGTGGGTATTCCACCTGAAGAGTCGATGGATGTGTTTCATGATATTGATGCCGCATTGGAAAAAGACAACCGACAAGCAATACCGACCGGAATCAACGGATTGGACAATATGTTGAAAGGTGGTTTAGGAAGAGGTGAATTAGGAGTTGTATTGGCACCAACAGGTACCGGTAAAACCACTTTGTTAACCAAGTTCGCCAACTCTGCATATGTTCACGATTTCCACGTACTTCAAATATTTTTTGAAGATAATCCGGCAAACATTAAAAGAAAACACTTCACTATTTGGACGGGTATTGAACCCGATGAACAACCAGAAAGAAAAGAAGAGGTTAAAGAAATGGTTGAGGAACTTCAGGGTAGATGTAAGGGTTCACTTAGTATTATTAAATTACCAAGTGATTCTGTAACAATATCTGAAATTAAATCAAGAATTAGAAAACAAGTTTCAGAAGGAAAACAAATTGACATGTTACTTATTGATTATGTTGATTGTATCAGCCCTGATAGGTCTAATTTTGGTGAAGAATGGAAAGGTGAGGGTTCTGTTATGAGAAGTCTTGAATCGATGACGACTGAATTCAACATCGCAATTTGGACGGCAACTCAGGGTAACAGAGAATCTATTTCATCAGAGGTGGTAACAACAGACCAAATGGGTGGCTCTATTAAGAAGGCACAAATTGGTCACGTAGTTTTATCAGTAGGTAAAACACTTGAACAGAAAGAACACAATTTAGCAACGATGACCTTACTGAAATCACGTATTGGTCAAGACGGTGTAATATGGAACAACTGTAAGTTCGATAACAAATTCTTAATTATCGACACCGAGACTCAGACAACTCTACTTGGTCACCAAGAACAAACAGTGAAAACCAATGTCAATAGAGCAGCAGAAATGTTCAAGAAAAGACAAGAAACATTAAATCGTTAATCAATTAAAAAATTTATACTATGAGTGAAAAAATTCTTAAAGAGAATCCAGGCCGTTTTGTCATCTTTCCAATCGAACATCACGATATTTGGAAACTTTATAAACAACAAGAAACATGTTTTTGGACAGCAGAAGAAATTGACCTAGCCCAAGACATTAATGATTGGGACAATAAACTAAATTCAGATGAACAACATTTTGTTAAGAATGTTTTGGCATTTTTTGCTGCGTCTGACGGTATCGTAAATGAAAACTTGGGTATTAACTTTTTAAATGAAGTTCAATATACCGAGGCAAAAATGTTCTATGGTTTCCAAATTATGATGGAAAACATTCATAGTGAAACATATTCATTATTAATTGATACATACATTAAAGATAAGAACGAACAAAATCATTTGTTCAATGCAATTGATACGGTACCTGCCATCAAGAGGAAGGCAGAATGGGCAATCAAGTGGATTAACTCTGATTCTTTTGTTGAGAGATTAATTGCGTTTGCTGCGGTTGAAGGTATCTTCTTTAGTGGTTCGTTCTGTTCTATATTTTGGTTAAAGAAACGTGGTTTAATGCCAGGTTTAACCTTTTCAAATGAACTTATTTCTCGTGATGAAGGAATGCATTGTGACTTTGCGTGTCATTTATATAATCACCACATTGAAAAGAAATTATCAGATAAAAAAATTAAAGAGATAATCTGTGGGGCATTGGAAATTGAAAAAGAATTCATTTTAGAGGCATTACCTGTAAGATTAATTGGTATGAACTCTGATTTGATGAAACAATACCTTGAGTTTGTTGCCGATAGATTATTAATGTCATTGGGAGTTAATAAAGTTTATAACTCTACAAACCCATTTGATTTTATGGAGAACATTGCCATCCAAGGTAAAACCAATTTCTTTGAAAAAAGAGTTGCAGAATACCAAAAGGCAGGGGTAAATAATAATTCGTCTATAGAGGACCTAAATACGAATTTTGACGAGATAGATTTCTAAAAAATAAAATAAACGATGAAAGTAAAAAAGAGAGATGGCTCCTTAGAGGAGATGAGATATGACAAAATAACAAGGAGAATACAACATTTTTGTGATGATTTGAATATTGAATTTATTGACCCAACATTAGTTACATTAAAAGTAACACAGGGTATATATGACGGTATTTCAACTGTGGAGTTGGATACATTGGCGGCAGAGACAGCCGCATCATTAGTAACCTCACATCCCGATTATGCGAAATTGGCCGGAAGACTTGCGGTTTCTAATTTACATAAAACAACACCTAAAAAATTCTCTCAGTGTATTAAGGAGTTGCATCATTTCATTGAACCTAAAACAAATAAGGAATCCTCTTTGATTGATGATAATGTTGCTAAATTTGTTCAACAAAACAAAGAAGTTTTAGATGGTGCTATTACCCAAGAAAGAGATTTTGATTTCGATTATTTTGGATTTAAAACATTGGAACGTTCTTATCTATTGAAAATCAATAATCGTATTGTTGAAAGACCACAATATATGTACATGAGAGTTGCCGTTGGTATTTGTAATGGTGATTTAGAAATGGCGTTAAGAATATATGACGACCTTTCATTACATTTCTACACTCACGCAACTCCTACATTATTTAATGCCGGTACTCGTAGAGCACAAATGTCATCTTGTTTCTTAATCGGTAACAAAGGTGATGATATTGATGGTTTATTTGACACAATTAAAGATGTTGCTAAAATTTCTAAATGGGCCGGAGGTATCGGATTACACGTTCATGATGTGAGAGCAAAGGGTTCTTACATTAGAGGAACAGGTGGAGAATCTGATGGTCTTCTTCCTATGATGAAAACATATAATGAAGTTGCTCGTTGGATTAATCAAGGTGGTAAAAGAAAAGGTTCTTTTGCCGTTTATCTTGAACCATGGCATGCTGACGTTTTTGAATTTATTGATTTGAGAAAGAATCATGGTAAAGAAGAAATGAGAGCAAGAGATTTATTCTTGGCAATGTGGACTCCTGATTTATTCATGGAGAGAGTTGAGAAAGATTTGGATTGGTCTTTGTTCTCACCTGATGAGGCGCCGGGTTTATCTGATATATACGATACACCTGAAGATAAATCTTTTACTCGTTTATATGAACAATACGAACAAGAAGGTAGGGCTCGTAAAACTGTTAAGGCAAGAAAATTAATGGATGCAATTCTAACTGCACAAATTGAAACAGGAACGCCTTACATGTTATATAAAGACCCAGCAAACTACAAATCAAATCAAAAGAACTTAGGTACGATTAAATCTTCAAACTTATGTACGGAGATTATCGAATACTCAAGTCCCGAAGAACAGGCGGTTTGTAACTTAGCGTCAATTGCATTACCAAAATACATCTTGGATAATGAATTCAATCATGATTTATTATATGATTACACATACCAAGTTGTAAAGAACTTAAACAACGTTATCGATTTGAACTTCTATCCTACTGAGGAAACAAAACGTTCAAATATGAGACACAGACCGGTTGGTTTAGGAGTTCAAGGTTTAGCCGATGTATTTTGTATGTTAAATCTACCTTTCGAAAGTGACGCGGCAGATGTTCTACAAACGGAGATTTTTGAAACCATTTATTTTGCGGCATTGACTTCTTCAAAAGATTTGGCAAAAGAAAACGGAGCGTATGAAACATTCCAAGGGTCACCTTTATCTGAAGGTATCTTCCAATATGAAATGTGGGGTAAAACAGATAAAGACACAAGTAAGAAATGGGATTGGAAGTCTTTAAGAAAAGAAGTTGTTAAGTACGGTGTAAGAAACTCATTGTTAGTAGCACCTATGCCGACAGCATCGACAGCACAAATTTTAGGAAATAACGAAGCGTTTGAACCATTTACATCTAATCTATTTTCAAGAAGAACATTAGGTGGTGAATTCGTGGTAGTTAATAAACACCTTGTTAAAACATTACTTGAAAAGGGTATTTGGTCAGACGAAATTAAAAAGAAACTTATCATGGAGAATGGTTCGGTTCAAAATATCCCTGAAATACCAACTGAGGTAAAAGAAGTTTACAAAACCGTATGGGAAATGTCTCAAAAGAGAATTTTATCTATGGCGGCGAATCGTTCTATTTACATCGACCAATCTCAGTCGTTGAATTTATTCATCGCAAATGCAAGTAAACAGAAAGTATTAGCGGCACACCTTTACGGATGGAAACTCGGTCTTAAAACCGGTATGTACTATCTAAGAACCAAATCCGCGGTTGACCCACTTAAAGGGTTAGGTATCGACATGTCCACAACAAAACCAAATAGTGAAACCCAAGAGGTTCCAAGTACAAATAACCTTATCCAAGATAATTCAGAAGAAATGAAATTAATGGAAATGGTTATGAGTTCAAGACCAACTGATTCACCGTTTGAATGTGAGGGATGTGGTTCCTAAAAAAAGTGGGTGGCTCCCTTAATGGTTCGCGGCCGACCGCAAGCATCTATTTTGTTTAGTTATACAGGGGGCGAAAAACTAAACAACATATACTCAATCCCAATCTGAAAAGGTTGGGATTTTTTATTTACTAGTATTCTTATATTGTTTATATTTATTTGTATGGCGACATATGGTATAGACTTCCCATTTAGACAAAGTTCAAAAGGTAGTTTCCTGAACATGACGGAAATACCTGAAAGGGAAATTAGAGCAAATTTGATTCATTTAATTTTAACCAGAAGGGGTACTAGATATTATATGCCCGATTTTGGGACAAGATTATATGAGTTCATCTTTGAACCAAATGATGCAGTTACGTTTCAACTTATTGAAGATGAGATAAGAACCACAGTAAAGAAGTACATACCTAATTTGGATATTAAATCAATTAGAATAACCCCTGCGGATATGGACCCCGAGCAACCTTCAAGTGTGAGTGAACAAGATGATGAAAGATTATTTAGAGTATCAGATAATTCAACAAAACCATACACTGCCAAGGTTAGAATCGATTACGACATTAATAATGAACCATTTAGTTCGTCAGACTTTATAATTATTAACATATAATATGGCTAAAAAGATATCATACGCAACAAGAGACTTTGCGGGATTAAGACAGGAGTTAGTTAACTTAACGAAAGAATACTATCCAGACTTAGTAAAGAATACCAACGACGCATCAATATATTCAGTTCTATTGGACTTAAATGCTGCGGTTACAGATAACCTTCACTTCCACATCGATAGAGTGTGGCAAGAAACTATGTTGGACTTTGCACAACAAAGACAATCTCTTTATCATATTGCGAAAACATATGGTGTTAGACTACCGGGTAATAGACCATCGGTTGCATTGTGTGATTTCTCAATCAATGTACCCATTAGGGGTGACAAAGAGGATGAACGTTATTTAGGTACAATCAAAGGTGGAGCCCAAATATCGGGCGGTGGACAAGTATTCGAAACAATTGAAGATATTGATTTTTCCAACCCTTTCAATAGTAAAGGTGAACCAAATAGGTTAAAAATACCAAATTTTGATGGTAATAATAGATTGATTTCATATACAATCTTAAAAAGAGAAGCGGTAGTTAACGGTGTAACAAGAATTTTCAGAAAAGTAATCACGGAACTTGACCAAAAACCTTTCTTTAAACTTTACCTACCTGAACAAAACGTTTTGGGTATAACATCAATAATTCATAAAGATGGTACCTCATTTGCTGGTAATCCAACTAACTCAGAATTCTTAGAGGCAACTAATAAGTGGTACGAAGTTAAATCATTAGTACAAGATAAGGTTTTCGTAGAAGACCCGACCACGGCATCAGATAGAGATAACTTTAAGGCTGGAAATTATATTAGTGTTGCCAATAAATTCATTACTGAATACACTCCTGAGGGGTATTTCTCGGTAACTTTTGGTTCGGGTAATGTCGACCCAATGGATAACTTAGACAATTACATCGATGGTAATCTTAAAGTTAACTTGGGAACCTATCTTAATAACATGTCTTTAGGTGCGTTACCAAAAATTGGTACCACATTATTCATCAAATATAGAATTGGTGGAGGTAAAGACACAAACCTTGGAGTTAATGTTATTACAAGTATTGATGATGTTGATTTTGTTATAACAGGTCCAAACGGAGCAACCAATACACAAGTAACCCAATCACTTATTGTAACGAATATAACACCAGCAATCGGTGGTTCTGATTTACCGGGAATTGAAGAAGTTAGAAATATGATTGCGTACAATTTTGCGGCACAGAACAGAGCGGTTACCTTAAATGACTATAAATCGTTAATAGAGACCATGCCTTCGACTTACGGAGCACCTGCGAAGGTAAACGTCATGGAAGAAGACAACAAGGTTAAAATCAAGTTATTGTCATATGATGAAAATGGTAATCTTTCAAACACCATTTCAACGACTTTAAAAGATAACATCTTAAATTATCTATCTGAATACAGAATGATTAATGACTTTGTTGATATTGAAAGTGGACAGGTAATTGACATGGGACTTGAGATTGATTTGGTAATAGATAAAAACGGTAATCAAACAGAAATTATTAAGACAACAATTGAAGATATTGTTGATTATTTTGCCATCGAGAAACGAAAAATGGGTGACCCACTATTTGTTGGTGATTTAAATAGATTAATAGGACAAGTAACGGGAGTGATTAACGTAGTTGATGTACGCGCCTACAACTTAACAGGTGGTGAATATTCATCTGCGGAGGTTGCACAATCATATGTTGACACATCAACAAAAGAAATACAACAGTCTGATATGACTGTATATATGAAGTCAAACCAGATTTTCCAAATTAGATTCCCTAATAAAGATATTAAAATCAGGGTTAAAACTTTAGGTTCGACTACCTTCTAATTTTATTTTTCCTTATTTTTCTGGAAAATAGATAAATTTCTATTTATAGTAGAATGATACAGAAACATAGAATTTCCACGAATATAGGTAGAGACCAAAAGGTTACTGTCGAGTTAAAACAAGACTATGACCTTTTAGAGATTTTATCCTTAAAATTTACTCAAGTTGATGCATATTCTTCAATGTGCTCCGACTATGGTGTTGTTGTGGGTAGAATTTCTGTAAATAATGGATTTGGTGTCCCGAACGCAAGGATTTCAATATTCATACCCATCACAGAGGAAGATTCAAACGACCCTGTAATATCTGCACTATATCCATTCACAACCGTTACAGACAAGAATGAAGACGGTTATAGATACAATCTTTTACCGAGTAGACAACAACACGGAGGACATGCCCCTACGGGAACATTTCCTGACCAAAAAGATGTTTTAAATCGAGAAGAGATTCTTGAAGTTTACGAAAAATATTACAAATACACTACTAAGACAAACGATGCGGGTGACTTCATGATTTGGGGGGTACCACTTGGTACACAAACAATCCATGTTGATGTAGATTTATCCGATATCAGTTGTTTTTCATTAAGACCTGATGATTTTATCCGTCAAGGTATGGGTGTTGATTCATTTAAAAATGAATACACTTACAAAGGGTCTCAAGATATTGATTCATTACCTCAAATTGTATCGTTTAATCAAACAATTGAAGTTTACCCGTTTTGGGGAAATGAAGATTTATGTGAAATAGGAATCACAAGAACCGACTTTGATTTATCAGATAAAGGTGTTCGTATTGAACCTAAGGCGTATATCCTTGGAGGTACGTTTGCCGATACAGGTAAGAGTTCGGTGAACAAGAACTGTACCCCAAGAAAAAAAATGGGTAGAAAATGTGACCTCGAATCAAGAAAAGGTAAGATTGAGGCGATTCGATTCAGTAGTAAAAAAGACAATAAATTCAGACCAATATTGGAAAATGTCGATATCAATGAAGATATTGATGAGGATGGTTCATTCATTCTTCCAGTTGTGATGAATATGGATTATCAATTTACCAATGAGTTTGGTGAAAATGAATATACCAATGACCCAAATAAGGGTATCCCAACATCCGCATGTTATCGTTTTAGATTTAGTCTTTCAGATGACGGAATGGAAAGAGTTAGGAGAAATGCCGATTATTTGGTACCAAATATTAGAGAATACTCCGATAGTAATTTAAACACGGATAAATCATACGCATTTTCAACTAACTATGATGATTACCCAACACATGCGGTTAATAATTATATTTTAAATAATACTGATGGATTTTATTATCCTGAAGATTATTTTTATCGAGTAACCTTTAATAAAGTTTATACCGTATCATCATTTCAAGGGTCATATTTTAAAGGTAGTACATTCACTAGAGACAGATTTTTAGGTCTAAAAGAATTAGTACCATCGGAAGAGGAGGATTGTTCTGGAAGTGCGGTTACTCCACCTGTTAATTTTGGTTTTAAAAATTATACATTTCAATTGTTGATTGCGGATGTTCTTTTATTGTTTGAACACTTAATAAATCTATTTACGTTTTTCTTAACAAATGTCGTTGCATATTTTTTACACGGATTAGCGGACGGTGTTAATTTTTGGCCGATTAGGAGGTTATCAGTAAGAATTAGAAGGGGGGCATATAGTTTTCAAAATGCAACACAGAGAAAATTATATTTAATCAATTACCCCGAATGCGAAGAATGTAACGGTGAAAGTGAATTTGGTACCTCATTAGGGGGTGGTGTTGTCGATTATTGCAGTGTAGGTGAAGTTGATATTACGGGTACTAGTGATGAATTAAATAGGGTATTGGTAGTTTCGAATGATATATATTATCCAACAAACCCATACACCCCACCAACTTGTACGGGGTCAACACTCATATGGGACACAGACCAAAACATTAGTGCAAATAATTTTATAAGCACCCAAACAAACTATGTTTTAGTTTATACAACAACTGGAGGTACGGTCAATGTTATTGAATTGAATCCATCTGGTTCTGAATATTTTACAATTACCAATGAATATGATGCAACCGACCCACTTAACCTAATTCTAACCGGATATTCATTAACATTTACCGACAATTTGGGTATCTTCAGTGATACCAATGGGGGAATCCCATTTAGTTGTTTAATTAAAGATAAAAATGAACCGGTATCGAGTTCATCATCAACAACCGCAATTGAAGGGGGGTGTGATTTATACGACGTACCATATAACGAAAACATTGTGGACACGTACTATGTGGGTACCGGTTCCGGTCGAGTTGGATATACCTATAGTACATTACCTCCCGGTTCGGACGTTAGTGCAACTAAATTATCGGACCAAGGAAATTATTATTTACCAACGGGATATGAAGGTGACACATACACACCAAATACGTTAGGTGGGGCAACGGAATTTAGTAATGGTGTTTTTTATTACACACCCGGAACCCAAACTGCAACAAGAATTTTTGATATATTAAAAGAATATAGAAGAAGAAAGAGAGTGGGTACCATGTTTTGTGGTGGTATTGTAAATTATAGTTTCATTGATAACTGGTTAAGTGGTTCATTATATTTCTTCCTATTCAAAGCAAAAGTTAGATGGGACAACGAAGAGGAATTAGATTTAAATGTCGCACGTACAAATTATTGTGAAGATTTAGTTTACTTTAAAGTTAGTGAGTCAGTTAGTGGAACTGCGGTTAAAAGATTTTATTATCGTTCAACAAAATCATCGGGACTTGGGGTTTTTACGGGGCAAAGATATACCCCATCAGTTCAAAGATTACCGGTGCCGATTGATGGAGACGAACAAATACGATTGGGTCACCCTACGACCATGGTTGATTTAGGTCCAAGAGATGAATTCATAAAAGAAATTTGTACTGACCCAACACTTGACCCAAATTGTTCTGTTGTTAGGTCAATAGGGCCAACATCATTCCAAAGTTTTGGTGAACTACTTGGTTTAGTTATTAATTATAGATTAGATACCGAAGCAAATGATGAATTTAGTTTAAATGAGTTTTTCGATAACGATGGATTCAATAAATCTGGTTACGGAAAGAAAGTTCTAGATGGTGACATTTTACAATTAATATCAATCAACAATGAGGTGGGAATTGAGGAGTTTAATTTACAAAGTCCAAAGTACCTTGGATATTCATACCAAAAACTAGACCCTGAAACTTACCCTGCGGTGTTTAAAAACGGAACATCAGTTTGGGGACCAACACCAATCACTTTGGAACTTGATTTAGACGGACAACGAGTTCGAGTATGTTTAAATGAACCGGGTAGATTAACAGAATCATCACAAAATATTCCATTCTTCTTATGGGATAAAAAAGGGACGGGATTTGGACCATATAATGATGCAACCAAAGACAACCAATCTTGGGAGTATAGATACATTGAATCTCAACCACTACAAGGTATGACTTATGGTTATACGTTAACAGGTGGAACTAATGACCCATCCGACAAATATCTTTTGTTACCGATGACATACACTTTTAGTGGTTTAACAATAACAGGGGATACAACTGATTTTGTTGAATTTGATGTGGTTTCAACCACACCATTGACAATACCGGGAATTTATGATGACCAATATCCCGGATTTACTTATTTACATGTAACATCAGGAACGATTGCCTCACCAATTTCAGGAACACTTTATACGAGATACGGAACCGCAGGAACTTGGCACACATTATCGTGGAATAATACAATGGATTTCATAATAAGAAAAACACAAGATTATTACTCGAGTCAAAAACAAATACTATCAACACCATTCCAATTCTATTTTGGTTTAAGACCGGGTAACACTGGAGTGGATAAATTTATTAAAAGGTTCGGACCATTAGGTGCGTTCCCATCGGCAGAATAATGGATAAGAAAAGAATCATATTACCCAAAAAGAAATTCTTCGGAGCGATTGATGAAGATTTAAGTCTAAAAATAAATTTAGATGAATCTAAAAACTTGCTCAGAGAAGGAGATAGGACTGTTATTCTTGATATGTCGGTATTATTCGCCAAAGAAAGAAACGAAAGTCCAAACTATAAGATACATGGAAAACTAAGAATGGTTTTTAGAAACATGTATAGTGGTTCGACAACATATGACCCATTATCTACATCTATTTATGTTGTGGACGATACGGGTACCAACTTCGATGGATTTTTACCGTACAATGAGTTTGCATTTTTAAGAGAAGATGTTATAAGGGAAAAAAATGACCCATACTCAACAACAATATTGAGTGCGTTTACACCAAACATTGTTGTTACGGGATTAACAAACCATATTGATATCTCAACCATAACTGCACCATATCATAATTGGAATATTTCTTTATCATATGTTTATTCGGGTGATACAAAACACCCAATGAAATATACTTTAACGGGTAATACTGTTTATAGTTTCAAAGCCGAAGATGGAATTCCATTTAGAGTTACAAATAATGGTTCAACCTATAAATTAACAAGTCCTGTTGAACACGGAATTAAAAAGGGTGAATACATTGTAATATCGGGTGGAACATTAAACAATACCGTACCTGAAACGGGGAGAACCTTTTCTGTTATTTCTGTTGGAGATTCATATTTTAATTCTGAAAATTATGTTTTGGAAATCTCAAAATCTGAGTTGCCATCGGGTACAACATTATCAACGGTTGTGTTCGGTAAAAGATGCGTTGATAGAAATAGATTATCTGAGACCATTTCAACTTACTACGTCCACAAACACAAAGTCTTAACATCGGGTGACGGATACATTTTAGATAAAATGGGATTCGAGTCATCTATTTGGGAAACCGAAAAGAAACTTGTATTTGAAAACAGTGCTCAAGAAAATGATGTATTGGTTGTCAGAAATAAAATGGAAACATTGGTTTATGACTTTAAAGAACCATTTGTTTTGACGGGATTAACAAATAATTTAGGATACCTTCCAACTGATGTTTATGTTTCTATAATTTTTAGAAACGGTAACGGTTATTTTGATTATCCACACAAAGTGGGTTATAAATTTAATTTTCATGACACATGGATTGACCAACATTTTAGTGGTACAACATCCGTTGAATCAACATTACCTCATGGAACATTTACAAATTCGGGGTATACATTTATTACCGGAGCAACAATACCTGTGGACACGGTATTAACGGGTGCATTTATTGAATATAATCGTTCAGAGTTAAAAGAAAGAGTTGTCAGTGAGGCGTTTAATAAATTAACATCACCGTCAGCCATTTTTGACCACCAACAAGACGATATGGATTATTATTCGGGAGCATCGGTGAACAATAAAGTCGGTTTATATTACCAACCACATCATCGAGTTAAACTTAGACAACTCTCCCCATATATTGAGACATCAAACACAAGTCAAGTTTATGGTTTACCTCAGAATGCAAAATATTTTGAAGATGAACTATTATGGAAATGGCATGACGTATATGACCATGGATTTATTGACCCCGAAGGATTTGGGACAAATTATTCATTCATTAATAATATTCACTATGTAAAAAATGATATTAATTTCTATTTACGTAATGAACAACAATACACCAATAAAACTGATGCGATTAAAAAGGTGATTAAAATAATTTGTTAAAATGGAAATATTAAGAAAGACCACAAATCAAAACATTATATTAAACACCGAACAAACATTTAAAACTGATTTAGGATGGACGGAGAATGCGGAAGTATTTGAAAAAGAAATTCTTTATGAGATAATCAATCCAACGGAAAATTATGAGACTGTAAGATACATTCATCAACCTTATGGTGTAACAAAAAGTGGTACGACGTTTCAACAAACAGACATATGGTTCTATTTCTATTTTAATCGATATTCATATAACATGTCCAACCCATTGAATCCGATATTGACGGGAGTTACAAGGGAACAAGATTATCAATTGGTTGATTTCACATTACAGGAAAATGCGTTAATGTTAAAACAATCCACTGAAAGTTTTTTTAGGTTAGAATTTTATAAAACACCGAATGACGAGGCTCCGAATAACGCAAATCGAAGAATGGTCTTTGCTAAAAATTTGGCACTACCATTGGGTGAAAAAATTTTCTATACAGGAACTACATCGGGTTCTACGGTTCCACTTAATGATTATATATACTTTCCTGTATTTACGGGTTCGAATTATAGAAATAAAGAAAATATGTATTTCTTTTGGTTTACCGATGATTCACCTTTTAGTGAGACAACCATTACTGGTAATACTTTTTATATGACCGCAAAATTTTATAATGCAAAAGATGGGTCAGTGATTGATTTTACAAACAAAAACGTACCATTCACCAATGGGATTGTGGAGGAAGACGATATGTACTATAAAGTGATTATTGATAGGACTAATTTTTCTTATCAAATATTTGAATTTAATGGAAGTATCGGACCAAGAATAGGTCAAACAGGAGACCCAATAGATTTTTACGAAAAAATTAGATAATGGAAAAGAACACATATAAAATATTAAGAAAAAACATACCTAATGTGAGATTACACTCATTATCGGGTCAGTTTTGGTATGATTATTTTGGTAATTGGGTTCCATGGTCGGGAGATACGACTTTACCCCCATCGATTGGATATGTGGTTTATAACGTATCGGGAGATGTTTCCGTTGGTTATTATAAATGGTCAGGTTCGGTTTGGACTTCGATTAGTGAATCCGTTGCTGTCGGTAGTTATGATGTTCCATTATTTTTAGAAAGTTCGGTCGATGAAATGGGGGTTATGGTTGGTTTTGATGGTAAAATGGAACAGGTTGAACAAATCTGTAATTTTTCATATACCCAAACAGGAAATACCGTACAGGTTTACAATACCGTAGATTCAACTAAAGTGTCTGAAATTCACGTAATTAATTTTACGGTGGATTGGGGTGATGGTACAACAGGTACCTTAACAACACACACTGGAACCACTTTAAATTCGATTTCTAAGACTTTCTCAACCACAGGTGTGAAAACCATCGCAATCTCAATTGATACCCCGTGGATGAACTTTAAAACACAAAAGAAAGTAACAGTACCTTCAAATATAACAGTTGCAGACCCAATGGGTACATTTAGTGGTTTTACTATACCATACACAACAATTACGGGTCAAACCCTTGATTATTTGAATGATTTAGATTACACTAATAACACAGGTAATACTATTTTTAACTATGCTGCAATGGGTAGAAGTAGAATTGATGAGAAAAAACTCTATGGTTCAAACACATACTTAGGAATAACAACAGGAACAACATCGGGAATTGTTTACAGTGCCTACACTATCGATAATTTATATTATCAAGATTTTGCGGACGGAGTAACAACAATTACGGGTGCAACCTCAGGGTTCACAAAAGAAGAAGTTTTCAATTTAGTACTCACTAGAAACGAACATTTCTTGGGTTTTATTGATGAACCAACCATTTATTCTGACATATTCGTTGAAAGAGGAAAACAAGGAGTTTTAGAAAAAACTTTACGATTATCTGAAATTGATAACACCGGAGAAATAGAAATCTACGGAAATGGATATTTTAACATAAGAAAACAATAAAAATTATATTTATTAATAAAAAAACATGGCAGTAGGAAGTTACGGAATTATAAGACCCGCGGACGTTTCTCCAGAAGATGTGGAAATTTACTTCCACTATGTATCGGGAAGAACGAGTGATGCAACTGCGACTTTAAAAAGACTTAGTACTAATGATGTACTAACACCTGTATTCCATAATACGGATACAACAGACGATACGAGTGCTCCCGATGTGGAAATTTTGGGTGGTTTGTACAATTTAAAATTAACCGCTGCAGATTTTTCTGATTTAGGTATCTATACTTTACACATCAGACCTAAACAAATTCGCACAACAATTACTGATTGTGGTATTTTAGCGTCGTTACCATCCGTTAGAGGATTGGTTATCGATTTAAGTAATGTACCATCGGCTGATAGAAATAAATTTACCCCACAAGGGTTGGTTGGTTATAGAGTTGAGTATATTAACTCATCAGACAATAAGAAGGTGTCTAACTTTTATAGAATCGTTACGTCGTCTTTCTATTGTACACCAATTGTATCAAACTTAACTAGTACTTCACAAAAGTCTATTAGATATCAATACAGTGAACAGGCTACGAACTTGATGTTCTTAACGGTAACACCATCTTCGGCACCTTCGAATAAACCAAACACGGTTCCATTCATTGGTACTCCATCACAAAAAATTATTTTATCTAACACCTACTTCAACCCAACAACTGTTGAGATTGAAATGGTTGAACATGACGCAACTACGTTAGCACACGCATTATACGGTAATCAAAGTAAGGCGATTTCTCAAGGTATCTACACGATATACGATAATAACAATAACATCTATAGACAATACAATCTTTACGAAGTTAAGGACGAGTTTAATGAAACATTATACGAAGTTCGTGAAGAGAGAACAGATATTGATGAAACCTTAAATTTTGATACGATTACTGTATAATGGCAACAACAAAGGTACCGAGTCAGGCAGCGAACGGTGGGCAAACATTTAGCGATAACTTAGTTGGTAGACAAATCACCAACGGAAGTTCCGCGCTGACTAATACCAGTTTTGATATTGATAAAACGATACCTTCAAAGGATGCAAAAAATTTCAAAAACAACCCATTTTCAGATTTTTTAACTTTAGATAATTTAAAAGAAGAAACATCTGCTGTTGTTACCCAAAATAAAACAGCACAGGAAAAGAAATCCTCAATTCGTTTTAAAAGTAATAAGAAAAACGCCGACAAATCTTTATTCGGTTCATTAAAAGACAGAATTTTAGTATCGGTTACTCGTATTATCAATAAGTTTCCCGGTGGTTTAAGTGTTGAGGGTGGTGGACCCATTGGAAGTAATTCATATACCGCATTCAATGCGTCTTATGATATTAATCTTAATAGAACAACATTCTATGTTGAAAGAGCAAAACTCTTTAACCCATTTGATGTTTCACTTATTGAACCAAACAGTGCAATTAAACCTACAACTGAAAACGAGATAAGAAACTTATACTCATCATATAGTAAGTACGTTGCGGTTTTTAGTGGTAACACATACCCTGTCATTGAATACACACAACCGAATTCGGCAAACGAAATTAAGTTTGTTGTCTTAGGTAATCCACTTAGTGGGTCTACAACATATTCATCTAATTTTTTACTTAGACCAAATGACGGTATCGTTGAAGAGTTCTTCAATGGTTTGGATGATTTGGAAGAGGCGTTATTAAATAGAGAAACAAATCCTATTTACACTGCAAGTTTCCAAATACCAATGGATAACAGTGATGGTTCAAGAACCACATTACAAAACGTTGAATATACTTGGCCGTTATCGTCAGATAATTGGAACATCAGAATTGCAGGACTTGACTACGAATCATATGTTGAAAATCTGAGTGATATCTCAGACCAAATAGATGACTACAAATCTAACTTAATGGTTAGATTCTTAGCGTCTCCACAATTATTTGAATTTGACACTGAAGACCAAAAGGCGGAAAGTGTTTTCCAATTATATGGACAAAGTTTCGATAAGGTAAAAAAATACATTGACAACATTGCTTACATGAGAAATGTAAGTTATGATGGTATCAACAATTTACCCGACGTATTATTAAAAAACTTATCACAAAATTTAGGTTTATCGTCAATTAATTTATTTGATGAAAAATCATTAGAGGATGTTTTATATTCAAGACAAGACTCAAGTTATGGGGGTGTTTCCAAAGGATTCAACCTTATTGATGCCGAATATGAATTCTATAGAAGACTTTTAGTAAACTTGGCGTTTATCTTTAAATCAAAAGGTACAAGAGCGGGTATTGAGTTTTTCTTAAAATTCTTAGGTGCACCTGAACCATTAATAAAACTTGACGAGTACATTTACCGAGTTGAATCTATTCCGGGAAGTTTTGATTTGGAACAAGACATCTACGATGTCATCCAAGGTGAAAAAACATACACAACTGCGACATTTAACCTTACAGGTTACACATACGAAACATCAACAGTAACGGGAACAACAAATTTCGATAGAGATGGTTACCCTGTTGACCCCGATACCTTATTACCAAGAAGGGCATTCAACCAAACGGACGAAATATTCTTTGAAAAGGGTTCAGGTTGGTACGACATTACGTTAGACCACCGTACACCAACGATATTGGATACTGAAAACTCAATTCTAACTGGATTAACAAAAACAATCAAAACAAAAAACAAACCATACACTTATGGTGAAAATTATTTTGATGTTTTTAGAACGTTACCGGGGTTAGATACGGGTTATGGTCTTAAAACAGAAATCGATAACAAGAAAACACATTCTGTTGAAGATGATTCATTATTAATTTTAAACAGAAAAAACATTAATGTTCATATCTCCCCATCAAAAGGTATTGATTATGACATATATAGAAGAGGTAGAAACTTAAATCTATCTTTTGGTACTAATAATAATTTGGTACCACAAACAGGTGTAACATTTGCCGAATTCGTAGATAAATTTATACATGGTACAATAAAAAATTCTAATACGATTAGATATAAGAAAAATTATATTGTTCTCGAAGACATTTATAGAGATTATATTTCCCAAGTTGGATTTAGTCCTTATGGTTTCATCGATGTAAATGAATTTGTTGATAAAATCACACCATATTGGGTCCAACTAATTGAACAATTAGTTCCGGCAACAACATTGTGGACGGGTGGTAATCTAATAGAAAATAATCTATTTGGAAGACCAAAATACCCTTACATATTCGATTGCCAACCAATGGAGTTTGTTGAAAATTTATATCCCGATTTCGAAACCGCAATTGAGGAAGATTTAGAAACCTTACTTGGTGAAGAAAGTAACTTCAGGGGGTTAATCAATTTAACTGGTGTAACATATTACCCCACAATTGAAATTGATGGTATTGTTTACGGTGGTCCGTCATTTAGTGATTTAACATCAGCAATGACAGTGGTTGTTAGTGGGACAACTAACACAACAAATAGTGCACAATTGTACAATCCATTCCCAATGGATGACTGTACGGATTTAACAAGTAATGATGCCGTTAATTTGGCTCTTATTTGTGATTATAAAGATTATTTAGAACCTGATATTGTTAAGATTAAACAATTATGGTTAAGTGCATTATCTGAACTTATTAGTGTTATCACTATAACAAGATATACTGCGGGATATGAAGACTATGACCCATTCTTAGGTGCAACAGGTCAAACATATACAACTGAAGAAGTACCAATGGTTAGTTATGAACTGTTTACTGATGTAAATGGTGAAGAGATGATTAGATTCTCTTCAATTAAGTACGGTATTGGAGATTGTTCGGTAAAAGATTATTTTGATTATCGATTTGAGGCGGATTATGAGACAACAAAGAATGTTGTTGAAATGAGTGTCGAGGTAAGAGGAGATGGTCAATACTATTGTAATGAACCGGTGGATTGTTTATTAGTTTCCGATTTATACATTGAGGTTATTGGACACAAATCAGGCGTTCAAAATCCTAGTGGAGAATGGCCATTTTACATTTACGCAAACTGTGTGTCTGGTTATAACCAAAATGCGGACATATACATTGAGAGAGTACCGGGTGAAGACTGTGTCTTTAAATTAACTGGAATAACTCAAAATGAAATTATCGATTTTGACATTATTGACGGTGCAAATAAAGAAGTTAAATTTAGAATAGAAGGTTTACAGGCCAAAGTTGAACATGACCCATGTCCATTACCAAGTGGTAAAAGTCACGTTGAATTGTTCGAACTAATAGGTTTCCAAGGAACTTCAGGAAATAGTATATCATCCATATCAGGTGCCACATTCTGTGACAATTATACGGGACATACAATTCACCCTAAAGTTGAATATAGAAGTAATTTCAATTATGGTTTAAAATGTGATACGGATGTTTTAGTTGTCACAACGGGAATAACAATTAACAGCGGTACCACAAGTATTGATGTTGAAACTTTTATTTCAAACGGAGATATAATTAAAAAAAGTGTTTGTGACCTTCTTGTTGATGATTACATTTTATCTGCTGAATACAAAGATTGTAACCAATTATCAAATCAACAATTCCAAGACGCACCTGAAAATGGTTATTCGTTCACATATGAATATGTTAAATTAAAAGTTACCGATAAAGATTGTCTTGCTTCTGTTAAGAAGAGTGTCATTACGGGTTTAACCAATAATGGAATTTATGAAGTATTTGAAGTTTTACCAACAACCCAACTTAGAGTTTATACAAATAAGTTTATTGAGAATTTTGGAAATGTAACAAATGGTAACTATCACTTTGATGATAGATTTCCTGAAGAATTACAAAGTAAACCAATAGATTTCATTGAACCATGCTGTGACCACCCAAAAGAGTTATATAATCATGGAGATTATTTAATTAATCAATATGGGTACCCAATCGAAGTGATTGCTGTCGATTTAAATTACTGTGAATCAAACCTATATTTTAATTTAAATGTTGAGAAGGACGGCACACCATTAGGTGATGATAGTTTCTTAGTAGTATTCAATGGTAACTCAAATGAACAATTACTAATGAAACACACATATAGTGTTCATCCGGGTCTTGACTTTAAATTAGGTCAATATTATATTGACCCTGAACATTGTCCAACTGAACCAACAAATGAAGAATTAGAGATTTCGGTTTTTGGTGAGTGTATAGATTGTGATTTTGATATCGATGTGAACATATTAGATTGTAATTTTGATATCGATGTTGATGTTATATTTAACGAGACAACACCAACGCCAACATCAACTAGTACACCTACTGTAACACCAACGGAAACTCCCACAGGAACGGTAACAAATACACCAACTAGTACGGTAACCCCAACTAGCACTGTAACACCAACAGCAACTCCGACAGAGACACCAACTAGTACTCCTACTGCAACGGAAACGCCAACAATTACGCCGACAGTAACTCCTACAGGAACAGCAACACCTACTGCAACTCCTACTGAGACACCAACCACAACTCCGACTGAAACGCCGACAGGAACCAGTACACCAACTATTACTGATACACCAACAATAACACCTACGGGAACTAGTACACCAACAGAGACTCCTACGGAAACGCCAACCGCAACTCCAACAGCAACTCCTACGGAAACGCCAACGGCAACTCCTACGGATACACCAACTACAACACCAACGGGAACATCAACTCCTACAGGCACTGCGACACCCACAGAAACGCCAACTAGTACTCCAACAGGAACCAGTACTCCTACAGAGACGCCAACTAGTACACCGACTAATACGGAAACGCCAACAATTACCCCAACAGGAACAGCAACTCCAACTAGTACTCCAACAGCAACTCCTACGGAAACGCCAACTAGTACTCCTACGGAAACACCAACAGGAACTAATACTCCGACAGAGACATCAACAGCAACTCCTACGGAAACACCAACAGGAACGCCGACTATTACACCAACGGAAACGCCAACACAAACGGCAACTCCGACTGAAACCCCTACTGAGACACCAACGGCAACGCCGACTAGTACGCCAACGGCAACTCCGACTGAAACACCAACTGAAACTCCTACGGAAACGCCAACGGCAACTCCGACAGGAACCAGTACGCCGACTATTACTGATACACCAACTATTACACCTACAGGAACGGCAACTCCTACGGAAACACCAACAGTGACTCCTACGATTACACAGTCACCAACTGATACCCCAACTGTAACACCAACTACAACATGTACTTTGGTTACAACTCAATACTTGGAGGTAAAATTACTTGGATGTACTAATTTTAGTTTGAAATTATTTGATAATCCTAATTTAACGGGTAACGCAAATGCCATTTGTGATTATGTGGTATCAGGAACCGCATATGGGGATTTAGGTACGGTATATAATGGAACAGAAACAATCGCATACAACGACCATACACATTCGTTCAATTTGAATCCTGTTTTACAACAGGGAGAATGTGTTAGTAGTTTTACCGTTAATTCTGTCCAACCTGTATGTTCATGTGTTGAGGTAATTTATGTTCAAACAACACCAACACCAACTAGTACCGCAACACCTACAATAACACCCACTGGAACTAGCACAGAGACGCCGACAGCAACTCCTACAGGAACTAATACTCCTACGGAAACACCTACGGGAACCGCAACTAATACACCTACTGAGACGCCGACAGTAACACCAACAGGAACCAATACTCCAACAGAGACACCAACGGCAACTCCAACAGGAACTAGTACACCAACTCCAACGGAAACGCCAACAGCGACCCCAACTAATACGGAAACGCCAACATCAACTCCTACAGGAACGGCAACTCCTACCGGAACTAGTACTCCTACGGAAACACCAACAGCAACCCCAACAGGAACCATTACACCAACTAATACAGAAACACCAACTAGTACACCTACGGCAACTCCTACGGGAACTAGTACACCAACAGCAACTCCGACTGAAACTCCTACGGCAACTCCGACAGGAACTAGTACACCTACGGAAACGCCAACCGCGACACCGACAGGAACTAGTACACCTACTGCAACTCCTACGGAAACGCCAACAGAGACACCAACGGAAACGCCAACAGCAACTCCTACAGGAACAGCAACTCCTACGGGAACAGCAACTCCTACTGAGACGCCAACAGCAACCCCTACGGGAACTGCAACTCCTACGGAAACACCAACTAGCACACCTACTGCAACTCCGACAGGAACAGCAACCCCAACAGGAACCATTACACCAACTAATACAGAAACGCCGACATCGACACCGACAGGAACTAGTACACCTACTGCAACTCCTACGGAAACACCAACTATAACCCCTACAGGAACTGCAACACCTACCGCAACTCCTACGGAAACGCCAACCGCAACTCCTACGGGAACTGCAACTCCGACAGCAACTCCTACGGAAACACCAACTGCGACACCAACTATAACCCCAACACCTACGGAAACGCCGACAGCGACGCCAACTGCAACTCCTACGGAAACACCAACCGCAACTCCAACAGGAACAGC